GGAAATTATTCGGCACGAACTATCTGTGTTGCGCCCTTACCAGCTAAATAAGGGCGAGATAAAAATGCAAGTGTTCAACTTCCATTCCATCATCACTCCTTCATCTAGCATATGGGATGAATACGATGGTCCTCAAACTATGTCAACTAGCTTAGAAGAATCTCTTAAGTTTGCTAGCAATCATTGGTACGATTGGAACATTCGCAACTGGGGTTCTAAGTGGGAACCTGCTGATGAAGAAATATCAACTAACTTAGATGAAGAAAGCGATATGTATTTTCTAGACTATAACTTTAATACAGCATGGTCTCCACCTGAGCATATCATCTATGGTCTTGCTCGACGTATAAAAGAAGCAGGTCTAAGTGCTACATTCACCTGGTGCTTTGAAGAAGAACAAGGATGGGGTGGAGAATGGTATGGTGGTGATGGTAGAGCATATATAACAAGTGAATGGGATATTCCTAACTCTCACGCAGATTATGAAGATCGCGGGAGAGAATGCTATTGCTTAGGAAGAGGTGAGGCTATCTTTGATGATTGTCCTAGCTCTACTGAGCAAGATGAAGAAGAGCCGAAGGGTTAGCGGCTCTGTCTTCGACCCCAGCCTGGTGGTGATGTATAGTGGTTCGATTCCACTATGGGGTACTCCCAAGTAGGGAAACACAAAACAAGTAAGGAGCAATAACATGGGAGACCGTGGACAAGTAAAGATTACAGCTCAGGGAAATCCTGACCTGTACCTGTACACACACTGGGGTGCTGAGTCGCTGCCTGAGACTGTGGCCAATGCGTTAGCGCGTGGTCGTGGTCGTTGGACAGACGACGAGTACCTCAACCGCATCATCTTCTCAGAGATGATTCAGGGTGATGTGTTGGGAGAAACTGGATACGGCATCGGGTTCGGTGAGCACGGTGATGTCTGGCGTGTCGTGGAAATTAATTACGACAACAGGACTGTCGCTGTTCGTGAACTCAACTATGATGACTGGGAACCAGAAGATGGTATCGATAACGTACCATGGCAGTACACAACAGAACCAATGGCATACGAGCTGTTCATCGCTGAGCACTCAAACTAAGTAAGGAAAAACAATGGACAACCCAAATGAACCAAAGAACTGCCCGCGTTGTAAGCAAATCTACACAGGGTTCCCAGCTCTGTCTAGGCTAGACAACAAGACTCGCATCTGCTCGCCCTGTGGCATGGACGAAGCAATGCAGGACTTTGCAGGCGTACCACTAACCAACTTTATTGAGGAGGAGTAATGGCAACGGCAGTAAGAAAAAAGCCACGGAAGAAGTTCATTATCCGTGACTGGATGAACAACATCCTGTTCGATGGTATCGAGTTCGATTCGTTCGAGGAAGGGTGGGACTGGCTGTACGCCAACTACCCTGAGCCAGACGAATCAAGTCCGGACTGGGTCGACGGATGGAATGACGACTGGTTCGTCATCGAGAAAGGGTACAGTGTGACCGGAAACAAGGAGAAAGAATAATGCAGTTATCAGACTACGGTCTAAAGCCACCAACCAATATGGTCGAAGCTATGCTAGTAATTGAGAAGTTGCTAGATCGATGCGACCAGCTCAACGAAGTAATCGACGACTTAGAGGGATACTAATGGATCCAGAAACACTAGAAGCAGCAATTAGCTTAACTAAATGGGCTATCAAAGATGCAGAGATGAACGGTAGTTTAGAACACGCTATCCACAATCTCAAGCGCATCTACGCATTCCTGACAGATGAAGAGTTCACAATAGAGAAAGGAGAGGAGGTATAATGACAACACAATATGAAGTAACAAGCGAAGACCAGATCACCTGGGAGAGCGAGCTCATTGGCAACTTCGACACGCTCGAAGAAGCCATGGCCGCAGTTCCAGATGTGGAATGGCAAAAACAGCAGTACCCCATGGGCAACCAACAGTGGGAAGCAGATGAGGGAGACATCGTCTACTTCATCGAAAAATACGTAGAAGCTCAAGACTAAAGTCTTGACATCTCCCTATGCTTGTGGTAGCGTTCAACCATGAACCAACAGGCACACAACTCTATAGATCGCTTCAATGCTAAGTACAATGTTAATAGTTCTATGTGTTGGGAATGGACTGCTGCTATAGGTGCGGATGGCTATGGTGTATTTCGTATGGGTGGTAAGCTATATAGGGCTCATAGGGCTTCTTATATCCTATTTAGGGGTGAGATCCCTGTAGGTCTTCATATCGATCATCTATGCAGGAATATACTATGTGTTAACCCTGAGCACCTAGAGGCTGTAACGGTGAGAGAGAACAATCTCCGCGCCGCTGCCGCAAAAACTCACTGTCCTCGGGGTCACAACTACAAGATTTATGGTAGAGTGTGGGGTAAAGTAAGAAAAGCCCGTTACTGTATTCAATGTAATCGGGATAAAACAAAAGCGCGTCGCGCATCTAAGCAAGGAATATAAATGGATTGGTTTGAACAGGCCAGTTGTAAAGGAATGGATACGGATATGTTTTTCGCAGATCGCGGTCCTAATACTCGTCAGATGATTAAGAACGCTAAAGCTGTGTGTAAGAACTGCCCTGTTATTCAGCCATGCTTGAACTTTGCCATTGAAACGGACAGCAAACACGGTATCTTTGGTGGTCTTTCCCCAAAAGAACGTAGGTCAGAAAGGTGGAAACGTCAAGCAGTAAACATAAAAAGCAAAAAATAAGCAACAAGTAAGGTGGTTATATGCCAATCAGTAGTGAAGAGAAACTTCGACTACTTACCAATGTAGTAAGTGAAATGGCTCACATAGGCTTTAAGCTAGATCGTTTGCTGGTCGGCTTCAAGATATATGATGAGCTTAAGGGAACCACCGACATCATGGAGTACGAACAAGTGCTCGAGGTCTTCCGCAACGCCATCAAAGCTATGGAAGAACAGATGCAGGTGTACCACCGCCTGTTCACCTATCTCAAAGCTGTAGTAGAGGAAGGAGAGTAAGTGTGGTATGATTAACTCAAAGAAAGGAAAGAAATGAGCAAACTCACTGATGTAATCGAACGGGTGCAAAAGCTGTTGCGTGTAGTAGGTAACAGTGACAAGCCCGGTGAGGTTGCAGCAGCGCAGCAGATGGCGCAAAAGCTGATTACTAAGTATCAGTTAGAGGACGCTAAGTTGCATGGTCGTGTTAAGGATGAAGATATCAGTTCTAAGACTGTATCTACTCCTAACCCGTACGCCATTGACAAATCAGTATTGCTCAACTCTATCGCACTGCCTAACTTCTGTAAGGTGTTGCGTGGAGATGACTATTGCCTAGTCTATGGATACGAAAGCGACATCGATCTTTGTATCGCTCTCTATGACATGTTATCGTTGCATATGGTAACGGAGATGCGTACTAAGCTCGAGCAGCTCAAAAAATCCTCTGATAAGCGCATTGATTCTCGCGGGTGGGCTAAAAGCTTCTTCGCCGGTTATGCCGTTAGCATTCGTGAACGGATTGAGCAGGCTAAAGAAGCTACCATCAACGAGGTAGATAGCGCAGGTACTTCATTGGCACTTGTGCTGCGTGATAAGCAACATGCCATCGAGAAGTTCTGGCAGGAGACAGTACGCAATGCATCATCAAAGCGTAAGCTAAGCTCTGTGTCAGGGTATCAAGCTGGTATGGATTCTGCCGCTAACGCGGATCTCAATCAACCTAAAATAGAAAGGTAGTAAATGAGTAAGTCACTAGTGTGGCGAGTAAAGGAGTTGGCCCAGACGTTGCCCAATAACAAGGGTAACGAATGGGTCTACGACGGGAACTGCTATGGTGAAGATACCAATCAGTTCATCTATCCTGCGCTCAAGCTCACAGACAGCAAGCGGTTTAAGCTAGTTCAGATCTGTGAAGGTTGTCCTGTGGTAGATACTTGCCGTTACGAAGCAGTACGCAACCAAGAAGAAGGTTGGTGGGGTGGCATGACACCACAAGAACGGTTAGAATGGGCAGCTAAGGAGCTGTTCAATCTATGACGTTAGTATACGCATTACAATATGACGCAGGTTATGATAACATGGAGATTTCCGGGCTATACAAGACGCTTGAGGGGGCTCAGAAGGCAATCCCTGAAGCGGAGTGGAACAAGCACGAGACTCATGCATTATGGGAAGCATTAAATGGTAAGCAGTACTGGTGCATCACAGTGCATGCATTGTTAGATTAATTCTGAATATGTTTTACTTTTGTTCTAAGTCTAGTGTTTCTAATCAACCTAGTAACATCATTGCCTAACCAGTTTGATGTAATATTGCCACTTGGCTCATACTCTAAACGCCTGCCAAGACCTTTGTGATACTTAATAGCATTGTCCTGTTGCTTTTGATCTTCTTCATCCCATGGCTTTATTCTCATGTTTATATCTTCATAGTTTACTGTTGGGTTAAAAACTTGAGAAAATACAGGAGTGTGCTCACCAACAACATGGTGCAAAATAGCATGTTGTACTACCGTAGCGTGACCTGGAACAGACGACGCAGTGCCGTTTGTAACGTATAATCTGCCACTGTTTTCATCTCCTGGGTGCACTTGACCAGAAGATGCTGCGGTTATATTACCATCTGAATCACGAGAAAATGCGAATACACTGCTCATTTTATTGTCTCGTGCGTTTTTTGTATAAGCATTAGGAAATCTACCTGTTCTATAGAATCTACTAATGTTTTCTGCATAGTAACTTGTCTCTTGGGCTGCACGGAATTTAACAGGATCAGTTGCTTGCTGCGCAATATTTTTTAACCTAATTGATTGTTGTAAAAAATGATCAGCCATTTCGTAATTTTTAGGAAACTTACCTTTAGATAGGTCAAAGTGGTGGATATCTACACTGCCACCTTCGTCGTAAAACTTTTTTGTTTTATTTTTTATATTTTCGTAAGTTTTACCATCATCTAACGTTGGGCTACCTTGATAGTTATATTGAGCAATAGCGTAACGTAATGACCAGTTCATTGCTTAACCTTAACAACGTCTGGGTTCTTATCAGGAATGCCCGGGCTTGACATCACTTCCAACCAGCACTCTGTACCTGGGTCGTTAGACAACCAGTGTACTGTATCTGGTTTAACAGTATATGATTCACCTGGGTTTACACGTATAGAATCTTTATCTACGAATAGATTAAATGGAGTATCAATTGATCGATACACGTGGGTAGTGTGCTTGTGCTTGTGCTTAGGGGTAGGTGCAATGACAACCTGGATGGCGAGGTCATACTCAGGGTGATCACTAGCTTCTTCTAGCAAAGCAAAATAACTTCCCGCGTCATCAATTACTCTCTTACCTGGGTACTTCTGCTTTAATTGATTCATAATGCGTTTCTTTGCATCATCTTTAGCATATCTAATAGACCAGTTTACCATATTAAATCAGTACCTTCATACTTACGGAACAATTCATCAGCACCTTCAGGTAAGCCACCATAATGAATGGTTACTGGTGGATGACCAGAGTGTGAATGGTACGCAAGCGCATTTGCAATTATGTTAAATTCGTGAGTGTGCCAACCATTTATTGGCATATGGCTCCAATGTGTACCATGGATTAGCAAAGGACCATCAACTGTCTTTGCAAGCATAGAATTCTTATCGTTAGGATCATAATCTTTTGCATAATATTCATCTTTTGTCAATATATGCAAACCAATAGGGCTTAAAACTAGATTAGAAGCGTCTTCGTTTACCTGTGGGTGTAACCACAAAGAAATATCTTTTGGTTTTTTATATCTTGTTTGAACTTCTCCGGCACCTAATTGTACTTCGTGCATAATTTGTTGTTCTTGGCTTTTAACTCTATCCCATTGTGGCCATTCTCCGCCTGGCGTCCATAATTCTCCAGTTGGTACAGTTCGTGGCAATCTTCTATAGATACTGCCCGTCTCTCCAGTAAAACCTACAATTGGTTCGTTTTGGTTGCCAGTAAATGGGACAGCATTAGCTGCTCTATCTTTAGCGATTTGAACCGCTTGGCTAAAACTTATGTCTGGGCGTTCGCTAGCGTATCTAATAGACCAATTCATCGTCTACCTGGCCTTCCACGGGACATACCACCGTAATCTCTTTGTGCACGTTGTGCGCCGAATACTCTTAGGCGATCTCTAGCCGATACAGGTTGCATATCGTTAGCATTGGTTGTGTGATAACCACCCTGAGAACCAGACAACAACTGTGTCTGACCAAGCTTCTCTCGCATCTCTAGCTTAATAAAGTTGTCTTCGAGCAAAGCATCAACACAGACCATCAAGCAGTCAGAGAGGTCAGACGTACGGATAGGTCCAAACTTCTGCTTATCTACACGCCCATTGATTTCCTGAAGGAACTTGAGCTCCTGTTCCAATAGACTAGTCTCGTTAGGACCAAACGGGTCACGATACGAGTGGACCCAGTTCATACCAAGAGCAGACTTGAAACGCTCAGCGCGACGCATGTTGCTTTCTTTGGTGAACTTCTCTTCACGGATCTTGACCTTGTGCGGCGGGTTCATCTGCTGTAGTCTACGCTTTAGTCTAGGTAGAGTGACGAACGCACCGTACTGGTCGAAGGAGAACACCTTCATTGTTCGGAACTGACAGATGATATCTACTAGTTCTTCTTCGATCTCTTCGTAGTTAATCTGGTTGTCTGGGTAGTTCTCAGGATCCCACACCTTAATCCAGTCTACTACGACGTGGTACCACTCTTCACCATCTTCGGGGTCAGGGATTTTTTCGACGTGACAGATCATTGAAGCTGTGTTGGCACCAGATTTTGAGGGGTCGCAGTGACCATGATAAATTACATTAAACTTACCCTCGTACACAGGCTCAAGCTCTCGCATCTCACCCTTAGCATCCTTGAAGGGCTCGAACATACGATCCACAAGCTTGGGGTTGAGGTAAGCATTGGTAACTTCAGCCCATTGAGACATACGCTCTACCTTGAATACATCAGGTTCACGACGCTCCAGGGACTTCATCTGGTCGTCATACTTCTGTGGTGAGTTGCGGAATGTATAGCCTTGCGTAACAACTGGGTTGTCCCAGTCCTCATAAGGGCCCCACGAAGGAAGCTGTGCCATCATCATGTTAGGATAAGCTGGCTTACCATCCTCATCTTTTTCAAGAGCAGATTCATACAGGTTGTATGCCTTGCCTACCTTGGTGAACGGAGACGTGGGGATGTAGATCAATCCATCCTTACCCATCTGGTCCAACGCAGGGGTAATGGCGTTGTAAACTTCCTCGGATGTTCTCGCACCACCTGTACCTACAAGCATGTGAGCGAACTCGTCGAACATTACAGCAAACGCAGCAGCACCACGGGAAGCCTTGGAGTTAGAGGTGACAGCCATGTTACGTACTGACGCAATCAATCGGCTAGGTCTGATGCCCTGCGATTCAAACGCAGCGATTCTCCGCACGTCTGAGGGAGTACGGAGAGCCAGGAAGCGTTCCTTCACGTCAGCGATGTACGGCTTGAAGCATGGGCCGTTAATGATAGCGTTGGAGAGGTCAGCAAACTGATACTTGGCGGCCTGCTCAATGTTCGTAGCCACGCAGAATAAGTAGAGGTCCTTTGACTTGTCGATGTTGTAGTAGTACTGGGGGTCATCTAGCATAAGCAGCTGCCAGTTTTTGTACGCACCCAGGATACCACCGATGTGTCCTTTACCACCACGACGACCAGTGATGTTCACTACTTCACGGAAATGACTGTAGCCATTGTCCTTAAGATAAGCTATTCGATCCATGATGTCAGGGCTTACACCAATGCGTGTGCCCGTTGGATCGAAGTTCTTCGTCCACTCCTCAATGACAGCGTAGTCATATTCAGTGAGGCTCTCTGTCTCTAGCATAATTAACTTAAGCAGAGTCTTCTGACGTGGGAATAGTTTACTACCATTAAGGAAGTGTGGGCTCTCCGCGAACGTGACGATATCAGGGATGTCCTTCTCGCCACGTAGGCTGTTCTTGGCAATCTCGAAGAAGTCCTGCTGACTCTTCAGAATGTTTTGGTTACTATTTCTAGTTACTTTTGGCAAGGCTTAATATCTTTCGCCTAATGCACGACGACAGTCTCTGCATTTTTTTAGTTTAGTACCTTTAGAGTATGTTGGGTTCGTAACCTCACCACATCTTTCGCACTTAATGTATCTGTGATCATTGCAAGCGAACTGACATAGTGGAGAGTGATCGTTATTCCCAATGCCTTCTATGTTACCGCCTACATCACCAAGAAGCAATTCTGCTTCTGGATAACCTATCCACTCACATCCCTCTGTATCACATACAGGTTCTTTATTGACATAGTGGTTGCCGACGTTGCAATAATAGCCCATGGCTTTAGTGAACTCATCTTCATTCATTGCGTAACGGCGTTGCCAATCCATGGTTTACCAATCTGAATCTAGATTGAAGTACTCGTTGCGCCAGTCGTTGGGGTCCATAGATACGTTGGCTTCCTTCTCTCCACTTAAGAACCTTTTATCCCCATACAATCTATAACCATTATATCGGCTGTGTATGCTATGATCGTTTTCAAGATTTCCGCAGGTACACCAATGCATGTTTGGGTTGCGATGATCTACGTGGCTAAAGTGATAAATTTGGCATGGAGCATCAATTTGTGACTGACTAAAGTCCATGCTTGAAGGTCCAAGTGGTATTGCATCCCCAGATGCTTCCTTCTTGTTATCCCCGCCGCCATGCTTTGAAACGATGCTAGCGGCCCATGACTTACCGGCGTCTCCACCCCATGCAAGCCAGGCTACCTTACCGGGGCTGTCATTGTTCCAGTCCTTACCCTTCTTGTCAACGCCGTGGCGTGAGAAGTATGAGTGCATGCGCTTGATGTCACTAAGAGGAACCATTTCACCTGCAGCGAGCTGGTGTGCGCGGTGACGACCTACGCTAGTAAAACCATCACCGGCCTTGCCTGCAGCGATCAGTTCAAGTGCGTGCTTCGCAGCAGAGATCACACCTGCCGGTGGCTTAAACTTACCACCCTCGCCCTGTTCACTAGCATAGCGTTCATTGAAGCTAGCCTTTCGAGGGTTGGTCCATGATGTTATAGATCCCTGAGCATTGCTGTTGTTGCCCGTAGGAATTGGCACAGTGCCAAGACCTGGGTACTCTGGCTTCTGGTGGTTTCTGATGTCAGCAGCGTTGTCTTCTTGCTTCATAAAAGAAATGTTTTGAGGCGTTACGGCCTTGTTACCCTTAGCAGCATCAAGTTGCTTATCATACTTGTCATTGTCTTCACCAGCAGGCTTAGGGGTGACCTTCTTTGCTGGCATTGGGTCGCCCTTTTTGGGGTCTTTTTCAGTTGGGTCGTGTGGGTCTGGACCTACACCACTAGCAATGTCCTGAGCACGGTCTGTGTCAGGGTACGTTGGCAATGGCTTTGCTGTGCGGAAGTTGAGCTGTGCTTCTTGCTCTGATGCTCTAGATACTTTTCTCATTGGTTGTCCTTTGCGAAACCGGGCACCTTGTTCTGGTGGAAGTCCAATGCCTGTTTATGAATATTGTCAGATTCCTTGTCAATCACTTTTCCGGTCTCTTCATCTTTGTTCTCATCCATGACCGATTGGATGTGCTTGCATGTACCACACTCAGAATTACCAGAACACGGCGTAAATTGGCTGTAATCCAGACCACTTGCACCAACCGATGCGGTCTTAGGATTTGCAGCCTTCTCTATAATATAGTTTAAATCCCAGCTCATTTTACTGATATCCTCTGTAATCAAATGGTACGTTTTCGCCGTTGTCACGGCGTTGTTGTGTTGCTATTTGGCGCAAAGCGATCTCAACAGAAGTTCTTGCGTCTTGCTCAGCGGTGTGGTCACCAGGCTGTACCCCATAAACATCAGACAATGTGGCTCTTTTTTTAGGATATGGCGGGGCAACCTTAGGATCTGACATCCTACGTCTAATTTGATCGCCATTTTCTTTACGAGGCTCGCCTTCCATCAACCAATGGTTTTGGATAACGTCAAAGATGTCGGCAGTTGATGGATCAAATCCACTAGTTTGAATAGGTTCATTCGTTAAACGTCTGTAGTGGTGGTGAAGCATGTCAATGTCAAAGCCCTTGACGTTGGCACCGACGATAGTAAACCCACGACGTTGAAAATGACCGAGCAACTGTGCTGCTCGGATGATTCCCGATTCACTGTCGACAGCAGGCTGGTACGTTCTTCTAACAACAGCGCTTTGTCCTCTGCCTAGATCAACAATCTCTCTGTGCATGACATGGTCGCCACGGAATGCACTGTCAACCATTTCAGGTTCCCATCCGTGCGTCTCGATGGCTGCTGGGTGCATACCGTATAGCGTAGGCGTAGCAGGACGTGCAAGGAAAGAGATTGGACGACCAAGCGGCTTGCCATCAATATAAGGAACAAACGAATAAGAGATAGGTTCTTGTACGTCGTCGCCCTGACCAGGCTTCCACAAACCAGTTGTTTCGGTGTCAAAACCAACTAGCTTGCGTTCGTTCTCGTGGCGGATACCGTCAGGACCCGCCGATGCTTGTCTACTGTTGAACATAATCAATCTTCCTCATACAGTTGAGGGATGTATTCTTGTGGATAGAATTTACTATTGGCAACACGCGTCAAAGCATCGAGCTTGCGTCGCTCAACAATATATCTTCTGTGAGATGAATCGCTAGTTGGCTCAGCACCACTAGCATCTGGCAGACCAACTTCAGCAATACCGAGGTTGTGGTGCGCACGAAGATCCGATAGTAGAGCGTAGTACCCTTCTTCTGGAAGGATGTTGCTCTTATTAGAATATGTATTGCGTGTAACGTGCGGCTTAAGCGAAGGATCTAGCTTAGCCAGCTCGCTTAAAATCCATTCATGTGCACGTTCACGCCCAGGAGTATCCTCATACGGTGACTCGAGTTCGCTGCTTGCAAGGTTCTTTAGAGTAAGGTGGTGCTTGAACAGCACTTCAAGAGTATCTTTGTAGTCTTGGTCAGACAAACGATTGTCAGCATTTAAATTAGGATATTTGCTTCTAATCTCTTTGTTCTTAGCAATAATGTGGGTGTCGTGCTGTCTATACTTCTTCGCTTCTTCTACTGCCATTTCGTGGTTGTACCCTGTGTCAACCAAAGCACTTTCGTAGTCTTCGTAAGGCAGGCCATGCTCTTCAGCAGCACTCTTGATTTGTAGGTGAGTGATACCCTTATTACGCAAACGCCTAATGGTAGCCTTGTCGTGAGTATCTGGATCGATGTCAAGTCTACGCAGCTCATCGTACTCTTCGTCAGTAGGCTGTACTGGGCCTCGGTCTTCATTTATATTATAGAAAGAAAGTTCAGATGGATTTTCTGAAACGAACCCAGATGATGGAGCTTTCTGTGTGTCAGGATACGTTAGTGGTTCAAGATCTTGACCAATTTCTATTGAGCGTGGACGGAACTTAGGGTTAATCTGGTTGATGCGACCAGTCAAGAATGTTTTAAACATCCCACCAGTAGGATCATACCCTCGCATGTAAACCGATTTACCATTGGGTGACGGGCCGAGCTGCGTCGGAATAACGACGTAACGTCTAGCTTGACTCTCTTTTGCTTTTGTGTAAAGCATGTCAAACTCTTGCTCGTTGTCGATAGCACGTTGAATGTGCGGGTGCCATTTAGCACCTTCATCATCAGCAGGTGGAGTCCAGCTTGTCTGCTGTACTTGTGGCAAGAGGTCGCGCAAGTCCCGCTCTTGTTGCTCCAGAACTTTTCTATGCTCAGCAATTCTTGGGTCTTCTGGCAGAGCAGGCAAAGGACTTGGGCCAATGTCTCTTATGTTCTGCATATGTTTTGGCGAGGCCATGCCATGCCATTCACCGTGCGTTAAACAATATGCGTTTACACTGGAGTGCATCCAATCACCACGACCATCCCTAGCACCAACGGTTACGGGGATAATAGTGTGTGTATCTAGACCAGGCTCACGCTCCGGGTTAGTCCTTGGTGTTAGAAGTTCATTAGGATATTCAAGTGTTACTTGCTGGTTGTTTCGGTTGGCGTCGAGCATCGACAAAAAATTAGGCTCTTGATCATCAACCTTTGGCCACGGACGATCTTCATCATCGACGTGGTCATCGTCATTACGAGCAATTTTTATTGCTCTATCACGAAACCTAGCAAGCCAACTCATATTTAAACCTACTGACCTGGTAGGATAAGCTTTTTGTTGCTCATGCCCAATGACTGACGCTTAGCATCATAGTATGCGTCGGCCACACCGGCACCCGTCTCGTAACGGTTCTGTTCAGGGTTGTACTCTGATCCATCGACACGACCAACGATAGTGATGGTGGGAGGCTCAGGTGATGCCTGACCGTTAAGCTGCATCAAACCCGGCATAACCCAGTCAACAACAACTTGAAAACCAAGAGCATGGAACTTCTCGTCAGCCTCATTGCGAAGAGACGTTAGGTTAGCAAAGGTACCGGGACGGTTACCATACTTGTACTGGAGTTCCTGGAGAAGGTGCCATACGTCCATGAGCTCTGATTCCATAAGCTCGATAGGCTGTTCCTTGCCAAGCTCTTCTTCTTCACGCTTCTGCTCTGCAAGATATGCGTTGATCTGTGCTTGTTGTTCGGGCGTAACCTTCACATCCTCTGGACGGATACCACCAATTTCGTTGATGTCTGTTGTCATTGCTTATCTTTCTTAGTCGTTGAACGCGTTGTCAGCTGCTTGCTGGCGTCGACGATCATCCTGGTTAGACTTGCATTCTACCTTATCTGAGCAGTGCTTTCCACACTTTTCGCATGGAGGCTTCTTCTTTTCCGCAGCGAAACGCTCTGAGAAGCTAGCACCTCTGGTGTTCTTCTCTCTGTCCCACTTTTCAAGGTATCTGAGAGCCATCTCTGGATCTTCATGATCGATTGGATGCTCTTGTTCTTGTCCACGTGGACGCGTGTGCTTACCACCGATGCCAAAGTTGTGACGAGCAAAGTCCTTGATTCTTTCTTTATTAAGCAAGATACCAGCTAAACCTTCTTCGCCTAATCCTCGTACTGCACCGGCAAAGTCCGTGTGTTCACGCGCACGTTGTGCTGCATCAGCTGCTAGCTGTTGAGGAGAGTAGGTTACCGTGTGGTTGCGAAGGTTCTCACCGATAATGCCGTTGTCTTGCGTTGCAATATCGTGGATAACATCACCCACCGATCTGACCTGATCAACAACCGGACCAACAACAGCCTTACCCAGATCGTAGAGACTGTGAATCAAATCAGGACCGATGTTCGCTTCCTTTTCATAACGTGAATTAAATTTTGACATAATGTCTTCTTTCTTTGATGATGTACGGAATCGCTCACGCTGGCTTTCATAACGCTTCATTTCTTTAGCGTGGTCGGCAGCAAGTGCATCCAATGCTTCACTTCTTGACATACCTGGATAGGCTGCTCGAAGTGCTCGGCTGTGTGAATTGGTGTAGTCTCTGATAGCAGCAGTTAGCTGGGAATCAGATGGTTTTTGGTGTGTGAGCTCATGCTCTGGAATATCTTCATATACTGGACGTGTAACTGTATCAATGATCTGCTTGCCAGTATCTTTGTCAATGGATGGCACTCGCTCATAGCTATACGTGACATCGCGTTCCTCGCCCGGTATAGCTCTTGCGCCTTCGGGAATTACTCTTGTCACGTCGCGCGTTAACACACGTGCCGGGTTCAAATATTGAGGACCAATTTTTTCTACGGTTGGGTATGAGAATTCTGTTACTCTAGACTTCAACGGAACCAGCTCAGTGCGTGGTTCTTGCGTAACAACATCAGGTAGTCTTCTACTCTTTGGCTGTTTGTTATAACGTTCAAGACTACGGTGGTAATCATCAAAAGCTTCTAGGTTAGGACGCATGCGAGCACGCTGGAAGAGGAATGCATCCTGTCTTGGGATACGCTGGAGGTCAGCGAAGCCTTCATCCTGGTGCCACCCGCTGCAACCTGGCTTGTCACACTTTGTGCAATTTCCATCAGCTGACTTGTGGTTGGTGTAAGTGGGTTGGATTTCTGGACGATCAGTATTGTACTCAATGGGACGAGCCATCCAGTTTGTTGTATCGGGTTCATAGGTTAGTTCATTGCCGACTGTTTTACGCTCATAGAATTGATTGCCACCGCGGTCGTATACGGTGACACGCGGCGTCTCGGTAATGGTGACAGGGTTTGGCTGAACATCCCTTACATATACTGAAGGAATATTGTGGCATTCTTTACCATCGCATCCAGGACGTTCGCAGTTTTCGCATACGCCATTTTCACCTCTAAGATCAGCCTTTGGCAACGGAGAGAGATAATCATCGTGAGCATCTGTTGTTTGCTGTAATTCGAACTTTTCCTTTTCGCTCAGATTATCCCACTCAGGATCATCTTCACCTACTTCTTGACCCTCCGCCCTTCTAACTTCGTGAGGACGCATGTCGAGTATAGTTTCAGTGTGGCGTGGGAGTCCATGCCAACCATCACACCCTTGCTTCATACATTCTGTGCACATGCCATTGGGGTAAAAGTTTTTAAGGTGATCCGGTACTTCAATGAGATGGTGGTAGTTTAGCCTGTTTATTTGGAAGTCTCTCCGCACTCTAACAGGACACTGAGCCAGTTCTCCATCTGTTCTACCCTCGAATTTTTGACGCTCTCTTCTGTTTAAGTTAGAGCGCGGCGGTTGAATGATTCTGAACTTCTTTTTCATTGGCTCTAACGTATATTGCTCTGCTTCGCCACGCATCTTCATGGTCTCTAGCATGTCATTGGCTTGTTCTTCGTTGACGTTGGTATCCAATGGAGAGAGGTAGCGATCGTAGATTTCGCGGAATGGGAATGCTCCTTCAAGCATGTTAGTCGTATCCCGGCTAAGTTCTTGTACTGGGATATCTGCTCGAGTAGAAATGCTCCACCCAGGCGCAAGGTCCTCGAAATCACGGTATCTTGCTTCCAGTCTCTTACCCAATGGATCGATAGAAATTGGAGTGTGCTTAAGGTGGCTGTCAAAGTCTAGCTCAACACCGTGGTCTCTAACCGTGTGAGTATTCCAACGCTTCAGCATCTTGTTGCCACGCTTGACAATAGGGTGATCATTGTCCTTTACAGGCTGCTTACCAGTCCAAGAGTCCCAGATACGCTTAAACGTAAGACGTGATTTCGATTCCGCCATGGTACGACCCATGTCTTTTGGCAGCTTCTCGTTGTTTCTTTGCATCTCGTCATTTAATTCACGAGCACTGTTCTGAAGCTCAGTGAGGTATTGGTTGCACGTTCCACAATTCTCTCTGTTGTATCTTGGCGAGGATTCTGCAACGGTTCTAACCAGTCTAGAAGCAACTGACTGACCCCTCCTGTAGTCTTCACCAATTTCATAGTCTCTAAAACCAAGATCTCTGTGATTAAACCCAGAACTTAGGAAGTGCATAAGCCAGTGACGCTCCCACTCCTGGCCAGGGTTACCTTCAACGGGAATCTTGCGCTTCATTTGTCCTAGTTTATTTGCAGCATCAGCACGACCTTCTTCTGGTCCGTGCATGAGTTCAAAAATTCTGTTCATTACTCTGCGGTGAAAAGATGTGCGGCTCATGCTACCACTGCTAACAGCAGACTTTATTTCAGCGGACTTGTCTTTGTCAAAGAACAGGTCGGCGCAGTTACAGTCCTCGTGCCCTGGGAGAGACGGGTTTTCTGCTGGTTCAGCAGCGAAGGTTGCTGCTTCTCTTGTTCTAAACAGTTCACTAATTTTCATTAATATGCCGCCGTATTATTGCCGTTGCCGATTATATAATCCCTGTGCCTACCACCGCTTGCACCGCCGCTAATCATAAAATCATCTTGGTATGCGTTGCGTAGTCTGTGTGCAATTACTTCAGTAGCAGTGTTTAATCCATCGTGATTGTCGACACAACGTTGGCCGTATTGAGCCATGTCCTGAGTCTCTTTTGTCATACCTCTGTTGCGTTGTGCTGCAGCAAAGTGAGCAAGTGTAGTGATGATACCCTTGATGCCGCCTTGTCTCGTTTCGTCTGGGCTTGTTGGGCTCATGAGTGACATGCTGGTTCTAAGTTCTTGCTGTATGGGTTCACAGTCCCAGCAGTCTTGGCACAATGGGTTGGTGCACGGAACAATTTGACCCGCTGATAATCTAGGAAGTACAAGCCCTCTGAGATCATCCTGGTTTCTCTTTTCCCTGAGGAACAAAGTCAAGCTAGGCAATTCTTGGGTGGTGCTTAAGCATGAATGAACTCTTTTGCCGTTTGCCAAAGTTCTAACAGTTGGTGCCTGAGCAATGGCAGCAATGGTAGGAAGATGCTTATTAAACTCACTGGTGAATGCTGGCATATCACCTGGAGTTTTGCCATAGAACGTGTACTGTCCGTCAGGACTTTCCTGAGCTCTGATGATAGGGAATGCTCCGGTGCCGAGACGTTCAATGCTTTGCCAGTTCTTACGCAAATTACGGAAAAGATCAAGACGCTTCGACTGCAGTGCGGCAGTAAGTTTTGTATCAGCGAGCTTCTTATCTTCAGGCTTTGTGGCATCGGCGGCGACGTCGTGCAGAGCGATCAACGTACGCTCTACGTTGCTCATCTTGTCATCGTATTCTTGTGCTAGCTTAGCAAAAACAGGTGATTTCGCCATCATCGTCCTCTAATTGGAGCTCTGTAGACTGATCGCTCAACCGGCTTACAACCACCGTAAGATTCGTTGTTGTGAACAAAGCTTATTCCACTTTGCGTGGTTGGGTCTGAAATTTCAAGAGACTGTTTTGCTTCAAGAGGCTCTTTGCATCTAGAACAGATAAGTCCCTGTGTTGTTTTTGCTTTCATCCATCTAAATGGATCGTACCAATTTCTAAACGATTCAGTACCGAGAACGGTGGGAGAAAGGTGTTCTACTCTTGAACTCTCAGATGATACACCACCACCGCTTTGCTGTCTGCCTCGACCGAACATTCTTTCAATCATGCTTGGACCGTCACTGATAATAACCATGCCGTTTTCACGGATATCTGGGTCGGGGTGGCTGACATCGCGGTTGTAGTAAACGGGTGGAGGATACGCAATGATGTTGATAGGGCGTTGTAGAACCTCTTCCTTCTCTTTTCTATACCAAATTTTGTAAGGATTCCAGCCCATATATACCCCTGTGTTTACAATAACTGCAGCGTTTTACTGCATGTTTTACATAAAAGCCTGCAATTTTTATAGGTCTTCAAGATCTTCATCGATGTAGTCTCCATCGGCCTCGATCATTGCTGGCTTGTTTTTCTTTGGTTTCTTTATGCTATTGCCCTGGTATTCTTCGATCTTGTTGAATATTTCCTCACGCATGGCTGGTGGAACCACCTCACGGATAGCAGTAAGGATAAGGTCAAGCTGGTTGAGCAGGTCCTCTGGGCGGTAATCGTCCTTGCCTTCTTTCTCCAGCTTGCTTAGCATATCCATGGCGTGCATGGTCTGAGTCAACGTAGGCTTATCATATCCAAGAGCAATTCCCTCAAACCCCTTGGCCACAATGATTTCGTAGAAAGCTTCGGCGGTAAGCAAGCGTTCACCGGCGTCAAGAATGCTGCGGTTCTTTTCCCGAGCACGCTTCTCAATTATCTCACGAACCATTCGCTTTTCAAACGGCAGGTGGCGTTTCTGGTGGTTGCGAATGTTTTCGTAGTTGATACGCTCTTTACCCTCAATACCCAGCTTATCCTGGATAGGCTCAATGGCTTGGAGGACTTCCTTGTAAGACTTAGGGAACAGCAAGAGTGAATCAATGATGTTCTTAAGGTCATCGCTGGTGGTGCAGATCTTGCAGTTTGGCGATGACTTGTAGAGGTACATTTCACCGTCAATTTCTTCTGACAGCAGCTCCTCTGTAGTTGGCGTGAGCTTGACGAGCTCGTTATACTCCCGGGTTCGGCGGTCCATCTTCTGTATTCCTTCCTGTTAACAGGGTGTTCTTATCGACATAGGTTCTACTGAAGATACCTTGTCGGGGTGGCACTTCATCCCAGCTATCTAGCTTAGAATGTACCTCTCTGCGGCGTCTACGTTCAAGCTGGTAGTCACTAAGGAAACCAGTGTCCCTAGCGGCTTCATTGCCATGCTCGATACGGATAGCTTCGCGCTGATCCAGCAGCATACGGTGGGCGAACCACTCGAGTTGCTGGCTGTAGTTGAGCTCATCCCAGTTCTTGGGCAGCTTTTCTTTGTATTCTTCTAGCAGCAAATCAAACGTTTGCTGTGGGCTCAGTCGTTCTCTTGCTTCCAGACCGTCTCGCACAGGGTCTTCAGGGCCTTGCGCTTGTACATCCCCACTTGGCTGCTCCACTTCGTGAAGCCCATTATCTTCGCTACTTCCACTTCTTTGCGGTTCTCTAGACATGACAAAACGACCGCCTGCTTCTGACGAGGAGGCAGACGATCTATTCCTTTCAGGATATCGTAAATGTTTACAGTAACGCCGTTGTTGAGCTTCAGATCGGAGTTGCCAGTAGTTAAATAGATCTCATACCATTCCCAGTAGTGGTTTAAAAGTCGCTCAAGTATTTGCCAGGTAATTTTACCCTGGATTACTTCTTGCTTTCGGCTCTTCCGCTTGGGAGATGGTTGATCTGTCATTGTCTAGGTTCTTCGATATATTTGCTGTTGAATGTATCTTTGCGTAGCCTTAAGACTCTGCACCTTGTCATTGATCATTCTCCAGGCGGCGTATTGGACAAAGTAGAACTGTCTGTCCTCACGAGTCTCCATCTTGGCGACAGCTTCAAGGTCTTTCTGCGTCCCGCCAGTAGGTTTGCGCCAGGCATTCCAGTACTTGTCGTCTAGCATATAGTAAGAATACTGAGCTTTCAAGTATCTGCGTGTAACTTCTTCTTCAATTGCCGTGATAGCACTCTGGAGGTTGAGGAATAGTCTATCCGCTTCGTCAGCTCCTATACTCTTATCTGTATTGAAGCGTGCTATAATTACTTCTGCGGGGTCAATATATTCCCTCATGAAGCTATCCACTACCTGTTCAATGGTATCTAGCATAGCTAGATCCTCTGGCTTGGTCTTCCAAGTGAATGCTCGTACGGCGAACTCATGCAGCTCACCGAACTTATCGTCATGGCTGACACCGAGCTCTGGTTCTGTCAGACCCTCGAGACCACGGTTAATTCCCTTACTAATACTCATTTCTTTTCTGTTCCTTAAATATGATAATTTCTATAGGTTTAATAGAGAATGCATGGTTTACTACGAATTATTCTGGACATAGGAATTATACAGATCGATCCACTGCTCAAGCGTCATAACCACGTAGGCATCTTTAACGTTGCGATTGCGTCGTTTGATGACACTGATGCCGAACTTCTTCTTAGCATTCTTCTGTTCGACCAGGGCCTCATCCATGATAGTGGACAGCTCGATCTTCTTCCAGTTCTTAGCCTCTACGACAGTATCCTTGACACCATTGATGTCACCCTTGTCCAAGGTAGCTCCTGCGCCGTAACGACGTTCTACTTCTGGGAAACCACGCTCATTGAAGTACCTAGCAACGTCAAGCTCCCACTTGCTACCCTTGGCCTTGTTAGGGTTGGTCATCGTCCACTCCATCAGCCCAGTGATCCCATTCGGCGTCGGCAACAGACCCCTTATAACCGTCATCGTATCCACGTTCGTAGTTTGCCACTGCTCGCCGGTCTGCCTCATCGAGCGCATCCAGTACCTTGATTGCGTCGCAGGGAGACTTTTCATACAGGCAGTAAGAACATTGATTCTTTTCGTCCTCACTGTGCTTTTCTCGTAAAACTTGGCGTTCGGTGGAGGTCATCGACCCCGCCTAAGATTAGAAATCGACACAATAAAAAGCAACGTCGATAGAATTGCAACTAACATTTAAAACCATCCTTTCAAGCTAGAGGTTGTGGTCATCCAGCCATTTATAGAATGCAATCAGACAAATGATAGGAACAAATACAAACGTCAGTTCCCAAGGGTACTCAGCATTAATTACGGTAAGAACTGAGAGGATAGAAACCATCAGCAATACTGGTGGCCATGCGCAACCCTTCATTGTTCTAACTCTCTTTGTAGGAATGCAGGGAAACGCCACCTCTTGCCACGCCCCATACGTTCGTCGTCCATGATGCGCATGGCTTCAAACATACCCTGAGCGTAGCCGTGATCGTAATCACTGCCTCTATTGTAGCTCTTCTGCATCGCCTCGATCATCAGAACCCTGAGGTTCTTTGTCGCTCTGTTCAACTTCTTCCCCATTATTTATCCTTCCAAAGGTAACATACTTTCCTTGCAGGGCAGCTAAGAAAAGCTTCATCTGTAGGACCGTTGCAGCAGGACTGTAGTCCAGTTGGATCGGAGTTTCTGATGGCCACTCGAACACGTGACCACTTGTCGTAGAGTTTGTCCAATGCATCTTGGTCCTTATGTACTTCGATCGTCTTGATCTTGTGAGGGTAAGCCTTCTGAATAAATAGCAAAGCCATGCGGTCAGGGGCACCAGGGCAGTTGTCCTGATACGCCCTGAGCTGCATGGCATACTGCTCACTAGCTTCTTTGGGAAGTTGGTTGGTGCTCTTGATGTCTACGAGAAACTTCTCGCCATCAGGCGTTACAAGCTCCAGCACATCTACGGCCCCAGCAATCATCCGATCCTCGTTTACGAACTTCACTTCGACCTTTTCCAGAGTTGTGAAGCCCATGTGAATCAGCAAATTCTGTATAACCGAATGAAATACCGATCCAACCTGGAACGTCATAGCGAGGGTAGGACTTATTCTTTCTTCTAAACATAGCAGCCTTTCTTCAGGGTGGAATTTATAATAAAGGCGCAATTCCCCTGCCGTTACGTCTGAAGAAGGGTGATACATGTTATCAAATTTTCGTTCCTTGTTGTACACCTTGACAGGATACTCCTCAGGAAACACGTCACCAAGCATGAGAGCTTCCTCAATGTACTTGGTGATAGGCTCGTCGTTCTGGTACGCAGCCAGCGTACGTTCTAGAAAGCTACTCATTTTCTTTTTCCTTTAAACGGATGTATTCATAGTATAGCTCAAGGAAGTCGTCCTTGTCCATACAGATGAGGTCTAATTCTACTGGCAAGGTTTCAGGGGTGTGAGAGATAGTACCGCCCCAAGAAGTTTCCTGTTCGGTAGCACCATATAAACGTATGGCCAGAATGGGTCTAGCTAACCAGCTGCGGTCCTGAGCGTGTCCCTTGATAGTATCCCAGATCTTCTTGGTGATGCTAAACGATGCAGCCTGCGTAGACTTCGCTTCGATGACGAACTCGATCATGTGCTGCTCTTGTGTGGAGAGGTCACCCTTCTCCCACTTGTTGCCGGAGCCTACTGTTCGCTTGGCAAGAGGCCACTGCTCTTCGAGCTCTCGCTCTTGACGCTGGCTAAATCTTTGCTGGAACTTACCCATTTTTCTGTTAACTCTCCAAACCCTGGACTAACGAGAACGATCTCTCCATGCCGATCTCCTGTTGCTTCAAATACAGTCTTTGCAAGTTTTTTTAACTTACGTGGCAACCGTGTAGCATACTCTACATGCATACGTTTGCCATCATACTTTATAGCCCAGATGTTATATGGACTGTTCACTTACGCAATCTCCACTGGTTGTTTTCGTTGTGCTCTTCTATGATGTCCCACAGAGCATCTAGACATTCGTTCCAGCTACCATCTTTTAACTTAATACTGCACAGACGCTCGTAGATCTTTTCGAGCAGCAGTTCTTCTGAACGGAACTGTATAAACTTTTGATGTTGCAGTTCATCAATGCGCTCAGCACTGAAGTTCAAGTTGTTCTCAAACGCACGTGCTTCTTCTGCATCCAGCTCAACACCACCAGCAAGGATCTCCTCAATGGGGAGTGGGTATGTAATATCGCACTCCCTCAGCATCGGTGGCAAATGAAAATAGTTCATGTTGTCATCGTGCTCTATTGGTTGCTTGCAGTCATAGCAAAGTTTCATACCAGTTCCTCCGTTGGCCATACGTATGGAAGATCGTCAGCGATATCCCAGTACTGATTGTAGTGCTCTGGGAGCTTGCGCGTCAAATTGCTACGGTGACTGCGGTGGATATCCTCGAGACCAAGCCATGACGGCCTGGCGGTACCAATGTATAGCTGGCTGGTGACAAGGTCGTACGTCTTCTGAAGACACGTGTCCTTGTAGCCACGTGAGGTCCACTCGTTGCAGATGTCCTCTTGGTACATGAACAAGTACATTTCGTGACCACGCCACATCTTTACAGCTGGGTGGTTCTGCCAGCCGTACGAAGGGTCAGTGATTGCATGCATGACCTGCAAGGTTTCTACACGCTGCTTGCCAAGACGCTGACGGTCTAATACTTGGGCACTCTTTTTAAAGTTCTCGTAAGGAAGGAACGTTTGCATTAATGATCTAACTCTCCACAGTGAGGACACTCGCCTCCGTACCTACGATACCCCCTGCAGGTGGGACAAGTCAAATCGAGAGCGTTCTTTATTGCCATGTTCACGAGCTCATCGAACGTGATGCCACGACGAGCTGCTTCTTCCTGGTACCACTTTACAGTTGTGTCATCAAGATCAATCTCAATGTAGTGGTTGCCATCAACACCAACGTAATCAGTTGGGTCAAATAGTTGGAGTTGTTCTACCATCATTCTCCCTAAACAGACATAATGCTATGATAAAATAAACTGCAGCATCCATGAGTGAATCCTCTACAGACTCGTTAACCATGGTGCCACCACGTGCAAACTTCTGAATGCGTCGTACTTTGTCGTTGGCACGAATGACAGCACCAAGCCAACCAGGGATACCGAAGTCTTCGCTGGCACGTACGTTAGCGAAGGGGTCACCCTCTTCTGGTCTACCATAGTCTGACTGCTTCTTGTTGTGTAGTGCTGTGATCTCAGCAATTACCTTGTCAAATTCACTCATCTATTGGTTCTGCTTTCCAGTTCTCCCAGAGGTTACACTTTTCTGGGTAGTGCATTCCATCGTTGAACTTGTGTACCCATGTTCCGTCAGCACCCTGAAGAATTTCCCTCGTGTTGCCAAACTTTTTAAGGCAGTTCTTACACGTAGAAGTTTTTGGTGTGTAGTCACTCATCAGATCCCAGCTTCCAGATTGGGTCACCGATGATCTTAACCTTTCCGTTTTCCATGTAGGCTCTCTGCTCTTTGATGACGAGACCGGCTAGGTTGTCTGGCCAGCCTTCAGCGTCAACGTAGAGAGTTACGCCTTCGTATTCTTCCTCGTGGTCAGTCATTCTGCATCCTTTGATGGGTCAAGCTCTTCGGTTGGCTTAGGAAGCTCAACGACAATAAGATCTTCTGGTGCCACCTCTTCAAATTCTGAGTAAGTTCCAGACCATTCAATGACTGGGTTACCAGACTTAGCTACACCAACAATAGTGCCAACTGAAGATACTGATACTACTGAGTCTCCAACATTCATTACAACATACCTGCTTTCATAATAAGAGTTGCTTCTTCAAATTTTCTTGGCACAATCTCATTCATTTTTTCAATCTGTTCCTCAGTAACGCCGACTTCTTGCATTGATTCAACAACAATGCGCACCAATAGGTTGATTGAACTTTGATCATATTGCATAACTAAACCTCAGGGTCGTGCAGATCATCTGTGTCTGCTGTTAATGGTCGGCCAAAGAACTCATCGCCTTCAACCTCTGTAATGCCTGAGCCCTTCTTGATGGCAGAAATAATCTCTGCTTCGAACTCGTCTGCCATTCCGCTGTTCCAGATCTGCTCGAAGAAAGCGTCACGGCCTTGTGCCTTGATGTCACGCCAGGTGAACCAAGCTCCTGCACGGTTAGCTACTCCCAAAAGAATACCCATACGTGCAAGGTCTCTACGGGTGTCAATACCTGGGTGGTCCAGGTAGGCACATGGCTGGCTGTAGAAGTCAGTCCAACCCTCGCGGAAGGGAGGGCCGTAGGAATTCTTTACTGTCTTAACAACGATAGGATTACCCACCTGAGTGTTCTCGCCATTGATCTTGTCAAAGTACTTGTCACTTCCTGGGCGTAGGTAGATGCGTACGCTCATAGCATGCTTCACTGCGTGGCCGCCTGGGGTCATAGGACGGTTGTAACCATCCATGTCAGCACGGAGCTGGTTCAAGTAGAAGCAAGTAACACCATATAGGTTAGCCAATGGAGCAACGGTCTGAACGTTACGCTTCATCACTGCAGCGTTGCCACCCATCTTGTCGTTCTTGTCTGTAAGCTGTTGCATGCTGTGCTTGGTAGCTGCTGCACCAACGGAGTCCCAGACAATGGCACCGATCTGCTTACTCTTGATGAGAGCAACCATCATGTCAGTGCCGGTCTCTGCGTCTGGTGGCTGTACAACGATGAGGTTCTCGTCGATCTTCAGGCCAAGCTTCTCTGCCCAGTCAGGGTTGAAGCGGTGCTCAAGGTCGATGATGGCTACCATCTTCTCGCCCTTGTAGTAGTCGTAGCAGTCCTTCAGTGCCATGATGGCGAATGAAGTCTTACCAGAGTGCTCCTTACCGAAGAACTCGATGAGCTTACCCTCAGGCCAACCACCAATGCCCAGCAGGTATGCCAAGGCAGGCGTGAAGCAAGGGATGGCATTGACTCTTTCGATGTCGTTGCCACGAAGCACCAGTGGTTTGCTGGATCCCTCGGGTGTAAACTTGTTGAGATCAGCAATCAGTTTATCGATGGCATCTTTAGTAGCCATATTCCTCCTCTAAATGGTATTGCAACCATTGCTCTACATTCAATCCGTTTGATTCAGCTATCTTAGCTATCGCATTGTAAGTTTTCAATGTAACGTCAACGACAATTTCCATCGATTTTATCTCCGCATAGTGGACAGTAAAAGAAATGATCCCAGATAATACTTTTGTCTTGGGCATTGGCCATCACAGGTCTACCCTTGTGATCGTATCCAACGAGGTGGTCACAGGGATTACTCACCTTCAGCCTGCTTGCGTAGTGTTTCGTAGTCAGGCTCCTCATCCGAGAATTGAATGCAGCAACCGTCACATGCATGTTCACCGTCATCGATGCCTTCGATGATTTTGTACTCGTCTGGATCTGGGTGACCTACGCCATGAGGACATGTGCGCTCCATGATCTTGCGATCTGCTCTCCACATCTGGGGGAACCGTCTCATGCTGTGGTCAGTGCGCTTGTGGATGGTGCACACATCACCCATGCAGTTCTCTGCCTTGTGAACAGACAGACTGATCTTGCTGTTCTCGAGCTGTTGGTATTCATACTCTGACATTATTTCTCCTTTAATTCGTACGCCGTAAAAGCGTTCTTGTTGCTGGGGCATCGGTGCGCAACTGCACTAGCAATTGCTTCCACCTCGTTCTTGCACTTAGGGCATTCCCACTTCTTCATGCTCACTGTACGAGACATTCGTACTCCTTTCCTACTGAGGCCAACACTAGCAGGCTTCTTTCAACTTGTCAAGACGGAAGATGCTCTTGAGACTCAGCCCATCGCGGAGCTTTTCTACCTGCACCAGGACTGGAGTGCCTACCTGGATGTCACCCTTGATACGTTTGTAGGTATCAGGGAATGCTACGACCTGTACGTTGTCATCCTTGGTGGCTTCCTCGTCATCGATAGACAACTCGTCTTCAACACTGTCAATGGGTAGCTCGATCCACACCTGGCACATCTCTGCTCCAGGGTTCTTTCCCTTCTTGGTGACCAGCTCTTTAACCTGCGAGATCATGCCACCAATCATAGCCTTCTCTCCTTGGAACATCTTCTTCTCTCCCGGGAAGTTGTGCTCTTCTTCAATCAATGCAAGATAATCAGCAAGAGGATCAACACTAACCATAGTTCCCAGTAGTTCGTGTTCGTTCTGGCCACGTGCCATGACATTCTCTTGTACATCCACGATGCAATCAAACACGCTAAGATGACCCAAGCAATGTAGACAATCATTACGGCAAACGCTATCAAGATTCTTCTCCTTACGGGCTTCCAGGTACTGCCTCATAGCTGTCCTGGCGTCTCCACATATGCTATCAAACACACCACACTTAATCATGGCAATTACTGCTCGCTTGTTTACCTTCTTGGAAGGAACACGTGCTACGAAGTCTTCCATGCTAGAGAAAGGTCCAAGCTTCTGCAGTTCTTGAGCAGACCCAGAGATGTACTTGACACTGTTCAAGCCATATCGGATACTGCCAGAACTGGTGAGGGTGAAGTTACCACCGCTCTCGTTGATGTCTGGTCCCAACACCTCAATGCCCATGCGACGAGCTTCACGTGTGTAGACAACGCTGTCCTTGGGGTTCGTGCGGAACAGGGCGGTCATGTACTCACGTGGGTAGTGGTGCTTAATCCATGCAGTCCAATAGGTTAACATAGAATAACCATATCCGTGGCTCTTGTTGAATCCATACATACCAAAGGCACGCATGTCATCGAAGATGGATTTAGCAACCTCGGTGCTGATGCCGTTGTCCACACACTTGCGCACAAAGATCTCAGCTTCTTCCACCATGTCTTCGTAGTTAGACTTGGCCACTGCCTTGCGAACACGGTCAGTCTCTACAATGGTGTACCCAGCCAGCTCGACACACGTCTCCATGATCTGCTCCTGGTACACAAAGCTACCGTACGATACACCGAGGATCTTCTCGAGCTTAGGGTGCTTGTACTTTACTTTGCGCTTGCCCTCTCGCTTCTGCATGTACATCTCCAGAAGATTCAGGCCAGTCTCTGCGTCCACCGCTCGAGTAATACCCGGACGGTAGATGGCAATCATTGTGCAGAGGTCTTCGATGTTGCGGGGGAGGAATCGCTTAACCAGGTTTCTAAGGGAACCTGTCTCGATCTGGAAGCATCCAATATTGTGACCGGTGCCGATGGAGTCCCAGACATCTTTGTCGTCGTAATACTTGGACCAGTTGTTGTTCCATTCGTAGAAATGATCGAAAGGTAGGGCGCCATCGTTGTTCTCCTTGATAAGGTCAAGCGTAGCCATCAGCGTACTCAACGTACGTAGACCAAGCAAGTCAATCTTTACAAATCCCAGCTCGTCGATGTCACCCATGTCAAACTGCGTACGGATGTCATCGTTGGTTGGGCTGTAGCGTAGTGGCATGGAACCAACCAGTGGTTCCTTGCTGATCACAATGCCTGCAGCATGTGCGCTGGCATGACGAATGTGGTTGACCACCTCAGGCAGTGTCTCGAACAGCTGTGGGTACTTGGTAACCCACGGTGCGTACTCTGAGCGGTACTGCTTGTATACGGTAGCCCAGTCAGCACCACGGTTCTTGATGTTCCAGTCGTCATCGATGATGTCAGACATTGCTGCTGCATCGTCCTTGCTGATACCCATGCCACGGCACAGGTCACGGATAGCCTGTCGTGCACCCAGTGTATTCAGCGTACCGATGGAAGCAATGTTGTTGCGACCATACTTACGCTCCAGGTAATCACGAACCATGCCCCGCTCTAGCTTGGGCATATCAATGTCAATATCAGGCATAGAGACGCGCTCAGGATTAAGAAACCGCTCAAAAATAAGGCCTGAGGGGATTGGATCGACTTCAGTGATGTCCATAACGTAAGCAAGGAGGCTTCCGCCGACTGAACCGCGGCTAGGACCAACCAAAAAGTTTTCATTTTTACTCCAATTGATAATGTCTTGTACTGTTAAAAAGTATCCAGGGAAACCGCGCTTGATGATGACATCCATTTCATATTCGACACGCTCACGATACACAGGAAGCATTTCCTCTGACACGTGGCCTTCGATCTTGCGCTTGAACCCTTCCTCGACAGACTCACGAAGCTTACGCTCGTCCATCTCAGGAGTGTTGTAGAACACTGGCATCTTGCGTGCGCCAGGTACACGAGCGTCACACATCTGTGCGATCTCATTGGTACGACTAATTGCCTGGTCAACGATAGACTCAGGCAAATAACTTAGACGACTACGAGTCTCTTCCTCTGAGAAGATGCACAGCTGGTTAGGTCCGTAGCTGAATCGTGTAGGGTCGTCGATGGTCTTGCCCATCTGAACAGCGGTCATGAGTTCGTGTGCGAACCACTGGTCAGGTGCTGCGTAGTGTGCGTCACTGACAGCAATCAATGGAACACTATAGTCAATGGCTGCTTCGGCCACTCGCAAGTTCCACTCGTTGCTCTCAGGGTCAAGGTAGGTGTGCAGCTCCAGGTGAAAACGATCACCGAAGATAGCTTGGTAGCGTCCAATGCGTTCAACAGCACGCTGGTAGATGCCGTCATCCTTGAGGTGCTTACCAATGCAGCCACCCATGCAACCACCAGTGACGATCAGTCCCTCGTTGTAACGTTCCAGGAGTTCCCAGTCAAAGCGTGGGTTGCCGTAGTAGCTACCCTCAATGTATGCCATGCTAGACAATGACCAGAGGTTCTCAAGCCCCTTGGCGTTCATCGCCACGATGGTCATGTGGTCGTAGTTCTCACCCTTCTTACCGGTCTTGTCGAACCGATCTTCAGTGAAGTAACCCTCCATACCAAAGATGGGCTTGATTCCAGCTGCATCTGCTGCATGCTGAAGACGAAGGTGACCGCTGCACTCACCATGGTCGGTGATGGCTACGGCTTCTTGGTCAAGGGAAACTACTCGCTCTACGAGCTGGTCTACTGTTTGCAATCCATCAAGGAAGCTGTGCTCCGTGTGAACGTGAAGGTGAACTAACTTTTCCATATCTCACTCACTATACATAGAGTGACCAGTGGAGTCAAATCAACAACCGAAAGGAAGGTGAAAAATTGCTGACTGACTCCACTGGCCTGCTCTATGGTTGACTACTGACCTGCCATCTTCCGGCGCAGACGGTCTGCAGTAGTCTCTTCCTCGATAGCGACGAATTCTTCATCACCGTATTCATCGTCAGACGACGCTGAAGGAGCAACGGGAGAGGAGGTGGAACCCTTCTCCTTAACAACGCCGTGCAGCTGAGCATCGTAGTACTCTTGGCTGCCGATGCGGTTGAGGAAGGCCTCGATATCGGGAAGGAACTTGGTGTAGCGAGTGTCGATGTTCTCGATCTCCTTCTTGTCCAAGGGAAAGGCCATGTACGTGGTGTCAGTTCCCTGCCCCTGGCGCATGATCTCGATCTCTCGGTCACGAAGGCTACCGTACTTCTCGCTGATAACGGCAATGGCGTTCCAGAAGTTGCGCATGCCCTGAGCGACAATGCCCACGTATGGCTTCTTCTTGGTGACAACCTTACCGTCAACGGTTTCTTCATAGGTGGTGGTTACGTCGCGATAGCCGGTGAGCTTGCGCTGACCATCTACTTCTTCGTAAACCTCTTCGCGGAGCACGGCGATGCCGTAGCCCACGTCACGACGGTATGCGCCAGGCGTACCCTTTTCACGAGCACAGAGCTCGCAGGAAGCGTCGAACACTGAACGGCATACGAAAGTTTTTTTCTTGCCATCGTGGGTTGGTACGTTCTCGTGGACTGGGACCACAAAGATGTCGTTGCTGTCCGTGAGGAAGCGCAGAGGCTTTGTTTCTCCTGCAGTCCAGTAGAACCAATTTGTTTCGGTGTAGGTCTTGGGGCCTGAACCCTTTTGTGACCGTTCGATGCTGGCCTTAACGGCGGCCATGCCTTTTTGTAATGCCATTTTGGTGTCTTTCTGTTAGAAGCCCTAGGGCTATTTTGGTTACTGCACTCATAAGAGTACCAGCTTAACTACTGTAAGTCAAACGGTGTTTTAACTGATACTCAAACGAACTTGTTGGTGTGGGGATAATCTCCATAGTAGCAGGATCTTCATCGTCCGGTGTCATAATTATACCAAGCTTCGTATAATTTTGTAACTCTTCCAAGATGTGATCGGTAGCCATGCGACCAGGAGTGTCACCGTCCATAAAGATGTTGACCTTGTTGAACCTACGCAGCAGGTTGATCTGCTGTGCATCGACCTTGGCACCGAAGGTGGCTACGACGTTCCTAACCCCTCTGGACTTCATGACTAGTACGCTCATGGGGCTCTCCACCACGTACACTTCGTCATGCTCCTTGGCGTTGTCTAGGTTATACAGCCAGGCTCCCCTTGGGAATCCTTTGGAGTTGCGGTACTTGGGTACACCCTGAACATCCTCAACTTTGCGAGCAACCCAACCGATCAGTCTGCCGTTCATGAAGTGAGGGATCACCACACGATCAACCTTGACAGCCTGTTCGCCTGTAAGCGCCTTAGCTATTTCTAGTCTACCTGTCTCTATGCCCGTGCGCATCTCCCGCTGTACGGCCTCTGAGACCCCTCTGGAGGCCAAGTAATCACAGGGACCTTCCCACCGCTTGATGATGTTGTCACTGTAGTGAGGGATCTCAACAAAGCCACATGGACCAGATCCGAAGACACCCTCCAGACGCTTGATGAAGTCCTCAATAGCTACAACCTTTAGCTCCACCACCTCGTTCTTGAGGATGGAAATAGCCTCGTCACGGTCTACTCCCAGCACATTCTGGGCAAGCCAGATGACACTGCCGCCACCACAACCAAAGCAGTTGAACAGAAGAGTCTCCTTGTTCAGGCTGGCACTGGGGCTACGGTCACCGTTCTTGTGTACACCGAATGGGAGCGGACAGCTATGAATAAGCTCGTCACCATTCTCATGGATCTCACCAACGCCCAGGATATCCTGTAAGACTACCCGAGCATCAAGACCTGCGAAGATCTCTTTGAGCTGTACCTTAGGCATCGAGTGCTCTGATCACGTCACACGGCCACTTCTGAATCAGGGTGTTGTTAGGACCCTTGCAACCTACACAGTAGTTCACATTGCCTATGCGACCTTGATATTGAAACAAAGGCTGGTGTTTGTCGTACAGGTCCTGACGCGTCATTCTGATGCGTCCTCGTACTCACGAACAATCTTGAGTGACGTGCGGTCCTTGAGCTCAAAGCCCATCATCCAGGACTTAAGGTCACTGCGACGTGACTTCATGATGTCCATGACGAGAGCTTCCTGCTGCTTCATCTCACGGGTAGCACCGATACCAATGGCCATGTCCACGATCTGTTCAATCTGTGATGAGAGACCAATGTTACCCAGGCCACCACGACCCTTTTTGTTCTTCATGGCTTCACGGTTGAACTGTGCAAGCCACACGGATGCCATGCCCATCTCACGGTTGGTACTGGCAATGTCAGTGATGACCTCAGCCATCTGCAATGACTGTACGTTGCTAGCCTGACCATACGACTTCTCTGTAGTAACCCATGACAACTGGTCACCTACCACCATGTCAGCACCCCAGTGCTTAGCCTTGGAGTACAGTTCCAAGACACTACGTTCGTTCTTGCGTGCTGGCGAGTCGATCATCAGGTACTCACCGAACTCCATGATCTCTTCACGCGCTTCCTTCAGACGACGAAGCTCGTTGGGTGTCAGCTGTCCACGTTCGTAACGACTGTAGGGTACACCGCTAGCCAAGCAGTCCAATCGCATCAGGGTCAGTTCCTTGCGGAGCTCAAGTGATGCAAAGTACACCTTGTTCTTACGGCGTGCTGCTTCCAGAGCGATGACGGATCCTACCCAGGACTTACCAACGTTAGGGATACCTACGACTACCGCAAGCTCACCCTTCTGAATGCCGTACATGTGGTCGTTCAGTTCATCCCAGCCTAAGTAGATACCCTTCTTGTCACGAGTAGGGTTGGCTACCTCCTCAAGGTAGTTGTTAACGCGACGTTCGTATCCTTCACCATAAACCTCAAGTCGTTCACGCGTACTGGTGTCGTTCTGGATCTTTGACAGACTGCTCAGTGCCAACGCAATGCCAGCCTCAGGGTCTGACTCCAGTGCCGTAGCTGCCTTCAGCAGAACGCTCTGCGTCGTAGCCTTGCGGTACTTGGTCATCATCTCTTCAATGAGGACACCAACCAGGTAGTGTTCCTCTGGCCATTCGTTACGAGCAAAATAGTCAGCGAACTTGGTCTCCAAGAAGTCCTGGTCTACCGTCTGCTTGAACTCACTACGGATGTAGTAGTCCAGACTGTAGTCAAACAGCTCGCGCACACCCTCGTCAAAGAAGTGTTCGCTGCGGATACCTTTGTTCCAGATATCGTTGAAGCTATCCAGGTTCGTGAAGTGTCTTACTAAACTTTTTTCAATGTCCATTACAGGATCTTCCTTACTGTTCCGTCCTTGATTTCATCAAGAGTACGATTGCGGGCATACTCACGGTAGTCGATGCCTTCCATGTTGTGCTCGATTACTCGCTCCTTCAGGAGAGAGAATATAGCACCACCGTAGCCATCCATCAACTCATTGATGCCCATGTTGGTTGTGATAAATGTTGGTCGATTGTCCAGTGCACGCTGACGCATGACGTGGTCAAACGTTGCTTCGCTCAGGTTGTTCTTTGTACGAAACTCCTTACCAATGTCGTCCAAGAAGAACACGTCGCTCTTGACGACCTTGCTCTCGAAGCGTGCCTTGTCATCGTTGCTACCCCACCCACGGGTAAACTCGTCAACCATCTGAGTGAACGTGGCGAAGTAAACACTATAGCCTAGCTTAACAAGCTCCTTAGCGATCAGGCTAGTGAGCAGTGTCTTGCCGGTTCCCCAGGTGCCGTGGTAAAGGATACCCATACCACCCTTGACGAAGTCCTTGTGCTGACCAAGATAAATCCTGGCAAGAGCAAGAGCCTTCTCGTCACCGTGGAAGTCCCCCCAGCTAAGACGCTGGTAGTTTAACCCAATGCCTGCACGTGAGTAGTGCTTGTACAGCTGGAGCTGTAGCTTGCAGTCTCCGCACGTGTTGTCCAAGCACGTTGGGCAACCCTGCTTTGTGAACTTCTCAAACTGAGGATACTTCTGCTCAAGGTAATCGATCTCCTCGTCATCAAGGAACTCGTACTTGAGGTCGACGTAGTCCTTACCCCAGTCAAACAGCGAATCGTTCAATGAAGTCATCTGTACTCATCAATCCTTCCGTGCTATTACGGTTTTGTTCTTTCTGCTTTTGTTGCTGTAGCTCAATGTACAGGGTATCCTGTATCCACTTGCTACCCTTGCTGAATGCTGTTGCGGTCATCACCAGGTCGTTCAGCTTGCCCTTATGGTTATCAAACAATAGTGCAACCATTGGGCCTGCGTCAACGCCATAGCGATCAAGAAAGCTCTTAAATATAGCAGACTCCTTGACCCACTCGACATTGTACGAATAGCCGTGAGTCTCCTTAAAACGATCAGCGAAATAAATCAACAACTCACGTGGAGTTGCTTTCGTTAGATCGATGTTCGCTACTAATTCTTCACGGCTCTCCACCACTTTGACTTCAACCACATCATCGTAGCTGTCATCATCGTAGTTCGTGGGGTCACCATCAAAGCTTTTCTTTTCCATTGTTCTTAACTCCTCTTACTGATGCAAAGTTATCACAAACGTCTGAGAAGATTTGAATCTTCTTGCTCACCCATTCACGTGTCTCGCTATCGAGGTCGGTTAGGTTCTGACCCGTTGGACCGATGGCTGATACGTTTGACTTGTTGATCAAGAGGAAACGCCACTTCGCATCGTAGTTGTTTACGTCATTCTCTTCGTGACCGTACAGTTGAATCCACTGCTCGTCAAGGCCACAGAGGTATCCCTGGTAAACAAACCCATCACTGAAAACCTGTACTTCCTGACGCCTGCCAGCAATGATAGCGAGGTTACGTTCAAAGACCATGTCTCCGGACTGTGAAAGCTTTTTTGTTTCCATTAGTTTTCCTCCTTGAACCAGTTGCTGAAGTCCAGCGACATGTCTGACCACTTGCTAGGGTCGAACGAAAGCAGGTGGCTGGATACAGGGTCCTTCTTGCTCATGGCCTTGAGGAACGTATTGGTTGCTTCCCAAGCAAAGATGAATGGGTACACCACAATGGCGATGGGCAATAGCAGCAGCGAGAACAGAGAGATGACAATGAACAAAGCAACTTTGATCACCGTTGACTCAGTCCATTCGTGCTTCTTTGAAGATACGGATGGCAATTCGAATTTGTACATTACTTGTTATCCTTCTTATTTGGGTTCCACTTATCGTGCTCGTGCTTGAACCCCTTGGGGATACTGCCCTTGTACGGCTGTTCGTTGAGCTCCAGGTTGCGGATGGCATCGTAGATCAGAGACATCGAATAGCGCAAAGCCTGCTCGTATCCAGCGTTCCATTCACCACCGAGCTTGTTGATAACATCCCAGTGTTCCATCAGCTTCTTGCGAAGTTCGGTTAATTCATTCATTTTCTTTCTCCTTACTTATATGTTTATATAAGACCATCAATGTCACTATCATCTCTGACGTAAATGTTGAAGTCATCTACTGCATCGTACTGTTCAAAGAAGTCTGGGAACTGCATGTCACCAACGTGGCAGATGCGCGGGACCATATACTCCTCGAGCAAGTCTAACACGTCTTCGTCGTCATCCCAATTGATGGCGACTGTGCCGATGTGATCTTTCCACTTCTCAATGAACGTTTCGATTTCGTCAAGGTCATTCACGAAGATGAGACGTACATCACCATACAGAGTATCAAAGATCGTGTCGGACTTCAAATGATCTACACGAATAAATTTTGCAGAATACGGGTTGCTCAGTACCCCTACGGTTAGGTCGCTCTTACGTGTGAACGGCAGCTTGGAACGGTAATCGTTGATGAGGTTGCTATAGTTGAACGACATGTTCATTGCAAACTTCTCAATCAATGCTTTCGAGTACTCACCGATTACAAAATAAAACTTCGGTGCTAGCCTTCCCTCTCCGTAGTAACAGAAGAAGTCAAAGCACACCTCATTGATAAGTGTCCTGGGTAGATTCTCAGCGTTGATAATACCAAAACTGAACGTGTAGTTGTGCTCCCACACATGCCGTTCTACCGTTTCATATTCACGCCACACTTCCATGTCACGTTCGTCACCGTATACCACAATGTCAGTGGCAGCGTCAATGTAGTTACGCCACTCTGGGCTAAGGTTAAGCATGTCGTGGTGAGTAGCAAAAATCTTTTTCTCTACGTTCTCACCGTAGTAGTCGAACACGTTCTGTACCAGGAACAATTCGTCGAGTGTATTCACATACACCGCTACGCTTTCTGGTCCAGATAGCTTAAGGCAGAGGAAGACGCTCTTGGCAATAAGCCCTGGTCGTTCTTTGCCACCAATGATTATGAAGCGTCTGCCAGTTTTCTCAGAGTATTCATCGAACGAATCTGGTACTCGCATAGACTCAATGGCCATGCGGTAATCGTCTTCCAGGAACCTACCGTATTGCTGCATTACCTCTGGCATGTCAACGGATGGGTTAATAATCCACTGAGCCACTAGAGAAGACTCCTGCCGAATCCCCTCTTGTCAGCCCAAAGGTTACGGTGGAACCACTTACTTCTAATCTGAGTGAACCCTAGGTTAATGAACACTTCTTCCAGCTCACGTGCATTGGGGCCACCGTGTTCTACTGGGTGGAACTGCAGATCCCCTAGTGGAGGGAACGGTAGTTCATCATCTACCCCCAGCTCAATCAAGGACTTAGCCTTGCGAACTACATCGATGTTATTCTGGATCTTCTCATCATCTAAGCTAAGCACGGTCTCGAGGTCGCCATGTTCAGCGATCATCTTGGTAGCCTTCTTAGGACCGACACCTTGGATGCCTTTGATGTTGTCACCCTTGTCACCCATGAGTGCCCAGATCTCTGGCAGTCGCTCAGGCTCTACACCCCACTCTGCCTTTACAGATTGCGTGTCGAACACTTCAGCGTCAATGTCACGGTAGCTAATGCTGGGTTTAACAACAATTATGTTGTCACGGATCAGCTGGTGTAGGTCGTGGTCTGCACTCACAATAACAACACGATCGAATACGGTCCTGTGTTTAAGCGCAGCTGTAGCAATGATATCGTCAGCTTCAACACCATCCAGGCTCATGAAGGGCACACCACTCTTTAAGCATAGGTTCATAAACGTAGCTAGCTGTGGCTTGAACTCCGTAGAGAATGCATCGTCTGTAGCATTGCGTGGTTTGTCGCTTGGCTTGTGTCGGTTGGCCTTGTACTCTGGGTCAATCGCTAGACGCTTGGTGCTACGACCTTTGTCAAAAGCGATGAGCACGTGGCTAGGATCATACTTCCGCACCATACTAGTCAGTACGTTGTATGCACCGTAAGCTCCCCAGGTTCCTTCACCGTTGGGTGCGCTTAGACCATGACGCATAAGTCCACTGAAGCTACGGATAAATATGTTATGGCCATCGAGTAAGAGTAGTGTGCTCTTTTTCATATCTTGTCACCTTTTCGGTATTTTAAACGACGATGCTTGATAGGCTCCTTGAACGCATCTACCCTTAAGACGATCAGCCTGAGCTGCCGGTCTGTCATCTTGTTAGCTCTTCTGAGTGCATGGGCTATCTTTAGTATATCATTTAAGCTATATATACGTGTGCCTGCAGCAGTTCTTTGAACATCAACCGAATCTTTAAAGTACTGCTCCTTGAACCGGAGGGCACCTGCGGTGAGATCAAAGAACGCTGCAGCCATGCCCTGAGAATACATGGGCACATCATCACGTACTGGGATTATTCTTTTCTTAGAGCTTTCTGACATAGAAGGCTGAGCGAACCTTGCCAGGAGTGGTAGCCTTTACAATCTGCTCCATGCCAATGTTGCCAAGCTTAAGCTGCTTCTCGAGAGATTCTTCGTTGAGCTCACGGGTTACAGTCGTCTCCTCTACCGTCTTACCGTCAGGGTAAGTGATGGTGCGGTAGTTGTGAATGAGGTTGGTAACGGAGTGGAACTGATCCTCTTCCAGCACGCTCTCAAGCATGTCGATATCAACGGTGAGCTTGCCACCGGAGACTTCCTTGGAAAGCTTGACACCATTCTCAGGGCTAACCAGGTAACCGCTGGTCTCTGAAGCAGCCTGACCAGTCTGAGCGATCTGCATGTTGATTACTTCTGTGGCATACGCCTTGAGTGCAGACTCACGACCTTCGATAACATCCTTTGCGTCACGAACAGCCAGGAGTTCCTGCGCCATGTTGTCGATCTGCAGAGGAGTGATATCTGGTGATGGCTCAGTGATGTCGGTCTGTCCAATGACCTCGAAGAGGTTACCGAACACGGTGTCAAGATCTGCTGAGTTTACATCCTGCTCGCTGGCACGACGCTTATCAGCTCTGGTTGGAGCCTTAGTAGTTTCCCCAAATGTAGGTTCCGTTACTTCCTGGAGTGGAGTGGTAGCGGGTGTCTTGCGCTTGGGCATAATGTAATTGGTCATTGTTTTTCTCCTTACTGGTTGTTATATAAAAGCTAGCAGTCCCGGATGGGAATGTCAAATAATAATTCATACTTGTTCTAGTTGCATTGACACTGTGTCTACTGCCCACAATGGTCCGCCCACTCCAAGTGCTGTGATTGTAGCACGACTGGCTGCTCCGATCACATCATCACGAGTCCATGGTCCTTGGTTGCCTAGGCTACCGAACGCCTCACTTTGTCCTGAGCCGATTGCATAGCGGTTGCTAGAAGGCACAAAGACAGCAAAGCTTTCATCGATTGTCACCAGGGTGTTCTTCCAAGCAAGGATGAACGATGTTTCATAGTTGTCCATCTTGGCACCATGTTCGTTGAGCACTTCACGCATACGTGGCACCACTTCCTTAACAACGAAAGTTTCTACGTCCATGTACGGTGGATAGTACGGTAGCCCCATGTGGTGCTTGATGATCTGGATTTCTCTCAGACCACCAGCACCACCGAAGATCATGCCCATGCTGTTGTCAACCCAAACCTTGCTGTAACCATCGTTATCTTTGGTTTGAGATTCAAGAGATGAGTCGCTAACGAGAACAACACCATGCTTCTTTGTAACAGCTGCAGCGACGACTGTCATTCTTCTACCTTCTGAAAGTCTCCGTCCCAACCAGTGGCACCTGACATCCAGGCAGCGAATGCTGCACCGAGCTCGTCATCCTTGATGTTGTGCTTCTCTACGAACGCATCGAATTCATCGAACGCACTCATCAAGCACTCTTCTTTGATTTCTTAACAGTGTCGTTCACCTGAAACTTGGTAACCACTACGTTGTCAGGGTCAACAATGTTCTTCTTAGCATAAGCAGGATCGGAGTAAACACCTACAACCTTGCCCTTTTCTTTTGTAGTTACAACCCAGACTTGCATTAGTAGTAATCATCCTCATCAGTGTTCGGCTTCTCGTCCATAATAGCGGTGAGCTTCTCGATGAACTCCTCACCAGATTCAGTGGAATCCTCAGCAACTTCATCAGCTTCAGGCTTTGGCACTGAACCTTCAATCAGTTCAACGACTACGTTGGCAAACTGTGGCCCTACTACGTCATCCCACATAGCTGCAAACTGTACGGGGAGTGTTTCTGCTTTGATCTCACCATCTACTAGCTTAACTTCGCAGCCGACCTCTGGCTTGATCCAGTCCCATTCGCCCTTAGCATTCTTTACCTGGAGTGTTGCTCCGATACTGACACTCAATTTAATTTCCATTTTCCTTTTCCTTTTCTAGGTTTGCTAGGTATTTCTTTTTCATGTCCAGCACGGTTTGAAAATCGTTGATGATCTCTTGTGCCGACTTCATTACCGTTGGGTCTACATCAATGCCGTTACGCAAGATGGTTTCCATAAGCGATGACAACGTGCCCATGATTTCAATCAGGGCTGGTTCGTATACACCGAACTCGTAAGGTTTAATAATTATGTCTTCTCTTGGCGTTTTTTCCATGAGCTTCTTTCTTTTAACGTTTTCTCTTCCCATTTTCCACAACGTTAATATCGTTGCGAGTTGAATGGTATTCTTTGCTGTTGTCTTCATCAACGTTGTCATTGTTTCTCCTTACTATAATGCAGTGGATGGTGAGGGACTCGAACCCCCGACCGCCTGAGTGTAAATCAGGAGCTCTACCAACTGAGCTAACCATCCTGAACCTTAGTTCCCGTAGCGTACGTTGCGTACGTCAAGCACCTCACGCGTCAAGATAAGCTTAGGACGGATCAAGTGCAGGTATGGAGCAGCAGCGAACACGCCAAAGACGAAGATCAACAACAACCACACGTACTTCTTCTGACCATTCTTTCTGAACGCACGAGCTGGCTGGAACAATGCGCTAAAAAAAGAGAACACTGATGCCAGCAACGATGCTGCCAGGATTGCCCAGATTACTACCTCAAAATATACTACCATTTTAATGCCTTTCTATTTGTTTTTTTATTTGTTACTGCGTACCCCAGGAGGGATTCGAACCCCCGGCCAGATGGGTAGAAACCACCTGCTCTGTCCACTGAGCTACTGGGGCCAATCCTAGTGCTCGATGTTGTGCTCTTCATCGAACTGCTTGTGAATCTTTTGCCAAATCTTCTTGCGACCAAAAGCATAGCCGATTCCAAGAACGAGAAGTTCTTCCACAAACCCTACTATTGCTTCTGCAATGAGGTGGTTGGGATCAGTGAGAATTGTCCACCAGGTTTCGTGGTGCATTTTTTACTCCTTACTTAGTTGGTATCAAAGATGTTAACATCAATCCCGTTCAAACGCAAGACGTTAATCGCCTCTTCGTATGCGGGATTACTCATACTGTTCGCAGCTGGGGCAGCGGCCTTTAAGACACCCTTGACCCACATGCTATTGGCTGAGTAATTACTAAACGCTGCAATCAACTTGGGCTGTGCAGGTATCTTCGCCAGCTCCAACATGATCTTTGCTGCTTGGTTTAATGTCATAGTGCCCCCGGAGGGATTCGAACCCCCGACCCCTTCATTACAAGTGAAGCGCTCTTCCCCTGAGCTACAAGGGCTGGTGGGTAGTTTTCCTCATACCCAGGAGGTGCTGCATCTACGGATTATTCGCTGATGTCCCAGTCAGATGGTGTGCCAAGACGCACCATGTGCATACAAGGATCGCCACCTTCTTCCCACGCTAGCTCTTCGCTCTCGTGCATAGGTGGTCCATCATGAGTGTCACAGAACTGTTCGCTGCAGTAACCATTGTCCACTCCGAACTTCAACCATTCATCAAACGTCATACGCTTCCTTTTCCAAATCTACCAGATAGTTCTGGTCTCACCCTGTACAGTGCTTCTCCGTACCATTGTACACTATGGCCAGCGGCATGTAAAGACAAGACGTGATAAAAATCTATGCAGTTGATGTCATGGATTCCAAGCTTGGCGTGGAATGGCTGCTCCCACAGTAGCTGTGTGCGATACGTTGGGACAGCAATGTTGCCAATCGCTACACCTGCTGCATCTGACATACATGCAGTCGCACCGTCGTTGTAAAGAAGGCCGGGAATCCAGATGTCAACATCAGGTTCTTCTATGATGCAGGACTTCATCTTGTACCCTGCACCATCTACGTATTCATCGTCGTCATCCAGCAGGCAGAAGAAGTCGGTGGTTGTGGCGTAAGCACCCATGTTGATAGCCGCTCCTCCATAGAATCCGAACTTCTGTCCGGTACGCAAGTAGGTAACGTTGTCAACATCTTGTGAGATATCAACGTTGTCAGCGACAACAACTACTCTGTCAAACTCACGCTTTGCGCACTCAATGGCATTGCCGAGTGTTGGCCTGCCGATGGTTCTGATCAGTGCGGTGATCTCAGACATTGAATGCCAGTGCTAGATCAACACCGTCTTCCAGGGAGATCTTTGGCTGATAGAAAGACAGCATCTTTGTGGGGTCACACACGCGATACATTACTCCGGTAGGTGCTGTTTCAATGTGCTTGATCTCTGGTTCGTAGCCCACTTGGTGGCATACTATCTCGGCAAGCTCGTTAAAAGAAGTTGGTCTACCCCAGCCCAGGTTCACTGGACCTTCTACATCCTGACGCACGGCTTCATCAACTGCGTTGACAATGTCAGTTATGTGGATAAAGTCTCTGACCTGGCATCCATCACCCCAGATCTCAAATGGGTTGCTACGGTCTTTGCCACGCTTAATAAACGATGGGAAAGGATAGTCCAGATCCTGATCAGCCCCGTAACCACTGAACGGACGGAAGACGTTTACCTTGACACCTTCCGCCTGAACGAACTGTGCCTGGTACTCACCGGTCAGCTTGCTCCAACCGTACGTAAGGTCGGGCATCTTCAGGTTGTTGATGTCGATAGCATCTTCACGAAGCTTGATGCCGGAATCTCTTGTCTGCAGATCAATGGGATAAGCAGCGGAGCTAGAGAAGTAAACGATGCGTCCTGGCTTAGTGCGCAATGCCCATTGGAACATCTCTGCATCAATGGAAAGGTCTACAGCAACAGAGAGTGGGTTGCCTTCGATAGTCATGCGGCCACCTACAACAGCTGCTAGATGGATTACAAGATCATAGTGTTCTCTGTTGCGCTTAAAGAATTCGCGGACATCATGCTCACGACCGTCTACAATGTCGATGCCAGTGATGTCGTGGTCGCTTCCGTACTTTCTAACAAAGTATCTGCCAACAAATCCTTTGTAGCCAGTAATAAGGATTTTCATTGTCTAACTCCCAGCAAAACCTGTGACCAACCACTTACATTCTCTTGCCTGATAACTGTGTAGCCGCCCTGCTCTAAAAGCTTTCGGTATCCATCGTTATCCCAAGCCCAGAGGTGGAACTCATAGTGTGATACGTCGTTTTCATTATATGGACTGCTTGCTACCAAGAACTTGGATGGCAATTCTCTAACGACTAAGTGTGGGTCTTCCATGTGCTCAAGCGTTTCAGTCATGACAGCAACGTCTGCGTATTCAATACTGCTATCGTTGTTAAAGTCGGTGTAACGTGCATCTACACCTCTAACATTCTTGGCGTACTCAACGTTGACTGGCATAAGATCATAGCCCCATGCTTCAATGGGCTCATCTTTAAGCAATGACAGCAGACCGCCATCACCACATCCGAGGTCTACAACAGACTTAGCACCCATCTCAATTGCTTCACGAACGAAATAAAACGCTTTAAGCAAACGCTCACGGTGTTCTTGCTGGTCAAGATGGTTGGCTACTTCACGACTTTCATACCAATCTTTGCTGGCATACTCTGAAGTTTCACCGCCAAAAAGTTTCCACTCCATGCTAACCTCTCAGCTTAGCCAGATCATTAACGAAGTCGTGAAGCATGTACTCGCCATATGCTTTGCGATCTTGATCGAACAAAGCTGGTGCGTTTACTTCCTGATACAATGCGTCCTCGTCTGCCTTGCCGTTGGTGAAGTGCAGGTGCTCAATGATTACACCTGGGCTATAGCGTAGTGTACCCAGACCTTCGCCAAGCGTCTTCCAGAAGTCATCCAGGTATAGGTGACGCTGCTTAGGTGGTGCCATGTATCCCAGCTTGCGTACAATGTGAGCATCCATCAAGACAGCTGTTGGTAGGTTCTGTCCCTGCAACAGGTCGTTGCCATAAGCTACGCCATTCTCAAAGCCAGTGATCGTTGACACAAGTTCCTTGTCCCAATTCTTGGTACGAATGCGGTGATCGTCACCCATAAAAGCAAGGTAATCGTATTCCTCAGCGTACTTGTTGGCTACGAAGTTAAGCGTTCCGTTCATACCCATGCGTGGATTGATCTCGTACTGTACGCCCTCGATCTGTGGGTACTCAAAGTCGTCATCGTCCAGGGCAAACAAGAGATCAGTGATACTTGAGTTCTCCTTGAACGCTTCGTAGAACTCAAAAGATTTCTCTGGTCTACTGCGCGTAGGAACGATCAACAGTACGTTATTTCTCATCATTGTCCCTTCAACAGGTTCTTAGACTTTGCGCTGTTGGCCGCCAGCTTGAACACGTTGAGCCACTGCTTGCATACATCTGACCAAGTGTGTTCTTGGATCCATGCGTAAGCATTCTCAGCACGCCGAGCAGCTTCGTCAGGGTTGTCCATGATGTACTTGATGGTGTTGGCGGCCTCTTCAACATCCATCAGCGGACGCATACGCTCGTTGTCGTTGTCCTTGATAATCCAGTGCGAAGGTGTACGGCCACTGCTAATTCTCCAGCCACGGTCATTACCCAGGATCTCAGGTGCTGAGGTGTTGTCAGGAGCAACAACAGGAAGCTTGGTGGCCATAGATTCAGTGATACTAAGTCCCCAACCCTCACCGTGTGTGGTGGTCAAGTAGCAGTCACTAGCGTTGTAGATACCGTTGAGAAACTCAATGGGAAATCCACTGTGCGCACCGAACTGACGTGGGTCTGGTACGGTGAAGTCTTCGCTTGGCTTAACACCAATAGCTTGTGCCATTTGCATAAGGCTGCCACCGAAGTCCGTCTCCTGCATGTGCATGTAAAGGAATGCTTCCTTAACACCCATGTCTTTCAGCTGCTTGAGAATCATCAAGCTACGAGACACATCCTTGCGCCCCTGGTTACGGTTGACATTGGTGATAATAAACTTGTCTTGCAGCTGAGCTGGGAAGATTGACTGGCGTGCAGATTCTTTGTCGGTTGGTGACAATGGGTAGAAGTCCTTGGTGTTGGTACCGTGGTAGATAACGTGCTGCTTGTCTGCCAAACCACCAATGAACTTTCGGCTTTCGTTCTTTGCGTATTCCGTATAAGCAACAGGGAAGTCAAAGCTAGCAACACACTGAGTGACCCACTCTTCTCGTGGTGCGCAGTCGAACGGGTAGTAGTAAACAGTGGAGAACGTCTTAGTTTTAGTGCGCTGCAGCTCGAGGATCTGAGCTACGATTGGCAGAACGATGAACGTGTCTTGCACGATAAACACAACATCGTACTCACGTGTTCCCAGCAGGTCTAGGAATACCTGTCGACCGAACACGTCACCGTATGGACCCTGTGTGCGCAGTGCGCTGATGGCTGGCCACAGTGTGCCTGGCCACTTCTCAGTGTCGTATGGGCCACCGTCATAGTTGACACCCACAACGTCAATCTCATACTTGCCAGTATTGTTTAACTCACTCATGATGTTCTTCATCACGGTGCCGAATCCAGTACTGCAGGCGTAGTCGCCCCATGCCAATACGCGCGTCTTGCTCACAGTTTTCTCCACTCTGTAGGACTTAAGCTAGGATCATTATACGGGTTGGTAAACGTTTCTGTCAAGCCTCTACCGTTGCTACCCCACTTCTTAGCATAGTATTCGCCACTCTTCAATGAGTTGAGTGGAAGGTTCAGCTTCTGTGTTGACTGGTGGCGCAGGTGCACATATGGAATGTGTGTACGCACACGTTTGTAACCCATGAGATTGATACGGTACTTCATGTCAGTGTCTTCCCACCAGGCTGGGTCAAAGTTCTCATCGAACGTACCCATCTCAGAAGTAAAGTCTGATCTGATAGCAAAGCACGAGAATGTTTGATCTTCGTGACTAAGTGGTTCGTCGCCCCATTCGTCTAAGAATAAAATTTCTGACGGGTCATCCAGTATTTCCAGGATGTCGTTGGGGTGCACCATGATCTCATCGTCGTTCATGTCTCTAGCCGCATCGGCCAGTTCATCGATGGTGTTTGGGGCGAACAGAACGTCGTCGTTACTAACAATAGTAACAACACAGCCATCATTGTAAGCTTGTTTGATGCCACGATTCCATGCTGCTGCCAATGGCACCTGATAACGATACTGTGGTTGGATGTAGATCCTAAGATCGTTTTCACTCTTAGCTGAGTAGATGGCATCGATTGCTTGATCGAAGTTATTCAATACGGGGATTACCAAACCGACTCTAACTGATCTCATAGCTGCTCCTGAAGATTGCGTGGCTTTCTGCCGCGCCCTCTAATCTTAACACGCGTCTCTTCTATCTTGGCAGCATCTTTGTCAGCAGCTTTTTGAGATTCGTACGTGATGCTTTCTACCTTGATGCCAAGTTCCTTGCGCATCTTTACTCGTCTTTGCGGCGTGGTGTTAGCCCAAAAACCATACTCTTCATACTTCAATGCATGGTCTAAGCATTCTTTGTTTACCGGACAAGAGGTGCACGCATCAGATACTGCTTTTGAATATTTTTTACCGTGACCTAAGAAAAAATCATTGAGGTCCATGGTGCTGCACGTGGCATTGTTTTGCCAGCTGTAATCAATTGTTAATTGCATAATGTTTACAGAAGGGCCTCGGGGGGAGTCAAAGTATGACACCGACTGCGACCCCCGAGGAAGACCGGGCCCTTCTGGAGACGACGATAAACATTCAGCCGCCTCACTATCTGGGACCAAGTTCTCCCCACCTTTACATCCTTTCTAGAAAAGAAAACCCTTAGGGGTTAGATCAATAGTGTCTTCCATGTCGCCTAGCTCGTCGACTACTCCACGGATAGATTCCGCTTCAGCTCTTCTTCGCAGAACTTTACTATCAACGCGCTCTTCGATTGTATTGCTCGCAACTGGGCGGTAGATCCAAGTGTGATTAATTCCCTTTGATTTCGAGTCAGCTCGGTTAATTCGGTTAGCTCTTTGTTTATATTCCGCATAAGTTCTTGGAATCTCAATATTCCAGAGGTATGGCGCATACAGATTCAGCCCTTCCTGACCGACATCACTGGTGATCAGGATGGCCGGTCCTTTGGTGTCGTTGAATGTTTTGATATTCTTGGTTACTTCGTCGCTGCTCATGCCCACGCCCCAGATAGGGAGGATGGGTACGCCAGAGAACTTAGCCCTTAGGGCTTCGAGATAAGGGAACAGCGTTCCGTTTGTCCAGAACGTAAACAGCACAGACTTGTCGCCATTTTCAATGTAGGATTCAAGGTTGCCCTCGATCAGTTGATACTTGGAGCTGTTCTGGATGCTGATGTCGCTGCCAAATTCTGCCACGATTTCCTTGGCGAACTTGCTGTCACTGTTCTTCAGTCCCTCGGTGGTGTTGCAGATCATGCGCAGGGTGTCAATGTATGACCAGTTGGCTACCTGATTGTCAGGGTTGTACTTTTCTCGAGCACGCTCTTCCGCCCAGTCGTAGATCTCACGGTCAAGATCTGACAGCTCGTACACCAGACGCTTGGGCATACTCTCAGGAAACTGGGCTGCAATAGTAGGGTCACTCTTCATTGCGATGTGCGTCCAGTCCTCGTGCTTCTTACCCAAGATAGGGAGCTTGGCACGGTCCCATTCCTTGACGTACACTTCCTGGACAAACCCATTGTTAAAGAGACCAAACTCTTTGCCGTACATGGACTTAAATTTGTCGCGACTCATGTCGCTTACATCCGGTATACCAGGAGCAACCACTGACATAATGTTGCGGATGTTCAGTGGGCTGGTGGTGTAGGGAGTAGCTGTAAGCGCCAGCACCATAGTGTCTGCCACTTCGTTGATCAAGCGAGTAAACCCATCACTCAATAAACTAGTGCCAGTGTTAATCTTCTGTGATTCATCAATGACAACCAGCACACGCTTGTCGGACGCCATCTCGAGTATCTGCTGAAGGTCAGTGCGGTCATACGATTTAACGCGTCGACGTTCTCCCTTGACCTTCTTGAGAGATCCGTCACGCACTTTCTCGTAATTAAGAACTAGCACCTGCGACTTATCTTGCTCATAAAATGCATGACGCTTGGCACGGGTCATCTTCTCGCCAACACGTGCAACAGTAAGATGGGTCATACGACGGTACTCTTGCTCCCAGTCGTACTGCTTGATCTTTTTGCAGAAGACCAGAACAAGGTCCACATCGCCAGCATCGAACAATTTCTGGCTGGTCAAGCAACTGAGAAGAGTCTTACCAGCACCAGTGTCCCACTGGACCAGCACCCTTGGTTTGCTAGAATGCAGTTGTTCCCAGACGTAGTTCAACCCGATGTGTTGAAATGGGAAGAGCTGGTGATCATCCAAGAAAGGACTGTTCACCTCGTACGGGTTCCTACTACATGCCAAGAGGGAGTAGTACCTGTCCTCAGCATCTTGATCTTCAAACTGCAATTCGTAACCGTTATACCTGATCAAGTCATCAAAAAAGCTGATCTTGTCACGATCCCGGAGAGTACCGTAGGAATCCAATGAAAATAATTTCTTGACTTCTTCGTCCAGACTGCTGTATCTTAGTACTCCATTGAGAATTTCACTTCTCTGGATGTATATAACTTTATCTGAAGACATGAACAAATCATATCACCGATCAAGAAAAAGATCAAGCTGAAACGTAATTTGTCGTAGGTCCTACTACAGTATCTACATTGAAACGGAGAGGATAAACCTCAGTAGTATTCTGAAAGAACGGTTTGTTCGCTACAGCTCTACGTGAACTGACCTCGTTGGTTTTACTGTTGCCAACGTAATCAATATCCAGTTCTGCATAGTAAGGACTACTCTTGTAATAAGGAACAACACTCACTCCAGAAATGAAAACGTTTGGGTCAAGAGCGGTCATCCTCAGCTGAATACCACTGGCTGGAATACCTGATGTGGTGCTCACAAAATATGTAGGATCATTAATAGGACCAGTGATTACCTGGTAGTTGGTTGCAGCTCCGCTAATAGTGCTGTACTCAAAACGTACTGGGTGGTAGAAGGGTGACAGCATACTTACGTAAAATACTTCGTCAACAAACTGGTTTACCTGGGTAATTTGTACGTAGAAATTGGAGTAGTTTTTACCCGTAAAAGATTCCAGTTGTACTTCAAACCACGTATTGAGAGGGATCTGCCCAGATGAGAACTGCTTGAACGCAAGCTCTGTCTGCGTTGCACCGTTGCTTGCAAATAAACTAATTCTGTATGTACCCTTATCAGTAAAGGGTAAGAACATTCTGGCAACACCACTTACACGCATGTTGTTTCGGTCTTGTGGAGATGTCCATGTAGTTGTTGGTGATGGGAAAGCACCAAGTTGGTACAAGTTGTACGGGCTACCAAAGCCACTGATAACGAGCTGGATTGTGTTTGTTGGAATGCTGCTGGTATAGTTCGTTGATGTCAAGTAGCCAAGGTTGCTACCGCTACCGGATGCGAATGTAACCGTAGATCCTGGTACGACCGTACCGCTAACAGGAGCATTGGATGAATTCACGAACTGTGTGTAGGCACTAAGCGTTCCGCTTACCTGTGAGATGCCAGAGCTATTGCCGGATACTTGTACCCCTGTGTAGAAGTAATAGCTTAAAGATTGGTTCGTTGGGTTATAGACACCATAACCAGTAACACCCTCTGCTGGAGCACCAAAATCAAGAAGCCATGGCGTAGTACCGCTTGCCGCTACACCTGGAATAGTGAAGTTGTATACAGCTGTGTATGCACCAGCACTAACAGACAACCCGCTAGCGGTACCACTTGTAGTGCCAGAAATCCAAGACACTTTTTGTGTTGCTACGGTGGTGCCGCTCAAACCTGACCAATTGTTGATCGTGATAAAGTTTGCATCTGTATACGCAATTTCGTTACTCGATGTTGGGTACGCTGCTGAACGAATGCTATAAGAGTTGTTGCTGGCAAGACCTGAAACAGCAACAATGGTGCTGGTTCCAAAGTTGCCAATACCGCTGGCGGAACAATTATCTCTGTACTGGCTAAGCAGAACCGATGAATCGTTCATAAGAACTTGCGAATCTGTTAAGAAACTGCTCCAGTCACTAGTAAGAGCACCGATATTAAAACTGGTGAATGTATCAAGAGTTGAGTACCATTTTGTTGTGGCAGTGTCATCGGGGTTAAGACCCACGTAGTTAACATTCTGAGAAATAAAACCGTTGGTGGTGCCGTTACTTGCGATCAGATTGGTTGGGTTGCTGCGGATATCGTCAAACTGTTGTTCGTAAAACGCTGTAAGATACTGGATACCCGTGAAGTAGGCTTCGTGCCAGCTCTGATCAATAGTAATCTGAGTGTAGTTGTGTACGGTTGTCCACGGGAAACGACGCTGCAAGAACTGGTTGTATGCAACGTTATTGTAATTACCATTGTTGTCAATGGTTTTGTAACTAAAAGTAGGGTCAGTAATGTAGGAGTTGGTTGTAAGAGCAGTCGTAGTGGTATTACCAAGCTGTGAAGAATTAAGTGAACCTAGGTTTGGCCAAGAGATGTCATTGTTGATAGTATTTGAAGACAGGCCAAACAGCGTAGAAGCATTCAGGTTTGTGGTAGTTGAAGTTTGTGGGTTGTTGTTGTTGCCAAGGAAACTGTACTGAACAGAGTTTCCATCGATAATGTTGCTTTCAATTTGACTGTAATATTCTTCAACATCTGAAGGAAACACGTTGACAGTTTTTGTGATGACGTCAACAGGCAGGTCATATGCTTCTGGTATAAGCTGTGTGAACTCAAACTTCAAGTACGTACACGTAACGTTTGGCAAATCATAGAGCCCTTTACGCAGATTAAAGTCTCTCTGAATTGGTGTCCATGTGAACTGACCTGGGTCAACAGTTCCACCTGCAGTGGACTGAGTAGTCCAGTAGATGTTGAACTTACATCCGCTGTACATTGGGTCAATGTATAGACGGTTGATCGTTGTTGGCGTAGGGTCACTTACCTGAGCGTAAAAATAAACAATGGAGTCGCCAGTTGGTTGTGGTGCACACTTCCAGAATGCAGTGTCATTGCCATAAATGTTGGCTATAGGATCGTTGACAAACGTGTAGTTCTCTAAGAAACCAAAACGGTTCTGCGTATTGACGGAGTTTGTTCCGTTGATAACCGCAGAAGGTACATCAGATTCTTGCAGCACTTGCAAACGGACACTGACGGATGTAAGGCCCACCGAGTATGCAAGGTCTACAGGGATACCATTGCTAATACCTTGAACCGCTTGGTTGCGTGTGATCCGGATTGCTAAATTGGGTGTGTACTGTGTAGACGGTGCGTTGTATGTAAGGGGCAACCAGTCAGTAGTGGTGTAGATATCAGAGCCACCGGCGTTAACAAACGTGGAGGAACCAGGAAGAGCGTTCCAATTGTTGTTGGTGTCAATCCAACCTAGTTCAACAAAGCATGGAACATTAAGCGCATACAGTTTGACAATGTTAAAGTAGGTGTTGGTACTGAAATTGTATGTCAGGATAACAGGAGGGCTGTTGGGTCCACCGAATTGCTGGCTAGAGATCCACGTGTTTTCAACAAATTGGTCAAAGATAGTGAGGTTGTTGGACCCGTTAACAATGCTGATGTTGGGATCTGTATACCCAGTGCGTTGGTTGGTCTTGATGGTGTCAAGCACACCTGTTTGTGCATAGATCTTGTTATATACAAGCCCGTTAATTGTTAATGGTGGAGTCGCACCACCGCTTACATATTCCTGTAACGGGTCAGTATTACTTGGGATGATCGACATTATTGTGCACCATAAAGGGTAGATGTAACTTGTACTGTAGGGATGGCAACGCTATTACTTGGGGCACCGTTTCCATTTGTATCTGTGCTAGAAACGTTTACAATGTTGCCCGTTAGGTCAATGATGATTTCTTCAGTCTGTAAGTGAGCAAAGTATGGAGCAACACTTTGCTGATTTCTTGTGAGCCAGTATCTAGTACCAGCACCTGGCGTAATGTTTGCTGGCGTATAAATGTTCGTTGCCGTTACTGTTGGCTGCAAATAAAAGTATTCAGAATAACCCACTGGATTGCCGCCAGAAACGGTAACGCTGCTTAGCGGCACTTGCGTCATTGTCAGATATGGATTGCCAAAACTAATGATGTAGTTGTTGGGGACAATCTTTTGTATTGCAGAAAGAATTCCCTGAGCCTTGCTCTGATCCCACTTGAATACGTTCCCGTCAACCAAGGGGATAAGAACAATTTCTTGACCTGCGTTGAGTCCTGCTCTGCCATACCCAGGAGTTCTCCAGCTTTCAAGCGCATAGAACTTGATACCAGTGATAGCTTCGCACAAGGTGAGGATACCCCATAGGTTGGCACCGATCTGAAATGCTTCCGCTGCTCCCAGCAAACGTTCGCGGTAAAGAGCGTCCTTACGTTGCACTTCTTCCCATTGCGCATTAAGAAGCTGGTCAATGAACGGGTTAGTAGCGAAGCTATAGATCTCAGATGAAATTCTATTGATTTGGTAGATTTGACCGAGGATGTTGTCCAGGTTACTGAACTCAATGATTTCTTGCCCAAGGCGTGCTACGGTCTGAATATTTCTGAGCTGACCAGTTCCACTGTTGCCAAGCAAAATGGTCATAAGGTTTGTGAGATTGTCGCCCTCATTAAAGTTGTAAATCTGCTCAGGGAAGTTCTCTACCTTCTTGGCTAAGGTAGAGTGAGGAGATATTGGGAAGACGTTGCCCGGCATTAGAAGGTGCTTGCTCCAACAATTGTGTAATTAATGTTGCTGATCAATGGTAACTGGTTGCTTGGAAGCAGGAAGTCTGATGTGTATGTACTGAGAACCGTGCCATCCAGAGCCGTTGTGCTTACACTTGTAACACGTGCGTTTGATACACCAGCTACGTTCATGATCTGGGTTTGAATCTGAGCAAACGAGATGATAGAAAGATACCCGCTGCCATTGAAATAGTTCTGAAGTTGGTTCAAGATGCTCGACTGAACAATTGGCAGACTGTACCCACTGGAGAATACGATTCTTACGCTTACACTCAATCGCTGAAAGACGGCCTGGTGAACCATGGTGTTGGTACCAAATGGTCTGCTCTGCTGAACAAGTGCTTCTACGTCTACAACGTCATTGTTGTAGTTGTGTGTGTACTGTACCCATGATGGAGTAGATGGCTGAGATGGCCATCCTGAAGGCGGTGTGGATGCGTCCAGAACAATACCTGTCATCGAGTGAACACTGTTCGCTTGATTGGTGTTATCGTAAATTGGATAAGCAACGGACTTACCACTAAAGGTTGTTGTTCCGCTGTTTGATACCGATGAGCTCAAGTAAATACCGCTGCTCGACACACTTGAAATCCACGTACCAGCACCGAGGATACCACTACCATCTTGTGCCAACGCCAACCCGGGTGCCAGGAACGTGTTTGCGTTTGGAACAGAAACGAAGTTAATACCCGATACGGTGGATCCAGTAACTGTTACACCGTAAACATTTATATACGTATATTGGGACGCCGTTACGGTTCCAGTAAACGTAATAAAATTGTATGGATTCAAACAAATTGGGTAAGTTGCCCCAGTGTTGTTGATAGGATTGTAAAGGAAAAAAGTGTCAGCAATTCCGCTAGAAGCTGCACTGAGCTGCGATGGGAAGTTGATAAGTGGCTGACGATCAAGTGGGATGTAGTAGTCACCCTGAGTATCGGTTGTTGTGTGAGTGCCTGCGCTGCCACCGCTACCAAGTACGTAGTTCCCTGAGTTCAAGTACCTGATGCTATTGCCCGAAGACAACGTAAAGGATGGGTTAAACACAACTTGTTCGGTAGCAATGCCAGCTGTTGTACCATCGATAAATACGTCTACGTAGTTACCGCTAGTAATTGTCAATGAACGATTGGAGGCAGGGTTATATTCCGAGATCACTTCAACCGTGTTGCCAATAAACATTGTCCCGCTGTTTGTGGGGTTAGCAATTGACAAGAACAGCTGTGGCGAGAAGGTACCACTTACTGTGTACGTACCACCGCTGTTGTAGTAGTAGTCAGAGTTAGGAACGTATACAGTTTGACTTGCTGAGTTTAAGCTAGTTCCTACAAGCTCGTTCCCCTGTGGATATAGGTAGCCGCTATATGTTGGGTTGTAGGACAAAGTTCCTGGAGCACCGATGTCGGGGTTGCCACTACGTACGTATTCCGTGTACGTTGTGCCACTAATGGTAACTGCACCAGTAACACCTGTTACGCCACTTGCACTAAGCGTGTTGCCACTACCAATTGTCAAGCGGTATGGGCTAGGTCCACCGAATTGGATATTAAGACCCTGGTTGATTGTGTTTCCTGAAGGTGTTGCCGTTACGTTAATACCGTAATTAGGTGCAACACCACTGACCATTGCCTGAAGGCCAGAAGCAAGTGCAGTGCCAGTTGTTGATGAAGTGAAGCCGCTATATGTAACGATATTGGTTCCGCTGTATACAGTGCCACTTACTACGTTAGTCATGCCACTGTATGCAATCATCTGGAATGTTACGTTGCTAGAGCCGCCACTAACCGTTGCTTGAATTGACAACTGTTCGTCATAGAAAGACTGTGAGCTTACAGCGTTGGCAAGGTTGACGTTTGGGTTCTGCAAAGCAGTAACAATGTACTTACCGTTGGTGCCGGTAGTGTTGTTGAATGCGGTAGCCTGCCATCTTGATCGAAGCTGGGCGTCGCTTTCAGGATCAGTACCACCAGTAGTGGGGTTAACATTGGCAATTGACGTGACTCCGTTAAGAGTGGTTACCATTGCCGTAATGGTATTAGCAGGAACGTTGCCGAACACACCGGGCAGGGTTCCAATGACTGGCACGTTTGTTTGTGTGCCGCCAATTGGGATAATAGCAGGCGCAGTAGTGGTGAAGTAAATTGGCGTTGTGTACCTTGGGCCAACTGGTACAGCTACCTGAGTTCCCAATGGAATATTGATGATACTGATGGCTGGCGTATTTGAAATAAACGATACGGTTCCAACAGATCTCTTACCGAGCTGACGATAGATACCAAACAAATTGACAAACGTGTCAAGGTCACTACCGGATTTTGTGTTAATATTGTAGCTGTAAGTCTGCAGCGTAGAGTTGTTGTTAGCGTTTGCGATTTCCTGAGCAACTGATTCAAAGATCTTGTAGGTAGGGCTGCCTACGCTTACGTCCCATGAAGGGTCGTACGTGGTGAGAGCTGCTTGTAATCTAGCTAGAATTCCTGTTGTATCAGCCATTTTGGACCGTGACTCCGTTGTTATTGATAGAAGCGATTAAGTTAACAAGGTTGCCAGCAAGTGTTTGAATGACAATGGTGGCATTAATCTGTGTCCCGTTGTTGTTTGAGACCGTTGCGTTGACAGAAACAATGTTTTGTATAATCTCGTTTCTATTCCAGATCGATAGTTGAGCAGAATTTTGCGCATTTTGTAGTGCCAAGATTTGATTGCCCTGGTACAACTGTAACACTCTAATTATCTCAGTTTCAATGCTTGCGGGTGTTCCGCTAGTCTGAGATTGACCGATCATGCCAGGAAGAAGGCTACCAAAATTAGGTGTAGTCCACCCCGTCCCCAAAGGTTCTTCAAGCCACAAAGCAATGTCTTGTGCTAGTTTATTTGAACCATAGGAAAACTGCAGTTTTCCGCTGTTTAATTGAATATCGCCGTTGCTAACTGTGATCGTCTTCATAATATCTTATGTAAAATAAGGGTTATAGTACATTGCTGTTAGAACTTAGTCAGGCCCGCAAAGACCGCATAGGTGGGCTTAGATGATGTGCAGATCACGGTAAACGTGTATGAATCCACCGTGTTCGGGTCAGCAGATGTCCAAACATAACCACCCTGATAGTACGTAGTGATGTTGTTGTATGTAGATCCCTGGGCCGGTAGCCCTCCCGAAGATGCTGGAACTCCGTTAATAACTATAGAGGAAGGGAGATAAGCAGCAGGCCCATTGGCAACGAGCAAAGCAAATGTTGCGCTTTGACCCTGCATGGTAGGCATACCAGTTATTGCAATGCTGTACTGACCAGTAGGTGCAGTTGGGTAGTAATAGAATGAACCGCTGGCGGTGTTCATAATTACTGGGTTAACAATACCACTTAGCGAAACCCCTGGATTGAACGCCACGGTTTCATAAGCAGAAGTAAGTATGGGGTTTACATATGTGCCACTGTACGTAGTTATGTTTTGGAGTGCTGGCAGTGAAGCGGTACTGTCAATCTGTAATGTTGAAGGATCTTGGAGGCCAGCGTATAGATACAAGCGATATAAAGAAGTGCGCTTTTCCACCCACCACACCTGGTTGGGAGCCAGCTGATCAATCGTAACTCCTGGTGGCATAGCCTGCAGATCAACCTGATACTGAAAACCCTTCATGTCAAATGCCAAGCAGTAGTAGTTTTGAGCAGCGTTCGGGGCCTGGCTGAGTGGGTGCAGCTCAGGGTAAGTTGTTAAAACAACCTTGCGTACACCATCGTTAGTATCTACCTTCTTGCTAATTACACTCATGACACAAAATCCAAACCGTAGTGCATCACTACGCCGTTCTTCATGGGTGCAGTCAGCGTTGCTTGCGTAGTAAATCCAGCCACACGGTCACCATTGTGTGTAACCTGTGTGCAATAGAACTGGTATTGATCCTGGCCACCATTTTCGTTGTCCAAGTTGATAACGATTCTCATTCCTGGGTACAGCTCAGGCATAAAAGTGAACGTTACGTTGCTAACGAACTGTGCTCCCCATTGAGCCATGAACGTTTGCAAAGCAAAGAAGTACTCTAATGCATGACTGTGCAGCATATTCTGCTGGGAGACTTGTGGTCTAACGCCATATCTATTCAAGAACTTGATGGCAATCTGAGCATTTTGTTCGTCGGTAGATGCATTGTTCTTGAGCGTGCCGAACAACAATTGCATAGTGGTGGCGTCTTGAATACTCACAATGCCCTGAGTGGTCATGAAGTCGACCATGTTGATAGAGCTACCAATACCAGTAGTGTCACCGATCACGGCAATGTGAGTTGCTAATGCGTCATCATTGTGATAGATCTGGAAGTCAATAATTTCAATATCAGAGATTTCAAGTGCAGGGTCTTGACCGTAAACACCGTAGTAATCAGGGAACCAAGCAATGAAGTCGCCGTTTGGCGCGCTCATATACGATCTAAGACCAGCAGAAATTACCTGGTCAAGGTCCTGTAGCAACGGATTGTCAAGCGAAAATGCTTGGGGCGTTCCCTGAAGTGTGGTTGCGGTGATGTTATAGTTGGGTGCAATCCACGTGGTGTTCCATCCTTGAATGTCCGTAAGAATGGTGGCGTTGTCAGACGTTGAACCGCTGGATGTGGCAAAGTTTGAAGCACCTGATCCTGTGTAGTTGGAGTATGCAGAAGTACTGGGCACAGAGATGGGTCGTGTTATCGAACCTGCAATACCAGAGATCTTGGATAGTGGTCTACGTGCACCCATGTATGACATGCCCCAGCCGGGAGGAGCACCGCCATTCTTGATCTGACTCCAAACAATTGAGCCATAAGCTACTGGCCTACCATAATCTGAAGCTGAGATTACTTGGCCTACACCAGTTTTAGGATCAAAATCCTGCGTTAAGCACATAACGTGTGCAGGTTGTGGACCGTTTACTCCTGGCTTATAGTCCCCTGGCACATCCCAGAAAAGCAAGTCTCCAACTTGTGGCATCTGACTTTTAGGGATAAACAAACCGTTCTCATTGGCATCCGAGTTATTACCAGCACCCCACTGTGCAAAAGTGTTGGCGCCGATGTTAATGCCAATTTGTCTGTATGCCCATTGCACAAGTCCAGAACAGTCGAACCAACCACCGGAGTGAGTGTATGGGTTGTTGGGGGTTTCTCTGTACTCAGGCCCGCTTGTAGCCTGGCTGTACATAGCACCAATCTGTTGGTCTAAGTATGTAAGCAATGCTTTCGCTGCGCTGGTAAGAACAGTAGACGTGGTGGCGGATTGAGTGTTGATGCCAAGATATGAATCGATGTTGTTGGAGGACGACTGGGCAATTGTTGGCTGTGGCCCTGGAACAGAAACCTGTGATTCGTCAGCCCATGCAACCTTTACGTATGAGAAATCGACAGGAATTTTCTCGGTCCATAGTGTTGGATCGCTTACAGCACCATTAAGATAAGCTACAACGCCAGGGTGTACCTGGCCGTAGTTAACATTGGGATCAGCAACAGTTGAACCGTTCTGATAAATAAGGTTGCTGTTTGCATCTGTTTTCTGCGTGACACTTGTGGCTCTCAGTACAACTACCTGGTTGGTCTTATCGTTGGAAGCAATAAGCAAACGTCCGTTGTAGTCCATACCATTAGGGTTATATGGGTTATAAGAAACCCATTGCTTTGCTGCGTTTACACCGCTAACGCTTGTGTTGGTTATGTAACTGAACGGTAGAGAGCAGTAGTAAGTGTCGTCTTTTATAGAGCTATAGTCGACTGCATTCAAACTGTTCTTACCTGGGAAGTACTTTTTACCTCCGTTAAGACCAGCAGTCTTTAGGGCAACAAAACGAGAGATTGAGAACGCTGTACCTACACCACCGTCCGGCGCAGACGTGTCGTTAATGGTTTGTACTTTGCCGTATGTATACTTGCCTTTGGATACGCTTTTGCCACTGGTAATATTGTTGACACCAAGAATGGTTGCGATGTTTTCTACCGCTGCTTGGTTAAGCGTAGAATTGTAAAGGTCTTGGTTCTTTGCAATTGAACCGGCGATATCAAGGAACTTCTGTGGTACTGGAGCGATGTGGATTCTGCTTGGATCCCATCCAGCTACCTTGGTAAGTAGGTTGACAATGACCTGAGCAATACCACCATCATTCAAGGTAGCGTTGCTGCTGGATGCAGAGCTGTCCATGTAGTTAAGCAACAAAGATTGAAACTGCAGAAGCGTGTCATCCCAGAACGTCTGCTGCAAATTTCTCAACGTACAGTAAGCGTTTACTGTTACCGGTGTTGGCACCAACGTCTCGATCGGTGCCAGCGTCACATACCCCGTAAAAACTTGAACAAAATTTGTTCTTTTAAGAAACACCGTAATTTTGTCCATCGTATTGATTACGCGGTTGTACTTACGTCTAGGGTTGGCAAGCGTCATTGTGAATGAGCTTGTGGCATTCATGTTTCTTGTGACCTGGAAGTTTGTGATATCAGCAGATACGTCAATAACACCGTTGTTGATCGTGCTGATAGAGCAGCTAATATCTGGTGTGTACGTGAATGTACCTGATTTATTCCAACTCATTATTTGGGAAGTCCTTGAATTAAGCTAGTGCCACTTGCCACTGTATTCACGTTGATCCAATTCTTACCGTACAAGTTCTGAGTAGCAGCAGTGGGTGCATATGTTCTGGACAATACAGTGTTAGATGTTGAATTCTGGAATGACGGTAGTGCTGGATTTGATTGGTTCTTGTTTATAACAACCATGTTGTAACTTGTTTGATAAGCGCTCTGGAATCTAATATAGTTCTTTTCTACATTCTGAATCCAGCCTGTGTATTGCAAAGCAGGTAGAGGGTCTTTGCTAATCAGCGTGTTGTAGATGGGCGAGCCGGGATCACTGTTGTTGTAGTAATTCAGAACCATGGGTGTGTTGGTCCCGCCGTTTACAAGTGCTAACTGATGCTTGCGGATAACATCCTGGAAGTACTGCATCTTCCCAAATCCGTCTTTAGGATCGAAATTTTCAAATCCCAAGTCCTTGCTTTTTCTAAAACTGACAAGTGGCCACACAATAGAGAATGAGACGGACATTTCTGCACGACGAATTGGCATCCAGCAAACGCCTGAGCGTACTTGCGTAGAAGCAAATTCATTGGTAGTGGCAGTAGAGAAACTCTGAAGCCATACTTCAAACGTGATGGATCTGTTACCATCAAAGAGTGTTACTGTTGCATTCCCAGCCATGTTTGCCAACTTTGATCGTTACTAGAAACCTGATGAATCATCCCGTTTACGCTCCAAGCTAGACCGTTAAATTGAACTGTTTGCTTGTCGGGCTGCAAGATAGGCGAGGAGATCTTGCAGTTTGAGTATGTGTAATCTTGTGCCATAATTCTCCTATCTATAAGCTAATGTTTACGCTTTGGGAAGTGAAACCAAGGTAGTTGGAATTGTATCCAATACCACTTGTAATTCTGTTCAACGCATCGTTTACAATTGCTGTTGATAACGCTGAATTTCCACTGAGATCGTTGTCGATCTCAAATGCCATGCTGTATGGGTAAACAACAGTGTCAACACTCCAACCAATTTGCATTTGCTCAAGCCAAACATGGGTGTTGAAGAAAGAAGATTGGCCGCCCTGTCGTGGGATGTTAAGCGTCGCACTTGTTTTATAAATGTTCTGGTTGTCTTGCATGGTTTTAAAATTGCCGTAGAGTGTGAGCAATTTTTCTCTACTGCCAGCTTCTCCCTGGATTACAACCGTGTTGGCTCGAGCAGAAAGAAGTTGTGTCACACGACCACCAATGGTGCTCATGCTGGTTGTGTTCATCTGGTAGGTCCAGTTAACTGAGTTGACGTTGTATGGGAAACTGTATGTAATGCCGGTAGTGTTGTCAACAAGCGTTGCCGTAGCATTACTTGGCTTGTCATCAACAAGCATGTTAGGCGGATTAATAATTGTCATTATGAAGTAGTGGTCTGATTAACTCTTGCTGATGGGCTTGTCACGCTAGCGTTTGCGCTTTGAACTGCAGCAGTAAGGATGTTCTGTAATCCTGGTGCCAACGCCACTTGTACGGTGACTCCATTAGATGTGGTGGCCGATGTCGACGATGAAGTTCCGGCTACGTTCAATCCGTTATTCATTGCAGCTATTCCCAATGCACTAGTGTCAGTGGTTAAGCTGTTAAGGAATGTTGATGTTGATGGAACACCTTGCGTGGCCGTACCCGATGCTGTCGTTGGTTGAGTATAACTACTAAGCATAGAGGTTGTATTGGGTAGGTTTCTAGCCTGTGCAATTATACTGTACGCCCAAACAACTGCCTGTTGTGGTGTTGTAACATCAGTAACACCAAGCTGAGGGAGAATTAAACTTAGTTTAATTGCATAAGGGTTAAGGTCGGAAGGCTTGCTAATTGTGTTGACCGGAATACCAATCTGTTGCAATAACTGCATCATGGCCTGAGACTGCAGTTTGGTTGCTTGTGCTGCCCCCATGTTCTGAGCTGCTGAGTATGAGTCCATGAATGAAGTGCCAGCTTGTTGCGCGAACAAAGCAATACCCAGCGGAGTACCCATAAGTTCCTGACCGGTCATACCGGCAGCTTGAGCAACAAAATTGCCAGCACCAAATCCTACGGCAGCATTACCAAACGCTGTGGCAGCACTACCACGGAAGCCAAGGCTTGCCGCTGTACCAGCACCAAGCTGATAGTTCTGGCTTACATAAGCCATGTTTGTGTCGGTGCTTGCGCCCAGTTTTCTTGCTTGCTCGTAACCAGTGGTGTATTGATTAAGGTCAAGACCATAGGCAAGCGCAGAACTCATAAGCTGCTGGGTTTCACCGTGACTAAGACCATACCCTGTCTGAAGTTGATAGTCTAAGTTCTCGTAATTAGTGACCTCACCAGGCCCTCGGTAACCAAGCTGCTGGGCAGCCAGCATTGCTGTGTAAGCGTCAGTAGTACTGTACAAAGCTTTTTCAGGTATGTTGTAACCAAGTGCTTGAGCTTTGTATGAAGCAAACTGTGTGGGGCTTACCGTACCAGTAATGTCGCCCAACGCTTGCATCGGGTAAGAAATATCTGAGCGGATAGCATTGTTTGCTACTTTAAACTGATTGTAAGCAACCATGCTTGTGCTCATAATTCCTGCTGCATTTACCGCAGTGCTGGATTGAGTAAAACGGTCTAAAGAACCAACCAGTGAATCAAGCTTAGACATCAATGCTTGTTGAGCTTGTGTATAGAAATTGCCAGCCGGTGCTGGGCCAACTTCTTCACCAGGTGCAGGTGCTTGATATTGTTGCCCAGCACTTGCCCATTTTGCATAAGATTGAGCAATGTTGGACATACCAGGAATGATAGTGTTCGCACCTGGGATCATGCCAAGGAGCTGACCGATTGCACTGTCTTGCATGGTTTGCGTTAAACCAGAAATTGCCATGCTTGGAGCGTGCTGATAGTTGTAGTTATTTAGATTGTCAAAATAACCAGCATTAGCTAAATTAGGATACAATTCAGAAATATTAAGAGGAATGGCGGATTGAGGTCTGTATGAAGCTCTTGCAGTGTCATATTGAGCTTCATCAGCCAATCTTCCACTGGCATGTGGGATTTGATCTTCTTCGTATGGTTCTTCTACAGGAACACTTGATCTTTTCCTGCTGGTAGCTGCAGCAGTTCCACCCAACTCTTCTTCGGTAGGAACAATGCGTGCCCTACTTTCAAAGAAGTCTGGGTGGTTAGGGTCAGCAAACTGCGACTCTCGACTGCTTGCACTCCAGAAAGGGTCGGAGCTATAGTTGTGCATCTGGTTGGCGTACGCTCCCCATGCCATAGGATTGGCAAGAGGATTAGAGAAACCTTGGCTGGCAGCTCCAGGACCGTTTTGTCCTGTTCTATTCATAACAGCGTTAATGCTGTTTGAGCTCTGAAGGATAGTGTTGATGGTGGCCAGAACTTCCTTGGCACCTGTAGCATTATCTTTAATGCCTTGAGAAACAAGATCAACGACACTCTTCATGCCAGTAAGCATTTCGTTAAGAGGCTCTACAATCTTAGACCGCATATCTACGGCCTTATCAAGAGTACTCTGCATTGAATCGGAAATGGTTTGCCAGTCGTCACGCATCTGACTAGAAATTGTGCCGAGGGTATTAAATCGTTCGGATAACGGACCAGCATCGTCAGGGAATTCAAATTGTAATTGTATCGGATCTGGCATTACTCATCACCTCCAATCTCGTCCACGTTGATACCGCCAAACAAATCTAGGAAACTTGCTGACGGTGAATCTGGGTTGTCTTCCATCTCTTTGAGCTGTTTATCGATATCGCTAAACAGGTTTACCAACTCAGCAGCTTCTTCAACACTCTCAGGAGCAAGCCACTGAATGTCAGTGTTGCCACTGATAGCGTCTTGTTCCTTCTTTTCCATGTACTTTTTGTAAAGCTCAGGATTGTTGATGAACATATTCTGCTCAAACTTAGCAACTTCCAGATCGTATTCTTCTTCGTTCTTACGGATTCTAACGACAGAAAGCATTGCTTGCTGAACCATGTTAAGGTTGGGCTTGTTCAATACACCTTGTTGATAAGCTAATTCGCTTTCCTCAATGATGTACGGATCTACTCTCCACCTTTTGGGGTATCCTTTTCCTCTTCTGTCTTTTCAAAGACGTCAAGGGGGATAAGGGCATCAATGATGCCCAACTCTTGGAGGATAAGGATAACCTTGGTCTCGAGCTTGTCGATTTCCTGATACAAGATGTCGACAACTGTGTCGTACCAGTTGTTAACGATATACTCATACTTTTGTCTAATGACATTGATCCCCTTACTCAATGGGACCATGTCTCTACCATCCACGCTTACAAGGCCTGCTGCAACTACAGAGGCTCTGTAAGCACGACCGTAACCGATCGTTTCGATGAATGGCTTTGCTAGTAGGCTAACCTCTAGCTTTTCATTAACTGTAAGGGTTCTTACCACAAATTTGTGATAAGGAATACTTGTGACTTCAGTTTCAAGCTTGCCGAGAAACAGCAACCCTTCAAACTCATCTTTCCACTCGTTTGGGAATGAATCAATGTTTGCATCACCGGTCTGGGAGAGGTCTTCAATCCCCCATCCGTTGTTCTTCTTTGTTGTCATGTTACCTTTGGGTCTAGGGCCTTTCGGCCTACCAACTATTTGTTAGTTCTTGTTCAGGAAGCGGTTGTAGGGCTTCTTGGAGCGGCGGCTGCGGATCTCAATGACCGAGTAGAACTGACCATTGGTGCCTGATGCAGGAGCAGTAAGAACTGTACCAACAGTGTTGTTAGCAAGGGCTGAACCAGTTACAACACCAGCAGTGCTGACAGATGTAGTGGTGGTTGCAGGAACGGCAAGAACACCGTTGTTGCTTGTGCCGCTAACAGCTACGGTAGCACCTACAGCAGTACCGGAAGCCACAACTGCGCTTGGGCAGGTACCCTCGATCTGAATGAAACCGAAGTTACCGGCAGGAATGTTCGTGAGAGCAATACCTGCGAACTCACCCTGCTTTGTGCCGACAGTAACAACGTTACCGTTTACACCTGACAAAGTCGTGTTGACGCTGACAGCGTAAGGCGTGCCGAGGCTGTCCTGCTTAACGAGCAAAGAAACACCAGAAGCAGTTGAGATGTAGCGGTTGTTGTAGTCATACCATACGGTAGCCCAACCACCAGAGATGGTTGATGCGGTGCCGTTGTAACCGAGTACGTAGCGAGCACCGTCTGGGCTTGTCAAAGCAACATTGACAGCATTACCGCTCAAAGTTGACTGAGGAGTGCTAATACCAGTGTTGGAACCAGTCTCACCACCGGCGCTCCAACCCTGTGCAGCAAATCCAGCAAGGCTGAATGTTGATGCGTTAGGGCTTACGGTACCAAGGATGTTAAGCGCTGATTGACCAGCACCGAACACCTGACGGTTGATACCTGAAGAAGCTTGGGCGGGAACATAGGTACCGCTAACGCTGGTAGCACCAGTGTTAGTAGCATCCATGTTGACTGTTACAACTTGGATTACGTTCTGACGTGCGCTAAGAGAGATCCGGTTGAAGGTGTCAGCGTCAACGACGTACTGTACACCAGGGATCATCTTGCGGTGATCAGGAAGGAGAGCCTGGCCTTGACCTGGCTGGAGTTGAATAACAAAAGAACGAGCAGACATTGTTTAAGTTACCTTTCTTAGAAGAGTTCTTTTCTTGAGCGATACGAGATTGTAACAATCTTAGGAATTGTCATTACACCAATAGATATCATTTCATCAATCTGGACGTTTGTAACGACGCACCCCTGGTAAACAATCTTGCGTTGTGTACCGTCTGGCTTATTGATGATCTTTACGCATGTCACTTCACCTTGTGCCAGCTGGGCCTTGAACACGTCAAGGAGGTCAGAAGCTGTGGTGAAGTTGCTGCCGAGCTGTGCCCAGACTTCTGCATTCCATTGTTCTAGGAACGTAAGCTCAATTGATCCAGCGGTAAGAGCAATGGGCAACGCGATTTCGATAGGATATGGCGAGTCAAGTGGCTGAACCGGTGTTGGTGATGCGACGGGTGAAGGAGCGCGCTCGTTGATTACCTGAGCGTAAATCAACGGCTGACCGTTGTATACGAACGCGGTGTATCCTCCACCTACGCGGAATGTGGACTTTGCCATATATTCTCCTAGTAGACTACAAAGTTGCTCTGAGCATTCTGAGCAACTACGGTACCAGTCTGAGTGTTAAGGCTCAGGCTAACTTGGATGTAGTTGATCGGATACGTCGGAGCGTATTGGAATGTGACGTTTACGGTTGTTGGTGTTGCTGGGTTTAGCGACAAGCTAAGGTTTTGGTAAGACTGGATTAAACCATCACTAAGAGCATTGGTCAACGTAGCCTGTACAGTGCCGAGAACGGCTGCTGAAGTTACGTTGGTCAATGGACCACCAACAAGTTGGCTATTGACAAGGTCTGTTCTTACGTTGCGTGTAAGCAAGTCGCCAATAGCGTTGATTGAGATTTCCTGGCTAACCCATGACGTAGTATCAGTTGTCAAACCTTGGAGAATCCAGAAGTTACCGTCGCGCTTCTGTCGTACAGTGGTAATACCATACGGCAGGTAGTTAGTTGATGCGTCGATCTCGCTGATCTGGTTAGGGATGCTTGAGAAGCCTGCAACGGTCTTGTTTGTGATTGGCGTAGCTACGGTGGGCTGGTTGGCAAATACACCAGCAATAGCAGCAGCCATGTAATAGCCAGGGATGTTGAAGCTCGTTGTGCTCAAGCCAGTAACTGCGTTGAATCCTGGGTTGTAGTTAACAACAGCAGGGTAAACCAAGCTGATTCGCTTGCTGTAGAAAGACTGTGCAAGTGATGCAAGTGCTGTGGAGGTTACCTGGTTGGCAGTGCCATCAACACCGATGAATGCACGCTGCATTGTACCATATGAGAACTGGTTGTTCAGGTAAGTGTTGATGCCGCTTGCCAATGTGCCTGCGCCGTAAGGAATGATCTGACCATTTGTTGCGCCGCTTGTGCTAACAAACCCGTAAAGAGGAACGATAACGTCTACTCCGGTCAAACTCATCAAGTACGTTGGGTCACTGTTGATACCGCTAGAAGCAGTAAAAGTACGTGTCCAGTCGCTCAACTGTGCAGGACCAGTGTTGCTTGTAGAAATTCTGGCAACCGGCATGATGCTTACGTTGCTTGCACCGTTTTGGAAAGCAAGTTGTGCTGCAAGAACTGCTGGGTTTACGATGGTTGTTCCGCTAACTGCTGGACCAATTGCAGTGGTAAGTGCGTTGAAGTTAGGGAACTTGCCGTATGCACCCCAGTTGTGGCCGTAGCTAATGCCTACGGTGCCACTAGGAACAACGTTCTGTGTTGCAGTACCCGTAATTGTCGTTGAACCGATACCGCCGTTTGTGGTGTTGTTGATGTAGAAAGCGCTTGAGTTAGCACTTGCAACGGTGTACGTACCGCTAGCGAAAGCGACAGTACCTGTTACAGCGGTGATGGTTACGAGAGAACCGGCAACAATGTTATTCGTTGTGGTCGTGTTAAACACCCACTGCGTACCGTTACCCGTTACAGTTACAAGGTTTGTGTTGGCAGCAGTACCGCTGGTTGTAAGGTAGCTAAATGGGCTACCGCTTGGTGTGGAGACTGTAAAGTTGGTACCGTAAGTACCGGTAACTGTAACACCGAGTGAGTTCACCCAGGTCACGGTGTAACCGGCGTAGTTAGAATACGTACCAGTAGAAGTCGTGTTAACCATTGGTGTAGTGAGCTGACCAATGTTAAGGCCACTCGCAGGGACTACACCGTAGAACGTGTCGGTGCTTGTACCTGGCGTAGGCTGGTCAGCGACAATAGCAATGTTGATGTTTGCATTGCTGACTGAGGCCAGCGAAGTACCCGACTGGGTTACATACACACCAGGCGTGAAATAGTTGGTAATAGGGGTATTGGGCATACAATCTCCTTCACGGTCTTGTGCAGAATCTGCGTAGTTTTACAATACTTCTTTTCATAGTTTTATTAAGGAAGCGGATACCAGGGGGTTCCTGGCTGGTACAACGATGAAACTGATGGGTAGTATTGGGTCCCACTCGTAACAATTGTTGTGATCTGTGGCAATTCGTAGTTGTATTTTGTTTCGTAGAAGTCGCCAATGCAGTTGATGCGGAAGCTGGCTTCGTAAGTTAATTCCTCTGGGCTCCACGGAGTTCCTGAGCTAATGCTGTCACCCAAATTGGTATAGGTGCTGGGCAACAGCGTCAATCCAACCAGGTCGTTGTTGTAGATACTGGCGTAGAAAGCGGAGCTAGCGGGGCTACCCGCACCCATAAGGATCAAGTTTGTAACGCTGTCCATAAGGCGGTCGCGCTCTTCTGAGTGCATTGCCATGATTTGAAGGTCAATACTTCCCTCAAAATAACCGGTTCTGTTTACTACGGTACCCGAATATGTGGTGCCACTAATAGAAATACCGCTGGATGAAACAGAATAAATATCTGGATTGAGTCCAGTCCATTGAACCTTGCTTGCGCGGAATTGCACAAGAATGGTTGGCCACGCTACTAACTCTAGCGGATACTCAATGGTTATACTATTGGGAACAAGATCTAAACTATTATCAACGGGGTGGCTAGACAGCTGGCTAAATCCTGCGTTTAATGCTTCGATAATTGTTGTTTTTACGGCTGTTACGAACATTATACGCTGGCTTTCTTTCCATAAACAAACATGCTTACATCATCTTTGATAGACGATAATAGCATCATGTCAACGACTTTTTGAGTGTTTGCGGATCTGCACCATTCGTCTACGCTCATCTCTAGTGAACGTTGAATAAAGTTGAGGCCGGGCTTTGCAGGGTAGGTCCATTCCGGCTTACCGTTGTAGATTCTTCCGTCTTTTGAAAGCCTAGTAATAATCGGAATAGTACCAATGTTGTTTTCTGTAGCTCTGCGGAAAAATATTGTTCCACCAGGACTGCGCACTGGCACGTTACGACCAGCAAGGTTGGTCATAGGGTGCTCTTCAATACCCTGGTCTAGATCAAGAATATAACTTACTTCTTCACTAGCATCTATACCAATAATACCTTCTTGTGAAATAGGTGTCAAACCAAGAAGGGCTTTACCGGTTTTGCGTGGACCAATAACGCGCGCAATTTCTACAGCTCTCATTGCAATTTGTCTAGCAATTTGCTCTGGTACTGGGACCATCTCGCTCATATAACTGGCACTCCATAGTATGGGTGGCTTGGTGGTACATTCTCCAACGTGGTTGTTTGATTGACGTACGTTGTTGTGTTGTAGCTTTGACCAGGGCCTGTGCGAATTGAGTTAGGGTTTACCGTGCTTACGGCAAAACGTTCACCCAAAGATGTTGGAGTGCCGTTAGTCCATTGGTTTACACGGATCACCAGGTCTCCAACGCGAATTTCTGGGTACCAACTGAACTGTACTTGAGGAGTGTTCTTCCAGAACTGACCAGTGCTGAGGTTGGAGCGTTGCTGTGGTGTGTCGGCAGCGATCATGTAAAGGTGGTAGCAGATTGGCTTGAAACCACCACTGAATGTCGTACCGTAGCAGTCTGGACAGTAGCTGTTACCAGTCTGACGGTACACCTGGTTTACACGGCTCTGCGTTGCCAGCGACGGTGCTGTAGGGTTTGGGCTGTCTTGACAAGTGAGACAGTAATTGACCAGCCCATTGACCTGATCTTCTGCACGCCACAGTTGACGTACGATGGCTTCTTCTCCGTACCATTGCAAAGCTTCATCATGAAAACGTTGCTGATCTGTCTGTGCCCAGATTTCCTTCTGCTTGACAACAAGCATTGGGCTTTCAACTTGGTAGCTTAAACCTGTGCCTGTGCCTGAGACTACTGGGCCTGGCTGTGGATTGATACCCGACACACTATACTCCACCCATGTTTACGGCAAATTCGGCTACTTCATTTTCCCATACCACGCGGGCATTCCAACCTTGCTCTGCATACCAGTCAATAAGATCCTGCGGGTTCTCGCCACGATGCCAGTATGTTCCCCATACTTCTACAATCTCACGGGTATCACGCTTAACATAGTCTGGAATACGAGTCTTGCCGCCTTTAGCGCGGATGTGAAAACCACCCTCACCAGTGTGTTCGTAGCCAAGTGGTTCGAGGACAGGCTTTAACGACAATTCTACCTTAGATACCTTATTCCCGTAGGCATTTACAAACGCGCCTTCTTTGTGACGTTGGCTGACGGTTTTGGCAATCTTGGCACGAGTTGCAACTGAAGGGCCATCTGGATTAAGTTCTACGTACCGTTTACGCTGTAAAGACCTACGGCGACGTTGTTCATCAATTGTAAGCAAATTAATGTTATGCCCACTGATAAATTTAGAATTATTCAGTGCAGCTTTTACAAAACCACCGCAACCACACTCACATGGGTTTTTTTTGTTTCTGCAAACATCACATACTTCACGTAGGCGTCCACATGAGTTTTGTGTACGTTCTTCGTTACAACGCGTGCAGGTATAAGTGCGTGTCGTACGTTTTTTTGTTCCTGTCTTACAACCCATGCACATATTAAACTCCACCCATATTAACCGCTGCATATTGAAAATGCGGTCGGCTCGGATTCGTGAACATACGCGGAATAAGACCACCAGCAACCAAAAGGGATCTCTTGGAACCAACCATGTATTGACGTTTCATCTGACGGAGTTGCTTGTCAGCAACTTCCTTGTCAAACAGGTACAACTGCCACCAACGGTTGTAGTAATCTCGACGGTCCATCCAAGCAGCGTTCATACCAGCTGGCGTTGGTTGTTCAATGTAGTTACGAGCAATGTGCTTCAAGAAGTGAGCGTACGTTTGTGTAGACAAGACACCGTAATACGTGGTTGGAAAAGGAACAGTAGCGTTGATACCAACCTGATAAGCAGGGCTAAAGATCGGTTGAAATTCGAAGTTGATGTAGTCCATTGTTTCGTCTTGCATAACCATGGCCACTTCTTCATACATCAAGAAACCACTCTGATTGAGTTCCTGCAAGTATGGACCACCAGCAGTACTGTCAAAACTCTTGTCAAGTCGGTGCACAATACCCGTCACCAGCTGACGTTGTTCCGTATCCAGATTGCTCCAATACGGCATCTGATCAGTAATGATAAAATTATCTACGTACGTTCTTGGGCTACCATTGATGGCGTAGTTCCAAGTGGTTGCGTAGTTTCCTTGAATTGCTGTCTGGCTAGAGTTGGTTGTGTACTGGTATGTACCCGTGCTTTCCCACGTTGCTTGTCCAGAAGCGAGCACCACAGTGCCATTATCAGTGTTTGTAATGTTGATCCAAACGTATTGATTGTCAGGATCAGCAAGAGAACCGCTGATGTACGTTGTGATTCCCAATGGCTCGGCTGCGTATTGTGGGATAGGACGTACTCTCATTAGCTACCGATATAGTGAATAGATACGTATGTTGTTTGTGCACCAGCAACTGAACCGGCAAGAGCCAAGCTAGGAGCCCAACCAATCAAAGTAATTGTGTTGCCAGCATTTAACGGAATAATGTCAGACAAAACAACCGTTTCTGGAATCAACCCAGCTACAGGCACTCCTGCAATATAAGCGTCTGCTGCGACGTAATATCCAGTGCTTGTACCTGTTGATGTTGTGTAAATGCCAAGCTGACACCCGTATACACCGGAGGCGGCTGGTTCACCATAAGCACCATATGCTGAATAACCAATGGATGCACTGATCTGGTAATAGCCGGTATATGGAACAGTAAGACCATTATTAGAATAGGTCATACCACCAGAAACAAACCCATATGTACCAGTAACAACTGTTTGGATGGTTGTATAAGTGCTTGAGTTTACAGTCGTACCTACACCGTACATTCTTGCTTTGGGTATGCCGGTAATTGTGCTGTTTACGGCAACACTGTTGTTAAAAGTTGCGCTCCCATTAGAAAGGATACCCGTATTAAATGTTGAGTATGTACCATTTGCGACAATTGCGCTTTGGACTGTAAGCACTCCATTAACGTTTGTTGTGCTGAGGGTGCTTGATCCTGCAACACTAAGTCCATTGTTCAACGACAACGTACCGGTTGATGTAAGGTTTGTTACATCGTAGTCAGCTACCAAAGGACCAGCAACCCAAGGAACCAATGTTCCACTGGTGAGTACACTGGATTCTTGGGCTCTAGCCGTAACGCTAGCTACAGTGGAGGTGGTGTTACTGTTAATGTAGATAACTTCAGGGCTTGCGGTAGTGCCGTAATATCCTGGGTTCAGCGTAATTGCCATGTATTGGCCAGCTGGAATGTTTGTGGGAAATCCCGTACCAGTAATTGTCAGCTGGTTGGTATTAGCAATAACATTAGATGCTGTTCCTGATAAGAAATTTTGACGATAACGTGTCATTTAAACTACTTTGGGAGGTTGTCGGGGGTACGGACAGTCTTAGCTGTGTCAGTTACATTGCGGAGAAACGTCTGTGGGGTACGGCCATCAAATGGATAACCACGTGAAGGAACTGTCTTAGGAGCATTAATCCAGCAATAGCCAGGTCCACCTTGTGCGCCGTGTGAAACGGTCAAAATGTCATTGCCGTGTACCTCCACGACAATCGCTACATGTTCGCCCGTTCCAGGTCCATAAACTACGTAGTCACCTGGCAAAACGTCTTCTACAAGAACACCCTTAGCATTCTTAACCCAGAGAGCAAGGTGCTCTTCGTGGCTAAGGAATGTGCCAGTGTAGCCTTCGTGGTCAAAGTTAAGGCCGTTTGGGTCATTGCCATTGGCAAGGAATGCCCACAGGGTGCAAGAACCCGAGCAGTCGGTATTGATGGGAAACTTGGGAGGCCAAACACCAATGGCGTTCATGCGGTCAGCACCTTCTGAATAATTAAAGTGCTGGTGGTTGGCTACGCCCCATTCAGCCCAGGCTACTTGTGCGTTGCGTGTGTCGTTCATACTATCTCCTTTTGGTCTATTAACTAAGGTAAAATCAAGAAGGCACTACATCCTCGCCAGACGGATAGTCAGGTTCTGTAAAGTCATTGGGTTGCAGGACTTCTTCTGCGGTGTACCCTTCGCTAGCAGGAATTATTGGTTCTATCCAATTAAGACCTGGCTGGTCATTATTCGCAGTGAAGTTGCCAGCATTATCAAGATTTTGATCGTTATCTAATGCATAATTATTAACATTGATAAGTGGTTGTACTTTACCAAATTCAACCAACAAGATGTTTAATATATAAGATTGCAGCTTACGTATACCACGGTAGCCTTCATACACTTTGGCGTTTGCGCTGTAATATCCTCGGTTACCTAGCATTAGTTATACACTTCATTTGTAGTTGAAGCAACATTAGTTGATGGGAATGATGGCGTTGATGTTGTATTCCAGACAATGCGGACAACGCCAGATGCTCCACCGGCACCGTTACCATATCCGCCTCCGCCAGTTCCAACATTTATCGTGTAGGTCTGACCCGGTGAAACACTAAGATTGGCGTAGGCTAAAGCGCCTCCACCACCCCCTGTGGAGTTCTGCCCAGCACCACCACCACCGGGCCAACCGCCTCCTCCGCCACCAGCAGCACCACTAGCGTTTCCACCACCCGAATATACGGTGTTCGATTGAAGTCCGGTTGACGAACCAGCGACAAGACCCGTGTATGGATAGGAACCAATGTCACCGCCCTCTGAAGTAGACGACGTGTTGTTGCCACCGGGCCCACCTGCGCCAGCCGTGTAAGTGACATTGGAACCCGGCTGACCGCCCTCTGTTGGTGAGCCTACTGTTGAGTTACCACCTGCGCCGTTGGAACCAGAGCCATAAACGCCCGTTCCACCACCGCCACCACCGTTTGACGATGGCGAGCCACCACCACCGGCAGCACCACCTGTACCTGCCGAACCAGCCGAAGACGCTGTAGCACCACCAGCACCACCAGCACCTGTGTAACCACCTGCGCCACCGCCACCACGCAAACCACCAGAACCACCTGAATATCCTGTTCCCGTGACACCAGTTCCGAATGAAGCAGTTCCGCCTGTGCCTGGGACACCGCTTGCTCCTCTAGAACCACCACCGGCACTGATAAGGGTCGTTCCACCACTGTTCTTTACGGTTGAAGCAGTGCCATTCTGACCAGCAATTACACCACCAGCAGCACCGCCACCACCCCCGATAGCAAGGACTGAAATTTGAGTTACACCTGATGGAACGGTAAAAGTATAAGTATTTGAAGCGTTAAAATAAATGTGTGATCCTGTAACAGCTACTACAGTTTGCGAAGAAAACACATTGAGTGCTTGGATAGCATCGTTTGCGAATGTAGTTACGAGTGGCATTAGAACTTTGTCAATCCTGCTAACAATGTCCATGTTGGGGTGGATGACGTGCAGATCACAGTAAACGTGTATGAATCAAGAGTGCTTGCATCCGCTGAAGACCATGCTGTGCCACCTTGGTAAAATGTAGTAATGTTATTGTTTGTCGCACCCTGCAATGGGAGTGCTGAGCTACTTGCACCCGCTTGATTACCATTAATGGTAACGTTGCTGGGCAAATAAGCCGTAGAACCATTATTTACAAGCAAAGCAAAAGTGGCGCTTCTACCAGACACGGTTGGTGCTCCGGTGATTGCTACTGTATATGAACCAGATGGTGCTGTGTTATAGAAATAGAAAGAGCTGTTTGCTGCATTAAGCGTAGCTGGAGTAGCCGTTCCGCTAAGCACGGTTGATCCACTGTAAGATACAACTTCATAAGCACCCTGAAGGATAGGGTTGATAATGGCACTTGCCACTGTAAGAGTACCACTAAACGTAGAGTTACCAATGTGTGTTGATGTGCCAGATACAGTAAGACCAGAAGCAACAACAAGGTTGCCGCTAATAGTTCCACCGGATCCTGGCAGGGCAGCATAAGCTACACCACTAACGGTGTTAAGGTTGCCTGAAATTAGCGCGATAGAGCTCGTGTGACCAGTAACAATACCAGATGTTGTGTTATATTGCCCACTAAGCGTTACAAACTGACCTGACAAAGTTGTAAGGCTACCACTAGTGGCTACATACTGTCCAGAAAGTGTGTTCAAAGAACTTGAAGTCGCTGCATATGCACCGCTTAATGTTACAAATTGACCACTAAGAGTTGTAAGACTTCCAGACGTAGCAACATATTGACCGCTCAGGGTAGCTAAGTTGCTAGTTAATGTAGCAATGTTGCCAGTTGCAGTAGTAACTATTCCCGAAGTTGTTAGGTACTGACCTGACAATGAAGCAAACTGACCACTAAGATTCGATACATTTGTATTGGTTGTATTTAAGTTACCTGATGTAGTGGCATAAGCGCCACTGAGTGCTACAAACTGACCCGATAACGTTGTTAGACTGCCTGATGTAGCAACGTATTGCCCTGAAAGAGTGTTCAAGCTGCCACTAATTAAAGCAATTGAACTTGTGTGGGAAGTTACAATCCCGCTAGTTGTATTGTATTGCCCAGATAATGTTACAAATTGTCCTGAAAGAGTTGCAACGTTAGCATTAGTTGTATTTAAATTGCCTGATGTTGTGGCGTATGCACCAGACAATGCAACAAATTGACCAGATAGCGTTGTGAGGATTCCTGATGTGGTTGCATATTGTCCGCTAAGGGTAGCGAGGTTACTGGTAAGGGTAGCAATGTTACCGGTAGCAGTAGTAACTATGCCAGACGTTGTTAAGTATTGTCCTGAAAGTGAAGCAAATTGGCCGCTTAAGCTTGCTACATTAGCATTTGTTGTATTGAGGTTGCCTGATGTGGTTGCATAGGCGCCGCTAAGGGTCGCAAACTGACCTGAAAGTGTAACGAATTGTCCACTCAATGTGGCAAGGTTTGCAACTGTTCCTGTTACTGTTGAGTTGTTATTGACAATGGCATTTACCACACCACTAACAGCGGTTGTACCAACCAGAGTTGCAGCGACTGCACCTGTGCCGGTTGCAGTTACGTCACCGGTAAGAGAAGTGATCCCTCCACCACCGCCACTAACCGTTGCTGGCACCCATTGTGTGCTGTTCCATACAAGAGATTGTCCGCTAGTAGCAGTTACACCACCAAGGATGGGGCTGGTGATATTCAATGCACCGCTGATAGTGCCACCTGATCGTTGCAAAGCAGAGTAAGCGACTCCGCTTACGGTGTTTAGGCTACCTGAAGTGGCAGCGTATGCACCACTTAGCACAACAAACTGTCCAGAAAGAGTAGTAAGGCTACCGCTGATGCTTGCAATTGACCCAGTGTGGCTGGTTACAATCCCACTGGTTGTTACATATTGACCACTGAGGGTTGCCAAGCTGCCTGAAAAACTAGCAATATTTGCTTCATCAGTTACTTGCTTGCCTGAGATCGTAGAAATGTAACCAGCTTGAGCTGTAACAATGCCAGAGGTGACAACATATTGGCCAGACAAGGTAGCGAGTGAACCGCTAAGAGCAGCAACATTGGTAGTTGTATTAGTTACAATGCCGCTAGTGACGACATATTGACCCGAAAGAGTAGCAAGGTTGTTGGTTAGTGTGGCCGCTGATGTATTGAACTGAAGGTCATCTACTGCAGTTCTAACGAGGAATACATTAGGGTTGGTGCCACTACCCGTAGCATGTGCTACTGATTTTGTTCCATCCCAGCCACGGCCGTTGTGTGTACCGTCTGTCCACACTGGGATTACTGCATTAACACCAATAGAGATAGCACCGGATGCGCACAGGATCTTTTCCTCTGTGCTGAGGCCGTAATCAACCACCAACGTAAATACACCACTAGTTCCCAATGGGTTTGTGGTGGCAGTGCCGCTTGAGCTTACTTCATACCAGCCAGATGTATTGCCAATTGTAACTGTTTGCCCAGCAGAATACCCGCTAGCAAGCGTTGCAGAAAGATAGGAAGGTGCAGCTGCGCCAGCGATTGATCTAGGAGTTGTATATGTGGGGTAAGCCATTTAGATCCTAAGAGAATTGTACGCTGATATTAAATTGTAAATTATCCCCTGGGTATAAGTTAATACTTGAAAATGTGCTTTTCAAGAACATATAACCAGCCGGTCCTACGACCGGAGTAAACATTGGGATTGTGCCCAGCACTCTACTAGAGCCGTTTGCGTTGCGAATTACATTGAAGACATTCGTGCCGTTTCCAGATGTCACTGTCATTACTTCGGTGAGCACCTGCACATTGAACGGAAAGGTGCCTGGAAAGCCGCTATAGCCACTCACTGTGATAGTGGTATCTGTGGGTCCAACTTGATTTGCAAGAGTGCCTACGGCTGAACTAGACTGACTGGTAAAAAGACCTACCTCGGTAACCGAAACAATCCCACTAGCAGTAAAAGTACCCGTACAGAAGTACGTATCACCTGATGTAACGGTAGAAACGGTACTGACAGTTCCAGAGATAACACCGCTGATCGGGTTGCTAAGAGCAATATCTGTGGGTAGCGCAGGGCTTACACCAGTTCCCCAAGAGAGGTATTTTGGCTTACTCAAGGAATAGCCAGAACCTGTAATGACGTTGACAAGGCTATTTCTTGTCGCTGATGTCAATACTGTGTTCATTTTCTTCCCTTAATGCAGTAGAACCAATGGCGCCAAGAAATTCCTGGTCACCATTGGCTCTTACGATTACTGCTTCTACCTTTATTGAAAAAGGTAAGTGTTCCATTAGTTCTGCTGGCGCTGAGTTCTCTTCTGGCCAGTCTGGTACAGGTTACCGCTATATGAAGCGAAGTAACCGTTGAGACGCTGGTCTGAGCTACCACCGTCAACATTTGCGCCAGTAAGAATCTGACGTACTTGTTGTTGGGTAACCAGGGCACCGCTAGTTGTAGCAATGCCGGAAGCGTTCAGGATTGTACCGCCAAGGATGTTGCCGTTGAAACCTACTACATATGAGTGGGCTGTAGCGTCATCGATCCATGTAGGAGCAGCGTTTGGAGTACCTACGTAGTTGGGGTAGGTGGTTGCCTCAGTACCGCTGAGAGCAAAAGCAGTCAGGGTTGGGACAGCACCGGTACCACTAACAACCGTCAATGTAACACCGGAAGGAACAATGATGCTCGTTGTGGTGTTGTACAGGTAGTTAGAAAGACCCTCGTTAACGTAGAACGTGTAACCGCTCAAAGGACCAGCTGCAAGTGCAGAGACCAAACCGCTAACCTGTGTACCAGTTGCGGTACCAGTAAGGGTGGTGGTAACACCGTTTGAACCACTGATGGTGAAGGTTGTTGTACCAGTACCAACTGAGAGTTCCAAGATACCGCTGGTTGTGGCAGCAGCATTGACCATGATGGCGACATCAACAGGTGGTGTTACCATACCTGGTGTTGCACCACCACGAGTTACTCCGCGAAGGTTCAGCTTATTCTGCTGTTCCTGACCGACGTTGGGTGTTGTAGCCATGTTAGAATCCTCTCACAGTTGTGTTGTATTGGTCATTCTGAAAAATCAGACCCTGGTTGTTTTGACCGTTCCAGCCGTTACCGCTAAGAGTAACTGTGGCAGAACCGCTAACAACAGTACCGGCAAACGTCTGAGGAACCCAAACGTTGAACCATGGCTCGTTGTAGATGGTGGTGCCGCTAAGCACCGTACCGCTCGGGATGATAGCACCCAGTGGCTCAGCAACGGCGTCGCTGGGCTTCACTGTGTTCTTGGTCTCTTCGCTCATTTAAGCTCCTTATAAAGGTGGAGCTTTGCAGTCCACCGGTTGTTATACGTTCTTTGGCTTAGGTGTGCTGGTGCTGCTGGCCCAAACCTCTTCCCATGTCTGAGTCTTGCCAGGCTTAGGCTCGGCTTCATCAGGCAGTGGAATCTTGTACAGACCAGTGTTTTCACTAGCTCCTGCAGCGAGACTTTCACGGAGGTGATCCATGTGGCTCTCGCTTGTGCTGTTCTCATCTCTGAGTTCAGCGATCTTGCTTTCTGCTTCTTCGGCTGTGATGAAAGCAATGCGTCCACGTTGTACGGCTCTCAACAGGTATGGATCCTTGCGAATCTCTTCAGCAATAGGCTGGATGCTTCCGTGGAAACCAGCGCCGTTTAGCTTGAAGCTACCCTTATCGCTAGCAAACACCGTTGATCCATCCATCAAGTTCTCAATCCAGTCTGCAGTCTTAATGTCCTGCATACCTTGGAATGATGCTGGAGCACGCTTTTGGAGTGCTGCAGATCTGTCTGCTGCATCCGGTACATGCTCTTCAAAGTGTCCACCCAGATCCACTACTGGAATTGTTGTACTCTCTGAGCTTGTATCGCTTGACTTTGATACTGTTCTTGCCATTTTGTTTCTCCTTGTTTCAAGGCAATGTGCACATTTTGCACACTGCTAACAGATCTAGGAAATCTGTAGTTTTTAATGCGAATTTGGTACGATGACCGGGGAGCGATCTCAAAGGATCCGACCTCCCCGGCACTGGTACGTTTGTTAAGACTAAGCCTTAACGATCTTGCCCAGACCACGGGGGTTGAGAACGATCTCGGAGACGAGCTCGTCCATGACCCAACCCTTGTGGAACTTCTCTGGGGTGTGGTTCTCTTCGACGTCGAGTGAGTACATGACGGGGAAGACACCGAGGAACTCGGGGCTTGGGGTCATGTAAACGGTGCCCTGAGGTACCTCAATCGAACGCTGAACCTGGAAACCACCGAACTGAACGATGCGCTCACCGGCAACAACACGGTCCTTGAAGGCCCAACCGGTCTGGTTGATGTCCCACTTGTAGAGGTCACGGTAGTCGATCGGGTTGAACAACAGACGTGAAGCCTCCAACTGGTGGACTTCAATGAGAGCGACCAAGTCGTAGAGTGAGTCAGGGGTGATGTAACCCGAGAGCTCGTTCACGATGTGGTTAGGTGAAACGGTGTGGTTGGGGTCAACGGCGTAGTTGTTGATAGCAGCCTCGAGGACTGTGATCAAACGGGAGTCTTCCTGCATCATGATGGCTTGCTTGGACATGTCCTGAGCGTACTCCACGATGTTTACGCGGAGGTACCACAAGTCTTCCTTCTTGATCTGAGGGAAGGTAGCGATACGGAACAAACGGACTGGAACCTTCTTACCTTCGAAGGGCGTCACGCGGACTTCACCTTCGTTACCGGAAAGAATGTAAGCCTGACCGTACTCGTCAAGTACGTCGTACATGACAGGTACACCAGGGGTGAGCGGGTCTTCCAGGAGGACGTTACGGGTCATACCCTGGTAACGGAGCTTCAGCTGGATGGGACCAATCATACCCTGGCCCAGACGGACCATGTAGTTGTCCTTGTCGGCAAGGATACCGGCGAGACGACGTTGCTTCTCTTCACGAGTAGCAGTCTTACGACCAGTAGCGGCAGCAAGGCGCTCTTGAGCCTCGACGATACCGGCGACGTAGTCGTCAGACTTCTTGGCAGTGCGAGGTGCCAAGTGATCAGCGTAGTTATTTGACATTGTTCATATTCCTTTCAGAATTAGGCCGTTGCGCCGAATGGTACGAGACGGATTGTAATCTGGGTGGGGCTGATGACGTCGATCAGTTCAGCAACTGGGACGCTAGCGAGCGTTCCTGCAGCACCTGATACGGTAGTGATCTGACCAGTTCCAGAGGCGGTGTACAGCAAGGTACGAGTACCGTTCGAGTTGACAGTGTAAGCCTGAGTCGTGTCAAAAGCAGGAGCCGTAATGTTGAAGAAGGCGTTAGAGCCACCCAACCATACTGCCCAAGCGTTTACACCAACCTGAGTTACATCGTCAATGTTGGGATTGCGGTCCAAGCAGCTGAGACCGAAAGGCTTGGCACCAGCTGTTGAAGCAGCTGAACCAGCGTTTGCTACAGTGTCAGGACCCGTACGGTACATGACCATGCCCGAGTAGATGTTCGTGGTGTCCGAAGGGTCCAGGAACGTGTTGTAAGGCGTGGCTTCGTACTTCTCGTACAATGGAGTGCACGTGCGGTGAACCCCAACGTTAGCGATGCTATTCAATTGAAGCATTTTTTCTTTCTCCTTAGTTAGGGATTGGTTAAAGTGTCATCAGCCAGTCGTCAGAAGCAACGCTTTGACGAGTAACTGTTGAGGCCGTTGTCAACCGACCCATTTCGGGCATGCGGTTTGACCCACTTGCCACCTTTTGGCTCCGGGGTTGACGAGCCCCAGATTCTTCGAGCATGTCAAGTGAAGCTACAAAACCAGCTAGCTTAACACCGTCCATTTGCTCAAACTTTGCAAGATGCTTAGCACGGTCGTCAGGATTTACCATGCCCATCTTCTCAAGACGGTCTACAAGGTTGAGACTGTCAAAAATTCTTTCGCGGGTGTCCTGAACAGCAGCGACAACGCCCTGCTGGTAAGGAACGAATGCAGGGTTGGTGCCATCGTAAGGCCATACTTCCTGCTTGTGAGGCTCTTGGCCAGGAATGATGCCGGTCTCGGCACCATCGTTGTAGAACGGTACGTAACCAGCGTCTTCACCGTTGACGTACTCAGGAACCTGAACGTCGGTGTGGAAGCTAGGTTGCATGACAAGCTCACGGTCCCAGACGCCAGCTTGGTCGTCAAGGTCGCGAACGTCTACAATCTGCAGAGTCTCCTGGTTACCGTTGGTGGCAAAGTAGAAGTTACCATCCTGGCCCTGCCAGTGGTCAACAGTGTCGGCGTAGTACCAGTCACCATTGGAAGCAAGGTAAACAGAACCTTCCTTCTTGTTTGAACCCTTGCAACCCTCTGGGCCACAGAATCTTGAACCTTCGGTGGCAGGCTTTTCGCACTCTTCGCCAACACACTTCTTAGCTGCAGTCTTGTTGATGTCCTCGAGGAGACCTTCAAGAGCGTAGAGGTCGGTGGCAGCCTGGTGAAAGTTGTAAGTAGTAGCGAGGTCGCTTTCGATGTCGCCAATGATTGAAGCTACGGTACCCATAACTTCATTGACTGAGTAATCTACGCTAGCAAAACGAACAACCGTAGCGGCCTCGTTAGCAGCAGTCATAAGACGAGAGAAATCAAAATCGATCTCGTTGTCAATTGCATCGCGGATCTCACGTGAAGCCTTGTAAACATTGTACAGACTCTCATCAATTGGATCTACGCTTACGCTAGCAGCCATCTGGCGGCCCTCAGCGTATACGGCAGAGTTACCGGGCATACCGAAGATCTCACCGGGTGAACCGTCTGCAGGGTCAGCAGCATCAAGGTCAGTTACCTGCACCATCATACCAATGGGTTGGTCAGCAACCCAGTTCTGTACTTCATTTACAGCTGGCGGAGCTTGGTATACACCAGGCATAGGCTCAGTGCCAACCAAGCTAGTTTGGTCATAAGGCATCTGTCTTGGAGTAGTGGTTTGTCCGGAGAGACCATGCATTTGGTAAGCATTGTCTGCGTATCTAGACATTTCGTTATCGAAACGGCTCATTGTTGCTCCTCGCTGTTGTTAGCGTTCTCTTGTTTGATCTGGTAATTTTGTTGAGCTTCAATTCCTGCACCTTGTTGAAGGAACTGCTTCATACGAGTAGTCGCATCGTTATGTGCATTCATTGAATCATCTTGAAGAGCACCAAGATCCATAGGCTGCTGCTGTTGTTCAGCAGCTCCCTTTTTCTTGTTCTTCTCCAACTTCTTTTTGTTTTCTTCGATCTTTAAACTCGCAGGGCTAAGAAAGTTTCGTTTAACTTTTTTTAGCATCCTAGGATCTATACCCAAGAACTTGGGTCTTTTAAATCCTAAAGCTCCAGCAATTTCGTGACCACATTTTGGATTTTCGCAAGAACCCGATATTTCTCCCTTTTTAAGGGAATCGTTAACAAACGTTAAATCTCCACACTGCGGGCACTTGACCTTACCGCTGGAAACACCGGAGAGGTCATAGCCGTTGAAGTTGTTGTTCCCAGGCAGAACATCTACAAACGACAAGCTTCTGAAAGCAGCTTTAGGGGTCTGCTTCATCTGCTCTTCTGTTTGTTGGATGCCCATTGCTGCTTGCCATTCCTGGATTGCAGCCTGTACGTTTGGGTGAATAAACGCACAGTCTGGGCAGATACCATCTCTGAATCCGTTGCTTCCGCACTGAGGGCAGTCGCCAAGGATAGAGATAGGAACTCTTATCGTTTCCAACGCGTACTTCATTACGCTGTCGCTAACGTTAAGCTTTGGCATTAGAAGCGTCTCTTCTGTACAAGCCAAGCGGATTCGTCAGCAGGTTCAAAAACGAAACTAAGTTCAAAGAAGTTTGGATTGATACAGCTTTCGTATACCAGGCTCTCAACACGCTTACCGGCCTTGTATACTGTAACGTTCCTACCCTTAAGGCGAGGAATGTGAGTACAGAATTCTGATGGCTTGCTTGCGTATTTTCCGCAAGCTGAGCATTGAGTGCCATCAACGTCGGCACCCATACTCACTGCATTTAGCTTGCCGTTTTCAATTGCAGCTGCAAGCTTAGGAAAAGTAACAGCGTCAACTTCCATCAAGCAATAAACACTGGCGTCAATAATTCCAGATGCGAGTTTTGTTTCACGATAAATAGCGTCAAGAATTACACCGCGAGCACGATCAGGATCTGAGTTGTTATGCTCTACGTAGATTGGGCGACCGATAAAAGTCTTGTAGCTTTTCTTGATCTGATCTACAGGCCAACCGTCGTAGTTAGCATTTACTCGAGATGAGATTGCTCTGGATGCAACATAAAGAAATCCCTTTTCAGGAGAGAATTCTTTGAAGTCTGCAAACGTAACAGGGTGCAGGTCAATAGGCTGGTTGTTACCAGCTTGAACGCTTTTGCCCATAAGGCTTACAGTTGGTGCACCAAATTTAATCATGTTCGTAACCTAGTTTGTGTTAACACAGTTTTTACATCGTCGTAATGTTTAATACTATGTTAAATATTAGTGATGGAGATTGATCTCGTCTTCCAAGACATCTACCAGATTGTGTACTTCCTTAGATTGTTCTTTTTCAAGTTCAAGAAGCTGATTTATCTTCAAAAGCAATTCTTGAATTTTTCCCAGTGTTTCTCTAATGACTTTTGCGTCTGCACGAGTCTGCTCAAACATACTGATGCCGACAATTGATTCAATAAACAATGCCATGTATGAGGCCCATACGTTCCACCAACCAATAACGGCAATATTTATTGTTCCCCATACGGCGCAAAACAATGTTATAAAAGTGATGGCACCTATGAAATACCAGTTGCGGATAGAAAACTGGATCTTCCAAGAAATATGTTTGCCAAGGCCGATATCATCGCCCGTAATAGGGTGTCTGAATGTCCTTGCCATGTTAAAACCAGTGTTCAGGTATTGTAAGCTCTTTATTATCTAAATCAGTTGAAGAATTAAAATTATTCATTAATGTTGCTGCTTGTGCGGCGTGTTCTGAACAAAGAACTGGAGTGGTAGGCGACAAAATACTAGTTGGTATAGCATTTATAGCTTGTGTCCGAGAAACATCAACTATACCTTTTTGAATATTTTGTAAACTTGTCCATTTATTAGTTTTAGGATTTAAATAATAACCTTCACTAATTTGTTCACCACGACCGCCAGAAACGCTAAAAGGTCCAATTTTTACACCACAATTATCACAAGTGCCTTTATCCCGTAACATTTCAGGTGTACCAGGAATGATGGGTGTATGTGAAACTAATTCACCTTCTTGGTTTTTTATGAAAGTTGTTTTCTTTTTTTTCTCTGGTTGAGCAGGTATAATTTCTAATGGAAAAGCAATTTTATTTAAATTATATCGTTTATTCCAATTCACAATTATTCCTCGTCTTCGTGTGCTGCTCTGAGACCTTCGTGGTAACCAAGGTGGCGATCAATAGACTGGCTAAGCTTATCTACGTGGGCTTCAATACCCATTAGGTGGTCAACCTTTGTTTCTAGTCGGTTCCACTGGTCTTTGGGGCTTGAACCGCCATTTGTTTTGAATTGGCTGAAAAGCAATTCAAATTTATCATCCTGATCGGATTTGCTAGCTGCAATCTGCTTCTCAAGCTCTTCAAGCTTCTTATCGCTATGCTTAGTAATAAGCTTGTAAATAATGCGCGCTACGGTACCAAACCCAGCAGCAGCAAAGAAGAAATTGGAAATGTAACTGAACCAAGTATTGGAAGTGTTGAAGAAAGTGGCGAGGATCATTAGTCCTCGATTTTTTCATAGATACTATCAGCAAGGTTCAACTTGTGAGCATTGCGACACTTAAGCCCTTCACCTTCCTTAATGATCTCTAGCTTAACGAGAGGGCTTACGACGCTTAAGAAACTGGCCTTATTGAATGCTTGCTTTGGCAACATGCGCGGCGTTTCATTATTAAACAGTGTGCTCATGGGGTTATCCTTGAATAAAAAATTGCACTTCCTATTTAATTATGCAATTTTGTGTTGTCTATAAATCTTCAACAGTAGGATCTATTTGTTTTCTTGCAGGTTGATCCATGCCACCTTCGCCGCTGCTGTGCTCATCAAGATTGGTGGGCTCTTGAATCATTGGTTCATCGATGATGGATGCCAAGTGTTTCTTGAACTCGTCTTCATTAAACTTCTCGTAGCTGTCGTCAGCAACAATCTTCATACCGCGAGCAAGCTTCATGCGCTTGCGCTTCTTGCTCTCCCATGGCACTGCAAACTTCATGCGATCACCATACGTAATGGTCTCGAATGGAGTATCATCGTAATCATCATCCCAACCGCTTACGCTTGCAGTTCTCTTCTGAGGACCATTCTTTGGTCCCTTCTTGTTGGGCTTAGGAGCGTTCTTGCGCTGCTCGTATGATTCAACAGGACGCTGACGTTCAGTGCCACGCTGTGTGCTAGCTTGAGCTTGCATCTGCTGTGCCATATTGTTGACACTTGGGTAAATCTGAGCACCCATTGCAGCATCACTCTTCTGGGCTACTTCACCTGTCATGTTAGGTGCTGCAGGCGGAATAATAAGACCAGCCATAGCACCAGGAGCAAGCTGAGCACCAAGTGCAGGGTTTTCGAGCATAGCCATGTAAGCCTGGTATTCCTGAACATACTCTGGCGGAATAGGGAGCTGCAGAACAGTAAGACGGTTAAACAGTTCACGCTTGTACTGCTGCTCAGCAACAACTGTCTTGATCTTCTCATCCTTGCGGGCTTCGATTTCATCATCGAAGTCAATCGGGATGTTGACAGCGAGCGTACCAAGAGAGATTGGGAAACCAGAGGCCATAAGCTGCTGAAGGAAGCCGCGTTCTACGGTCTCGTCTCTCAGGTTCATCGAACGGAAGCGGACCTCCGGAATGGCCAGCTTGGGTCGTTCTTCAACATATTCAGCGCCAGTTTCCTCATCAACCATAAGAACAGTTTCCATAACAGGTACCATTTGGCCACCCACGTTACGCATCTCATAGTGTCCTTGTCTTTCTGCTACTGGTTCCATACGGGAACGGATGAACTGTTCGATCTTGTGCTGGTAAGTACTCAGCATCTGAGTAATCAGCTCTCGGTTAAGAGCACCGGCAGCATACGTACCGCCATTACCACCCTGGAGCAAGTCAGCACCAATACCGAATACCTGCATGACCTTAGACTCGACACGCATAAAGTCAGCATCCAGGCGTGGCATTGATTCACGACCGAATGCATTCTGGATAGTAAGGCCGTGGTGGTATGTCATCAGACGGAAGTCTGAGTTGATGGCCATAGAAAGGTCATCTCGCAAAGCCTGGAGTTCCTGTGCGTCAGGTACCCATGGTCCATCCTGGTCTACATCAGGAAGACCAAGAGTAGCCAGAATAAGAGGAGAATATAATCTGTCAGCAATGGCATCTTGGGCCGCGTTGAGAGACTCCTCAAGCATAAGCATGCGAAAAGCACGAAGTAGAATAGGAGTGCCATGTTCGCTCCATGGGTTGGTTTTAAATTTAATCTGCTTCATGATGACATCAGAAACAGGGATTTCTTTATCTTGTCTGGCCCAGGCTACAACGTCTGGGTAGAGTTGCATAAGCATTGCGTATTCCTGTGGAGGATCGCGACGCTCAATAAGCTTCTTGATTTCTTCAGGTACCTTAATGTGGTACTGATACGTTCTCAGTGCACGGTTTTTAGCGACAATAACGTCGTTAGGGTTGATGATCTCATCTTCTTCCCATGCACCAATACCATCGTGCCAAGAACCCATGGCAAATACTTCACCAACGGTCCAGTGCTCACGACCAAGGTCGAAAAGGAATTCGTTATAGTTAAGACCATCAAAAAATAGATCGTTGTAGAAATCAGCGATTCTCTTGTCTGGGTGGATTAACTCGACGTCCAGCAATGGGTAACGAGTATAAATGTCAATCAAAGAAGGGACAAGATAGTGAGTGGTGTAAAGCAAACGAGCCCAGTCACGAATCTTACGTGTCTGCTCGTCTGGGTCTTCCATGTTGAACCACCACGTGCGCTCACGCCAGTATTCAAATGGGTCGTGCAACTTAGGCCAAGCCCACTGTGCATCTGAGCCGGTAGCTGCAGCAGTTCTGCGGTTAGCAGTACGTGACATACCAGCTTCGCCAAGGAAATCGTTAGCACTCAAAGAGTTGAGTCGTGAACGTCCTTCAGAGGGCCCCAGGAGAGGGCTAGAGCTCATGGCGCCCATTGCACCTGGGGTACGTGCCATGTTAAGCAAGTCTTGATTAGCAACGCGTCGTGCTACAGGATTACGGGGACCTGTGATGCCAGCCGATCTCATACGGCCTAGCTCAGCAGATGCGCTCCAGTCTTCTCTTGCCATTTAATGTGTGTCCTAATATGCTTGGCAACTGCAGGTATCGATGCCTGGAATTGATTGGTGCCCACAGGAGTATGTGCTAATAGGACCACTAAGGCGAACGGTACCACCAGAATTGTTCTGGATAATAGGGTTGCCATTGAAGTCGAAATTCGCTCCTACGTGACGTGTACGTGCCAATCTTATATTCTGTTGTCTTTCCATGTCAACTCCTTAGCCGTAGTAGTCTGCGTTATTCTTGATTGCAGCGAGTGGTTCTGGATCTTCTGAGTATCCGGTCTGCTGACCACCGCTAATTGTAATTCTGTCATTGTCCTGGATATTAAGCTGTCCAATACCACCGTTAGCATATGTGGCGTTCTGACCAATGCTCTGAGCATTAATGTCAAGGAAGAATCCAGGGATAGACCAGTTGATGATTCCGGCTCCCGGTGTACCGCTGGCAACGATGCGGTAAGCGTTGTAAACTACGCTACCAATGCCAGATTGGTTAAGATTAAGTGATCCACCACCACTGGTTACTGTGCCAGTTGCGATTACGTTCCAAGAAACATCTGCGGCAGAATAACGGTCATATGAACCCTGCCATGAAATACCGGCACTACCAGAGAATGTTGTTGATGGTGTCAGGTTAAGAACAGCCGTGGTCAAGTCAGTGATTGCAGTTGCAGCACCAGGGGCAAAGATGAATGAGGTGTCTGTATTGCCATTACCATTAACGTTGAGGTTGAGGCCGGGACTCAATACGCCTACTACGCCACCGGCCCATAATTGATTGAGGGTGATCTCACTACCGGAAGATACTGGTGTGTACGCGGTTGCAGCAGGGTTAACAGCACCAGGTGTACCGTCGTTACCATATACGGTAACGAACTGACCCAGAACATAAGGCTTCTTTACTTGCTTTGGACCGTATCCTTCTGCGAATTCCATAATCTCTCCTAGAGACTCATATAGTCTATGCCGAGATCTTGAACATTAGATTCCTGCAAGAATCTCATTGCATTGGCGCTAATGTCATTGTCGGCTACGTTTATTGCTGGCACATCACTAGTTGGCATAGGTGCTGATTGAACTGTCTGTGGCCTTGGTGCTGGAGCAGCCTGTACAGGAGCAGGTGCTGGAGCGGGTTTTGCAGTCAGTGCTTTCTCGACCTTGCTATCAAGATTCTTAAAAGCATTGGCTACAGGAGTGAGAGCATTATTAACTGCTTGCTCGATCTGTGGCCCAAGTGGTTCTTCGACCTTTTTGGGCTCTGGCCTGACATAATATTTGCGTAAAACGTCATCGCACAGATCCCAAACCAGCTTATCTACGCGGTTGCCAACCAGTCGCACAATTCTGTTCGATCTAGTATCCCACTGGTAACTAAACTGATAACCATCATAGTTAGTAAGTTTTCCCCATTGCATCTCGTTCTCAACATATTCTACGGCAATGTATTCTATGTTTGAAATCTGCTGAAGCTCTGGTTCTTCTTCGATCCATGTATCTTCCCATGGATCTTCATCTGGCCAATCCTGCTCCCATGTGGGCTCAAACATTGGCTCTTCAACCTCAAGGACCTCCTCTAACGGAGTAGAGACGATCTTAGTTTTTTGGGTTCTGAACATGGGTTATTGAGTAATTACCAACTCGTAGTCTGCCTTGCGCTCTACAGAAGCAGTCTTGTCATCCCACACAACAGCAAACTCACGGTCACCAACAGCGATAATCGTACCGGCAATTTTGGTGTTAGGGGTTTCTGCTACTACGCGAGCACTGACCAGTGAACCAGTCTTTGAGGAGGCGACAACGCCAAATGTGCAGTCGGGTGTAATCTGTGTGTTGTTAAAGCCTACAACTTGTGAAGCAATCTTGCTAGCACCTTTTCCGAGCATTTCAGGTGCGAGGACGAGATCTGGCGTGCCTGCAGTTTCTGGCTCCATAACCATCAATGCGCGGTCCTGAGCAGGGTTCTTGAGCATGTTTCCAGCCATACCCTGGTCAGCATACTGTTGAATCTGAGCACCAAGGCCATTGCGCTGCTCCATGTATGCTCGCATGTTTTCCTGGAAGTCGCTTTGCGGCGTAAAGAAGTCTTCTTCCCATGGCTCTTCCCATGACTCGAAGTCTACGTCAACAGGAGAAGCCATAGTGTCTGCTCCAGCTGCTGTTCTGTCGAAAAGGTCTGCTACCTTGATATTCAAACGTGGTTCCATGATTTCTCCTGTATTGGATACATACACTAGGGTAATTACCCCAGCGAATTACATTATTAATTCTTGGGTGGTACGGGGGTTCCGCTCGAGTCGTAGTTGGCGTCTACCTGCTTGGTTGTCATATTCTTGACATCCATGCTTGACTGCGGGTTTGTTGGGAATGTTTGCTCTACTGTGCTGCTAACCATTGAATCAGTAGCAATGTGACGGAATCTATCGGCAAACGCAAACGGATTGTTTTCTGCAGAGCTGTGGTGAATCTCTCTGTTACGCTCTTCTTCTGCCACCACTCTTCTGTCATTGGCAGATGGGCAGTTGACATGCGAGAAGATCTCACGAATACCGTCCGGTGCTAAACCTAAACTAATTACTGGGTTAGCCTTGGTTGACGGACGTGTGCAGTCTTCGCAATGAGCGGTTTTATCAACAAGATCGATCATTACACTCGTTTTGTTTAATTTAGAAGATACTTTAAATACTGGCATTATTGTTCCTTGTTTTCTTCTGTAGGTATTCCAAGCGCGCGGAAACTTCCATCGATACCGCCTTCTGAACGGAATCCATCGATTGCGCGCTTTCTTTTCTCTGGCGTATCTACAGATTCTGGTCCCGCTGCTTGCTGGATCATCTTGAGAACAGCGTTTTGTCTGCTTGGAGTGGCAATTGCTTCTTGAGTCCGAGGCGGTACCTCTGGCATCTTTTCGGGCTCAAACCCAGCAATTGGTTGTGTTGTATCAACTTCTGGCAGCAAACCACCACTATTAAATACGGGTTGTATGTCTTTTTCGGGCTTTCCTCTAGGTTGCACTGTCTCAAGAGGTCCTGCGTAGTCAGTCCAGTGCGTTCCAATGTCTTCGCTTGGTGTATCAATGCCGTGTCCGTGGGGAGTAACACCTTCTAAGAAGTCAAAATTTACACCGTTAAAAGCATCCTGAATGTACTTTGGCTGTGTTGGGAGAGCTTTCTGCTTGATGCGTTCAAGCTGTCGCATACCGTGATTTCTAAGAGCATGAATGGCAGATGAAACTTCTTCACTGCCGCTAAGCGCAAAATTCCTAAGGCTCTGTTCATCAAAACCAGTGCCAACGCGCACTCTTGTAAAGGTACGCTTTTTTCTGTTTTTTGCTGGCATTTCACCAGAGTCACAGATTGCCGCTGCAGTAGTGTCACCGACAGGTGCCAGATAATTGCCACTTACGTTCTTAACGATTTGCATTACTCTGTCACCGTAAATACGCTCACCTGGTCTGACAACGTCAAATCCTGTTACCGGAGAACGCTCTTCGCCAAAATAGTGGGCAACACTGTCGAACAAATTGCCGAGATGTTTGGTCAGCTTCTTGTGCTCGTTAGAATCATCGTTACGACTTGAGATGGCATCTCTACCAGCACTAAAGAGGAATGTCATTCCTCTCTTTACTTTGCCCTTCATTCTGTTGCGGTAGTTTTTGTTGATCGCAGTAGATGGTCTGTAAGAGACAAGGATATCATAGGTTCCATCATCATTTTTTGATACTGGAACAGCAAACGATTGCTTGTCTCTACCGCCACCGCCTCTTGAGTCGCCACCAGAACTAAAAACATTAGAATTGTCTGTTCCCTTGCTGAAATCGATGCCATTGGTGCCGGTTCCTGTTTGAATCTTGTCAAAATTCAAGTAGTGGCACAACGTTCCGATGCCGGGTTCTTGATCGTCCTTACGCGTTCCAAGCAGTTTAAGCAAAGGTGCTGTGGGCTTGAACTCGTCAATTACTTCTCTCCTTGACAAAATCTTGTCAAGCATTGCAATTCCGGTTTTTTTACGACCTCTGATCTCAGACGTTGATGGTATGATGTTCTTTTCTGCATTAGGTTCGCGTAATAAGCGGTCTACAATTGGCTTATAAGTGCACTTAAGCGCTTTCTTGTCAGTGCCTTCGGTATAACACGTGTGGCCAATACATACGCTTTGATGAAAATCTAAGTCATTGTTGAATGCATCAACGTTTGCACGGATGTTTGCCAATGAAGATGGGTCACCCCAGTGACCAGTACCCAAGCATCTAGGGTGCAGACAACCATTTCCATTGCACGTAGGGCACTGCGTTTCAGGAGAAATTCTTTGCGCTTCTTCCATTAACCGATACACAGCACTCATGTGGTTGTTGGCTTCTAAGTTTGCTACTGTGAGTTCTTCTTTTTGACGACTTGCTTCTGCTGCAACTGGATCGTTTACTTGTCTGAAGAGCTTCTTAGCAACTTCTTGTTTTACATGTGCGACCCATAATTTAGGATCATGCACATATTTTTCTTTAATTTTAAGACGTTCTTTTTCACCCGTGTTCGTATTCTCAATAATTAAAGGCCTCGCTGCAGGGTTTGGGTTATAACGAGTGGGTTGCGGAACTATGCTGATAGGTGTTGATAATAGATTTCTGTCTATAGGTTTAGGGGTTAAAGTAGTAATCGGTCCAAAAAGGGCACGGCTTAGATCAACTTTTTCTGGTTCTTCTACTTCAATTGGGTCACCACTGTCAAAATCGAAATCATCCAACGGTTCATATTCTTCGCTGCTGATAGGTTGACCATTCTCATCAAGGACGTTAAAATCACCATTAACGCCCTCGAGACCCTCGAGATCGCCCAATGAATATACCCGGTCTGGGTCCATAGCATATTTTGCGTTGAATCTCTTGTTTGTCATTTAAGAAATATCTTCCGTCTTAGGTACTGGTGTAGAAATAATGGGAGATGATGGTAGACCCTGCAACAATTCTGGAAGTTTGTCAGCAGTTTCTCTACCGTGTCTTCTGATGGTGTCATCCAGCAGGTCGTTCAACGAACGCTGATAGTTGTCAAAGTGTTCATCTTCAGGTGCTCCGGAGTCACGAGCGTGTTCTACGCGTGAAGCACTTTCCAATACCTTAGGCAAAGTATCGCTAAGAGTACTTGGGTCAACACCGATGTTTGGCAGTTTACTTTCAATATCAGAAGCAGCTTGCTGCACTCTTGGGTGCATTGTTGTGGCATCCATCGTGCCATCCACCTTTTTCTTTACGGTGGGTGCTGCAATGTTTACGCCGGGGATGTTGATTGGCATAGACGCGAAGCGCTTTTCTAACACTTCTGCTATATCATGCAACTCCATAGAACCTGCGCGGTATTTAGCGTTTCTGCTCTGCCTGTGCTTGATACTGCGTTGTGTCAATTGTTCAACCTCTTCAGGAGTAAAGCTGTTGCCAGGCATGTACATACCCAAGTATCTTGATGCTGGGATGCTTCTGTCCTCAACGTTTACTCTTGATTCACCATCAGCTGAGAGTGCGAGCCCTGTATCTTGTGCTGAATAAGTTAGTGAAGGTCTTCCGTCTGGTGCTGTTTCGTTGCGTGGCAGGTTTGTCAATGGATCAACGAAATCCCAGTCAGTTATCAATGTGTGTGGGTTCGAACCCTTTCGACCTTCAAAGTGCTTTTTAAGAGCAGCTTGGTAAAGGAACAATGGGCAATTAATACCGTTTGGTGTTACACCTCTAAAATCCTTAGGAGCAATCAATTCTCCAGATGAAAAGGATCCAATACTGCACTTGCAGGGCAGACCAGTGTTTGCATCTTGGTACTCAGTGTCTCCATGACATATTTTGCAATCTGCTTTTGGAGGCCCGTATCCGTCAATGTGGCTGTCGCCCCAACCACTGGAATCAAACGTTTCAAATGTTACTGGAACGCCTTCAAACAATCGCTGTTCTTCTCTGTACACTTCAGTTTGTGGTCTTGGCAATACTCGATCGCCTTCTCTGTAACGTTCGTTAACACGTCCTGTTCCGCCACAAATGCGGCACAGATTGTTATCGGTAAGAGGAATCGATGAGTTCTCGGAAGGGCAGTTGCCACATTGCGTAGACTCCAGCGCAGAAAGATCTTTGCCGGTGCTTTTCTCACCATCGTGACAAGTGGTACATGGGATCCATGTGTTCCCAGACTTGTTGTTCTGCCAGTGTCCCAAAGAACCTTTACAATCTTTACATGTTGGGCAATCTTCTTGATTAAGGATTCTGATTTTCCCGCCACCAAGACCTACAGCAATTTGTCTGCTGCCATCTTGCGAGTAGATCGGGTTGCCCTTCATATCGTCTTGGCATTCAATGCTGCTTATGGTACGACGTGGGTTCAGCTTGCCGCCAAAGCATTTAATCCCACGAGCCTTGTCTCCAGGACATGTTTTAAATGCACTGGTGTTGGGTTTCTCTGCCACAACAGCAGCGATGTCATTGCCATACTTGTCTTTGCCAGTTGGCCTAATGTATACCTTGGTTACACGGCTACCCGTTAGACCAATACGAGCGATTGGCATATAAGCAGAACCCATACCTTTGTCAGCTCTAACGACCTTGGGTTCTACCTTGCTGGGGTTATCGCTTCTGTTTGGTGTCAACAAAGCATGACGCAAAATTGACTGATTCGCTCTAACTGTTGAACCAGGTACAGCGCGACCAGTTGCTGCGTCGATAACATACTGTGGAGTAAATTCGTGAATTTGCAGAGTCTCGTCTGGTCGATCAGCTGCTTCTTTTGCACTAACGTGGTGTTCCTCAGCGTGGTCACAGATACATAGCTTAGTTCTTGCCATTCTTTCTTGTTCTGCTGCGCTGTCTTCTCCACTGGGAGCTGCAGCTGCCATTGGCATACGATTATCGGTAAAAATACGAGAGTAAACAGCTTCTGGTCCAAAAGCTTGAAGAATGTTAAGCGGATGCTCAGGATCCAACTCGTCAACAACCTTTGCACCGCCCGTGCTTGAACGGAGCATTTCTGTGGCCCGAGCTTGGTCAACAATTTTTTGTGCTTTGTCGACAGCAGTGGTCAGTCTTGTGCCATTTGTCGTTTTGCGTCTGAACACAGTAAGTCCGTTAGGAGCTAGCTTAACGAACTCTGGTTTGTGAACATACGACTCTAACGGAATTACGGTTGATTCGTAGCCGCTATCTGGGTGTTCAAGGTATCTTCTTTGCTCGATTACTTTCAAACGACCTCTTGCATCAAGGTTGTTTTTCCATTGCTGTTGTGATTGGTGATAGATGTCGATAATTGGATTTAAATCATCATCAAAGCTGTAAACGCCGTAAGGCTGAGAAATGCGTCTGCGTTCTGCTCTGTTTTTTCTTTGTTTTGCAACAAATTCTTCTACACCCTTGCGGTGTGCTTCGTTGGCAACCCATTGATCAAAACTGACAGTATTATTTTTAGGACCTTCTTCTGTATCAGGGAACCAATCAGGTATCTGGACAGGGCTGTCTGGTGACAGTGGTTGATCTGCTGCAGACTTGTTAAAACGAAATTTACGCATTATTAAAAGAAGCCTTCTTCTTCGTCGGGACCCTGCACGTATTCTTTCCAACCGGAATCTTCACCAAGGAATTGAGAAACATCAAAAGTTGGCGCTTCCTGAGGTCTGTCAGTACCGGCGTAAACACCAAAATCTTCATTGCCAAAATCGTTGGGGTCGTCTGGCTGTTGTTGGCGTTGATTGATAAGTTCTTCTCTGGTACGTGCTTTTTGCTGGAATATATTCATTCGTCTCATTGCATTCCGCAAACGTGTCAATGCCAGAGAGTCCATAATTCTCTGGTCATTTTTGGATTCACCAGGGTTTCTTGTTGGTCTAAGATCTTGCGCGTGTATAAGCATCGATGCATTGTGATCTCTAAATATTGGTTCGTGAGCAACGCAAGAACAAATGTGAGAGCGGTCGGTCATTACCAAAGCCATGGCGCGAGTACGATCTCTGCTAGGGCTATATCTTTCTGTTGTTTCGCGCTCTTCTTCTTTTTCTTGTTTTGTCTTTGTGATAATATTGCCATCTTCGTCGTATTGTTTTGCCTCTGGCTTATTTAACGGGTCGGGTCCACACGCTGGCATTGAAGTTTTAGGAAAGCCATATACAAGCTCAAACATACGATCTGGCATTCTTCTGCGGTGTCTAGCGACTACGCATGTTTGACTGTGTACCGGTATACCGGCAACAATTTTTCTTTCTTGGTTTTCCATGTTAACCTTTACACTTATAAGCGTCTGCCGTTAACTGACTGATTAGCTTACGTCTTTCCAATTCATTCTTGGTCTGGCTGTTAATACGCGCCGTACCATCTTCAATGCTTCTATTGATAGATGCCATTTCTTCGGGTGAAACTTGGTCGAACTTAATAATTCCTCGGTTGCATTTCTTGCAATTGATGTCATGCTCAATTACTGGAGTAGTAGTAAAACTGCGCCTATTCACTCTTTCGTCAATCACACCGTCAAGAACAGGTGTTGCACTTTCAACAACCGGCTGATCGTCGTCATCGTTGTAGTTGTCCTCAACCATTTCTGCAACGTTATTACGCAGTTCAATGATTGAAGGATCATCAAAACGGGCTTGTTGAACAGGGCTGTAGGTACTTCTTTCCATGAGGTCGTTTTGAATGTCAGACTCGAGTGCTTGCTGCACATCTTTGCTGTCTACAGTTTTTAGCTTAATCCCGCTATTAAACAACGCTGTCGGACCGTATTGATTAAGTGTAGCAAGATCTTGTTCTTCAGGCAAGGGTGCTACGTAGCCTTCTGCAAGGTCTTCTGCACGAATTTCTCTGGCAACATCCTGGCCATATGCCATAGATTCTTCGGTGGGGAAAACACCTTCTGCTTCTGGGTCAAAGAGCTTTTTCTTAAAACGCTCGTTGATAACCTTTGATGCTTCTGGGGCTTCTCCGACAACTTCGTCAAGCGTTCTTTCTTTAGCTCGTGTTGTACCTTTACCAGAAATTCCAAGTTCTGGATCCAAAAATTCCGTGGGGATTTCGTCAGGGAATCTTGCGTGCAAACCGCGAGTAGTATCGTGATCTTGGCCAGCTTGTTCTTTAGCGTGTTCCGAACATCCTGTGCAATGTGAAGTTTGTGGGTTGTCTGGCCCCTTGCATTCGTTGTTCTTGCAACTTACACAGTGCTGTCTATTGAATTTAACCTTGCCCGTGTTCAAGCATGCTGGGCACTTGAAACCCTTAAACTTGTACCACCAACGCTCACGGCCCTTACATTTTTCTGATTGTGGACAGCTAGAGCAGTGAGCCTTTTTTCCGCGCGCACCTCTGCATCGAGGATCTCTGCATTCACCGCAGTGGGGCTTGCTGTCATTGAAAACAGCGTTTTCCGGTTCGTTGTATTTAGAGAAACTACCGCAGTAACCGCAGTCTGCCGTTGTTTCTGGTTTTTGTGGTAGTAGAACGCTATCGTCTCTAAAGACAAAAGAGGGATCTTGTTCAATGCGTGGTGGCATAGATTCTAATTGTCTAAGCTCTGGATCGTTTGGATCGCTGGAGTCCTCAATTGCGTACGAAAGATCACCATTGTCTATTGACGAAATCTTGAACGAACGCTTTTTGCGCTTAGGACGGTGGTTGATTGGTAAATCACCGCCACCAGTTATCCCACGGATGTAATCCATTATTTGACCAACTGTTGATATTTCTCGGTTCTTTCTACCGGTAAAAATATCCCACGTATCTTGGTCAAGACCAGGGGCGATGATGTTGCCCTTTGAGTCTATTGCTGGTTCTGGTTTGTATAGGTCTGGCTGATCTTGCGCAATATCTGCTGCGGTAAGACCCTTGGGACCAAATGTAATGCCAGGTGTTTCTTCTTCAGTAGAACCTGGGGCATTGAAGCTGTAGCTTGCATCGCCACCTAAGTCATGCTCTGCCTCAAACTTGTCTCCGCCATCAATTACTGGCGTGGCAGTCAACTGCTTAAACAGATCTGGAGTGATTTTTTCGTCTCGAGCACGGTTAATAATTTCATCTGCGTCGTAAGGGTTGCTTGGGTCTACTCTGTACAAATCGCTATCAAAATTTCTGCCCGCTGTACCCAGGTAAACAAACGGTGCATGGCCACTTTCTGGACCATACCGCATGTAATCGCTTGCTCGCTCAAAACCGTGGTTGACAGATACATACTCACCATTGATTTTGTTTTCTACAGAACCACCAGGACGCTTTACTAGCGTTGCTTGCATTCCCGGGTAAGACCCATACGGACTCATGCGGTCGCGCTCTTGACGGGTACGACCAAACATGATAGCAAGACCCTTTTTAAGACGCTTAGCAACAGGTAGCTTATTGTCGGGATCTGGCGTCAAGAAACCAAAGTACGTTTTGGGGTCAGTAATACGATCTGGCATTGGTGCACATGTGTTGGCACCGTATGTCATAGGGTTGCAACGTGAATAACCGTCTGGTCTTTGTGCGACATCAACGCCATCATCAGAACTTCTCATGCAGTGTTGGCAAACTGGTTTTGTGTCTGGTCGTTTGTCATTTTTTACTGCAATTGGTTGACCGTAGCTATCGCATTCTTGGTGATCGCAAACCGGAGATTGAATGGGCAGTTGAATTGCTTTTACGTTGTTCCCATTTATTCTTGAAGAGAATTCATCGTTGTCGTACACCGTTTCAAAAGGAAGGTGGTCTTCGCTAAATTCTCTTCCCTCTTCATATTTTGCGACAAGTCTGTGATTGCTCAAAGCACGATTAATTTCGTGCAATCGGTTTTGACCATCATTCCAAGCTTTAACTGCGGCTTGAAAATCTCCGTTTTCGCTTAGGTCTTTTAAATCTCTAGCGGCCGTTAACAACTTTGTTGCTTGATCAATATTTTCAATTGTTCTTGGTCTTAACGTTTCGTTGATGTGACGAATTTTTTCTGGAGTAAGAATGTATTGACGTCTTTCCTGACGACCTTGTTCACCAGGAAGAATGATGTCAAAGTTTTCCGTATCTACGTAAGCAGGCTCAGTAGCTACGTTCTTACCCTTATTAGCACACTTGTCGTTTGCACAGATGCGTCCACGCCACTGGCTAAACGCGCTGGTTTCTCTGTTGCCTTCCCAGCTACCTGATTCGTAATCATACTCTGGTAGACGTCCTACTTTTCCACACGTGGTGCACTTCTTGGGATCAAGAAGCTCAAGCATTTTGCGCAAAAACTTGGGGGATCTGTGGCACGTTTTGCATGAAGCCAATGTTGGGTGTGGCAACTTCCATGCCGTACCGACAACGTCGTGGAAATCTTCTGGCGCTTCCGTCAATACATCGATTGGATTGTACCCGTCATACGTAGCTGTAACATCTGATTCTGGGTGCCACTTGCCGCTAGCAACGTCAAAGACATGATCGCCGTGGACGTTCTGCCCACTTCTTGTTTTTACTTTTGCTTTTAAGCGGAATGAGTCCGTACCATCTGGTACATAGCTCAGGTCAATATCAAAGTGACGCCCACTTTCAAAATGCTTAATGTTTTCAAACGTTTTAGCAACACCAGTTCTAGTTGGGTGATTGGCAATGTACGCTTCTACTTCAGCGCCGCCTAAACCGCGATCACTAGCTTCTGTTTCAACTTGGCCAGTAGTGACAAGTGCTGGCATACTAGCTACACGCTTCTTAAAACCAGCATGCGTGTTTCTAGCAGTACGTCCGGGTAGAAGGTCATCTACACTGGGAAATTGTCCACTGGCCCATGCGGCACGTGTTTTATCCCACATGTCAGGTGTAACCCCGACAAGTCCAACGTTATCTGCTCGTGTTCCACCAAAGGTAAGGTTGTTGATTAAGGTTTGTGTATCTTCAACCTTTATAAGATCTTCATCATCCCGATCTTGGTTCGCTACCTTTGGTGGAACTCTCAAGCTGTATGCAGAGTTGTACATGCTCAACTATTTCTTTGCTTAGTTGTTGCGCAAGTAGTCTCGGATGGAATCGATCTTTGAAGATACTCTTGGCGCTCTGCCGCCGCCGCCAGCAGGAGCAGCAGGAGGTGTAACCATTCTCTTGACATCGCCAACGTTCTTGTTTTGCTCGGTCTTGTCACCTGCATCATCATCGTGATCAGTGTCAGCCATTGACTTGGTTGGCTTAATTGGACCAGTCTTGGGCTTTTGGTTATTCACGTTTACTGTGCTGCGGTCACCAGGCTTGACACGGTCACCAGGCTTGACACGGTCACCAGGCTTGACACGGTCACCAGGCTGAGCGGGTGCTGGGCGACCAAGATCACCGTGAATTCCCTTGTTTACAGGCTTGGGTTGAGTGGTAGCACCACCGGAGCCACCAGGACCACCAGTAGATGTGCCCATTGGCTTTGGTGCAGGCTTTGCGGCTGAACCAGCAGCAAGGCCGGTTGCCTGTGGAGCTGAACGAAGAGGTGCTGGTGCATTTACAGGACCAGTAGACTTGTTCTGCGCAGGGTTGAAACCGTCAGCCTTGCCAGGACCAGTCTTAGCAGGAGCAGCAGGCTTCTTGCCTTCAAAACCCTGAATGAACTGGCTGCCCAGTGAACCTTCTGCTTTGGCAACACCAACAGCAGGAGCAATTGCGGCTTCGCCAACTGTCTTGGCTACACCAAGTGCATCCTTACCTACAGTCTTGGCAACGCCAAGTGCATCCTTACCTACTGTCTTAGCAATGCCTTCAGCGCCACGAACTGCATCACCAACACCAGTGCCTACGGCACGTGCGACACCCTTGGCATCATTTCCAACGGTCTTGGCTGCACTGCCAACGTCTCGACCAACTGCCTTAGCAACGTCCTTGGCACCTTGGCCAACGTTCTGAAGGCCGCGGTTAACGTCGCTTGCAGCAATGTCAACACCCTTGCTGATAGAGCGGGCTGCGCTACCGGCAGCGTTGCCTACATCCTTGGCGCCTTGGCCAATTGCGCGGCCAACGCCACCAGCGATGTCTGAAACTTGCTTAGGAAGCTTTTGAACTTCGTTACCAACTGCCTTAGCAACACCCTTGGCATCATTTCCAACAGTTCTGGCTACGTCGCCAACACCAGTGCCTACGGCACGTGCGACACCCTTGGCATCATTTCCAACGGTCTTGGCAACATCTGTGACTTGACCTGGAAGCTTCTTGACTTCATTGCCAACTGCCTTGGTAGCATCGCTGACGCCAGTACCAACAGTTCTGGCTACGTCGCCAACACCGGTACCAACTGCCTTAGCAACACCCTTGGCATCGTTACCAATAGTCTTAGCTGCATTGCCAACGTCTCGACCAACTGCCTTACCAGCATCGGTCAAACCCTTGACGACATCTGTTGTTGCCTTACCAGCAGCACCGCCAACGTCAGAGATTGCTTGACCAATGTCAGAGATGGGGTTCAAACCCCATGCAAGCTTGCACATTTCGCAAGATGCGTGACGGATCTGCCATTCGTCGTAAACGGCACGGACAAGCTTAGCCTTTGAGTCGCTAACGTTAGCAAGCTTACGATAAGCAACCTTTTCAAAGTCTGCTTCTACCATCTGCATGCGACCAGCAAGCTCCTTGTCGGTGTGTGCCAGGAACAAGAACTCTCCAGCGCGGGAGAGCAGCTCGTGCTTAGCAGCCACTAATTGCTTACCAGCGAGCTTGGCATCGAATGCCAGGTTCACTGTGTCGTCGTAATCAAACATTGATGTCATTTTATTCCTTTAATTATTGATTAGATAGCTTCTGATGCTACTAATTTTCATGGACGTACGGCTAAGTAGTTCTGCGCCGTTCTGTACAAATGCTTCGCCCGCTGGAGGTTGTCCAGGAGCTCCTCCACCCATTGCGGTTGATCCACCGGATCCACCACCCATTGCGGTTGGTCCGGATTGTGGTTGATCAGTTGATCCACCGGATCCACCACCAGTACCTGATGGAGTAGGAGGAGTTTTAATTTGACCACCACCAGTACCTGATGGAGTAGGAGGAGTTTTAATTTGACCACCACCACCAGTACCTGATGGAGTAGGAGGAGTTTTAATTTGACCACCACCAGTACCTGATGGAGTAGGAGGAGTTTTAATTTGACCACCACCAGTACCTGATGGAGTAGGAGGAGTTTTAATTTGACCACCACCAGTACCTGATGGAGTAGTAATTTGTTTTTTAGGATCTTCAATCTTAGTTTTAATAGATGGGTCTACATTACTACCGGATCCTGGACCTGTTGAAATCCCAGTACCACCACCGGATCCACCACCGTTTGTTTGGTGGTCAAGAATGTTAATATTTGGTCCTTTACCACCACCACCAGTACCTGATGGAGTAGTTTTAATATCTTTATTACCTGAGCCTGTTCCAGGCGAACTTTGAACACCAGTAGTTGGTCCAAGCACACCGCCTCCACCGGAGCCACCAGGACCACCTGTTGAAGTATTTTGTTTTATAGGAGTTTTAATTTGACCACCACCGCCTTGACCACCAGTAGATGTGCCAATTGGCTTTTTAGGCGGCATGTTGTTGTTTGCTGGCGGCAAAGGATTCTTTGTAGGAGTAGTAAGCGTTTTCTTAGCATTGTCAATTGCTTTACCCGCAGGAGTAGCAGGCTTTTTTGCAGGAGTGTTGTTGACGCCGTTGGGTTTGCCAGGACCAGTCTTAGTCGGTGATCCAGTTGGGGTGCCCTGCGGTGTAGGTGCTTGCTTTTTTGCAGGAGTGTTGTTGTTTGCTGGCGGCAAAGGATTCTTTGTAGGAGTAGTAAGCGTTTTCTTAGCATTGTCAATTGCTTTACCCGCAGGAGTAGCAGGCTGCATTGGATTGGTCGGTGCAGGATTCTTTGTAGGAGTAGCTGGTTTAGGAGCAGGTGCAGGTTTAGGAGCAGGAGCTGGCTTTGGAGCAGGTGCAGCAGGAGCTGGTTTAGGAGCAGGTGCAGGTTTAGGAGCAGGAGCTGGCTTTGGAGCAGGTGCAGCAGGAGCTGGTTTAGGAGCAGGAGCTGGCTTTGGAGCAGGAGCTGGCTTTGGAGCAGGTGCAGCAGGAGCTGGTTTAGGAGCAGGTGCAGCAGGAGCCTTAATAGGCGTAGTGCTTGGCGACTTTGAAATAGTTTCTGTGCCAGCTGCAGGAGTAGTACCAGGTTTAACAGTAGGTGTCGTGTTTGATGTTGACGTTGAAGGAGTAACAGCTGGCTTACCAGTGGCATCAGCTCCAAGCGGATTGCCTACTGATGGAACAAGAGGATTGTTCTTTGTGGGCGTAGAAGTAGTAGAAGGAGCAGCAAGTGCATTGGTTGCTGGTGCTGCAGGCTTAGGAGCAGGTTTAGGTGCTTCTGCTTTCGCTTTTGCAGCAGCATCTGCTTTTGCTTTTTCAGCAGCAGTATCAGCAGCGATTTTGCACATCTGACAATTGGCGTGGCGAATAGACCACTCATCGTATACTGATCGTACAAGTTTGATTCTAGAGTCTTGGATGTTGGCAAGTCTACGATTGACAATGATATCAATGTCGTCTTGGTAACGATCTAAGCGGTTGGCAAGGTCACGACGTGAGTGAGCCTGAAATAGGAATTCGTGCTTGTTTGCAAGCAATTCGTTCTTAGCGTTTGCAAGTTTGCTACCAGCAACATGCGCACTAAGAACTTCAATTTCCTTTTCATCATAATCAAACAACGAAGCCATCGTGTTATTCCTTGCTTTGCCAAATAGGGCGCTGGACATGAGCATAAACCGCTCACTACCTCATACAAGAAGAAGATACTTTTAAATGGTGTAATTTGGCTGAGGGACTAGGGATCGAACCTTCAACAAAAGCTCTGGGGCCTCGGGTCGAACGAGGGCTAGAAGTTCCAAAGACTCCGGTGCTACCTTTACACTACCCCAGAATGGCGGACCGAGGTGGATTCGAACCACCGGAGGCTTTAACACCTCGCCGGTTTAGCAAACCGGTGCTTTCGGCCACTCAGCCATCGATCCTTTGCTCCCCAGCCTGGACTCGAACCAGGAACCCACGCATTAACAGTGCGTTGCTCTGCCAATTGAGCTACCAGGGACTAAGAACTACTTCTTCTTAGGAGCAGCCTTCTTTACAACAGCTGTCTTCTTGGCAGCAGGGGCCTTTGCGGCAGCTGGAGCAGGAGCTGGTGCTGGAGCAGGTGTGGGCTCCGGTGTAGGGAACACAGCAGGTGCCTTAGGCTGAGGAAGGGTACCAAGCAACCAACCGAGGTTGGGGTACTTTTTCTCCAAAGCTGTAATTGCTGTGTAGTACAGACCAGAAGCAACGGGCGTAAGTGCTGCAAACGTACCGGTGTTGAACTTACCCCACTTGGTTGCACCCCAAGCGATCAAAGCACCAACGATAGCAGCAACAAAAGCACGACCTGTAGCTCTAGTTGTTGTTGTGTTCAGTGGATTGGACATTATTTCTCCTTGTTGTTTTGGAACTTCACGGTTACCTGGACGCCGTTTACTTGAGTACGCAAGCTGTTGAGAAGTCCAGCGATAGTTTCGCTGATCTCTTGGCTAGCGAGCTCTTCGCTCTGGGAATCACGGGCATCATAACTGATGGTAATTGTAGCTTTTTGCATATTATCAATTTATTGCATAAAACGCAAAAAATCAAGTATTTGACAATTTCGTCAGAATGTTAAAAGATGCGGCCAAATCAGCAGGCATCATTTGATATGGGTTGCGGTCAAATACTACTCCACCGGCCCATAGGGATTGTGCTACTACAGCACTGCAAATCATGGTATTGCTGTTGGTGAACTGCATCTTAATACCAGTTGCCAACTCCAATGCAATACTTAGGATGGTAAGCCACCCGTACTTGTCTTTAACAAAGCTGTTGCAAGCAGCAATCGTCTGATCACGGCTCTGCTTGTTCAGCTTGGTAGAAACATAGTAATACTCTTGGTTTGTGTACTCACTAATGTTGCTGATTACGACACCACGACCAACAGCTTCGACAATGTCGCCATTCTCATTGATAACCATGGCAGCATGGTTCCAGTGAGCAAAGGGTTTCATTTTTCCGTGATAACGGATGAATTGACCAAAGCGGATAAATTTAGCAAGGACGCCCTTGGTCGAAACCAGGATAAAATCTCCTGGCACGTACTTTACTGGATCTTTGCCCGCTTCGTAAACCTTATAGGTTGTAGTCATCTATATCACCTTGGTAATCGTATGTTTCGTTAATCCCAAACAAGGAGCCATAAGCAGCACCTGCAAGTGGATGCTCACCCACTCCGAGCATATCTAGGGTTGATCCATATTCTCTTTTAATACCCTGCTCTTCGTCATGCTCAGATCCGTCAAGAACAGATGCAGTGTGACCATATGGGTTTGCTACGTTTGGCGTTGTGCCTACACTCAGAATGTTTGGTTCTGCGCCAAACTCTTGCTCTGTTTCTCGTTTTGCTTCAGATTCTGCTGGCGATTCCATAGAGATGCGTTTAAATTTTGCAGTAATGCCACCAAGAGGTGCTGATGAAGAAGAAAGGTCGTAATTCTTGTTACGCTCAGTACCAAGGTCGGTTCCTTGTTCATTGCCAGGTTGCGTTACAAACCAGCTAGCACCGCTAATAGGAGCACCGCCACCAATACCGGTAGCTGGTGTAGCCTTCTCGTGTAATCCACCACTTCGAGGTGCATCGTTAACGCTTTGGAACCCATTTGGCTCGTTTAACGTAAATGCACTACCTGCATCAGTGTCAATAGCAATTCTCTTAAAACTAGAAAGCACTTTTGGCAAAGAAGCACGACCTGTTGCAAGTTGATCTTGTTCACCCGTCTCTAAACGGTTAGCATCGCTCGTAAGATCTGCTGGGGTAAGCCCATGAACAAACGCTTGGTCTTCAGAACCGAGATCTGTTGGATCAGCGTACTTTCTGACACTGGCGTGATGCCCAAGGGTGTCATTCGGGTCTCCATCAATCTGGTACTTAGGTGCACGGTTAAGATCAATGTTTAATTTTTCATCAACACCAGTATTGCCGGTCATTGGATTTACTTGTGGCCCAAAGCCACCAACACTTCCTTCACCTGGAAGACGATCGCCGCCAAAGTCCATTAGACCTGCTTTTGGCAGACGCAGGATCTGAATCTTACGGATAGCTTCAGCTGCGCTGACACTTTCAACGAACCTGTTCCATAAAATCTTATCTCTTGCAAGAGTAGCGTTGAGTTCCGGTCCTAGCATCAAGCTGAGGGTAAACCCATCGCCATGCTCAGTAACTTCAGGATCTGCTTCATATCCCTCAAACTGTGACATGATAGAACGAATCACGCCTTCACGGTTGTCTTTTGTCACATACGGGCTAAAGACACAGCGGAAATTCTTCCTTTGTTGTTGAGGATTTTTATCCATATACTACATATGCGGATACTTAAGCTTTTTAAACCGTTCTACGCCCATGCCCTCGTATCTACGGCACAAAGAATCAAGAGAGATCTGCTGAATGTCGTAGCTGCCGTTTTGTACACCGTGCTTCACAACAATACCTCGAAAGTGTGCGTTGCCTTGTGGCCCCTTGTAATCTTCGTCGTGCAAATAGCATGCACCAGCTACAAGGCCGTGCTGTGAGTAAGGTTCATTGCTATCGTTGACGTATCTCATACCGTAAAGGAATGTTTGCTGATGACCCATTGTAAATGAGTGACCAATGGTCTTGAGACGTGTATCAATGTTACCACCGTAAGGTACACCCGTCATGTGATTATAAAAAAAATGGCTGTAAGCCACTCCATCCAACCACAAAATTTTCTTAAACGGGCTTACTCTCCATCCGCTTCTTGCGTAATCAAGATCGTCAGTGCTAAACAACCCGTCAATTTGAGCATCCATTTCTGTTGCTCTGTTGATGCGATCTTCGTGATTACCAAGGAGTATGTGACGCTCTGGATTCCATATAGCGTGCTTGCTCTTGCGCTTGTTATCGTTATAATCGTATAACGGTTGGTTGAGGATGCGCCAGTGTTCGTTTGCAGCTTCAATGTCTGCTTTGACACGTCGACCCTCCATGCTCTTCTTGCCCTTGTCGTACATTGAAAGGGCTGGCATGTCAGCATGGTCACCAAGGTGAATAATCTTTACATCTTGGTTGTGGAATTCTTCCACAATATAGTTACCAATCCAAGTAAGGTGGTCGGTGGGGACTCCGTCTTTGGCTTGAGTATCAGGAATTACAATGTGTGTTGCTGGATCTTTTTCAGCCAGTTGTTTCGTCACAGTTGTCCTATTCGTTGTTGTCATCCGCGTCGAGGTCCAACAAAGTTCGAGATTTCTCGTCTTCTTTTGTACCGAGCAAACCACGAACGTCACCAGTTGTAACAATTGGTGCTGTCGGGCTGTCAGTCAAAACGTGGGCGCTCTTCTTCGGTTGTGTGCTGTACCTAATCATTATTACACCTTTGCTTATGGTTGTCAAACTTTAAAGTTAAAGTATATTGCAAATTCTTTAACGCTTTATTACGGTCCTTAGATAACGTATTTTTCCACACGTTATTGTTAGAGGGCCGTATCATAATTTGTCCCTCATGTCTGCTGGCATTAGACATGAGGAAGCTCTCGTATGCAACTGGACATTTGTTGCATTTAATTGTTTCTATTAATTCATATTCCAATTCAATGTAAAAATCGTTATTACGACGATTTAAACTGATTCCATCTGGTAGTTCTATAAAATCGCTCATTGTGTTTTATAAGCTAGAATTCCCAGATCCTTTAGATAGGAATCTGTTGTAACGTTTGTCAATTGCGACAAACGGTTTAATGAACTAAGAAGAATACCAGTAAGTGCGCTGAACAGCTCGATTGGGTCACTATCAAGTACCATTTCGTACGCGAGATCTTCTTGCTCGCTAAGAATAGCTGTGAGAATGGCAACGACATTGCCGATGTTAATAGAAACGTTATCCATTATTTAATAGAAGATTTTAAGAACCAATCCCACTTCTGATGCATGTCAATGCGCTCAGCAAGGAAGTTGGCGATGCCCTGTTGGTTGGATTTGTTTGCTAAATCAAATGTCGTCATTAAAGTAGTAATGAGCTTAGAGTTTAGCTGAACTAACTCATATGTCAAGCTTCTTGCTTCGACGCTTCCTTCTTCAACCTCTTGCAAGCTGGCAATGCCAACGAGGTTGCTCATGCTGTACTTTACACGACCACCAAGTTTGCGGATATTTTCTGCAATAGGGTCAATGCTTTCGTATACATCACTCACTATTTCATCAAATAGCTTGTGGTATTCGTAAAAATCTAATCCAACAACATTCCAGTGGAATTCGTGAACCGTGTGATAAAACAATGCGACATCAGCCAACAATTTTTGTAATTCTGTGGCAAGAGGCGGTGTTTTGGGCTTTTCAATGGTGTCGTCTTCTACGGCACCTACAACCCTAAAACCATTCCAGATTTTATCCATTGTTACAACCAGTTAAGGTTATCCCCAAATGATTGATCAATATTTTGCTCTTTCAAGCTGGAAGCAACCTTGTTGATTCTAGCAGACTTGATGGCATGGAAGGCGCTACCTTCCTTCTTTGCTCTGCGGCAGATTTCTACATTGTCGACAAAATTGTCAATAATAGCAGCGCGCTTCTCAACATCTAGGATTGGCAGTGTCTTACGCTCTACATAGTAAACAGCGGCTTCACGAGTATTAAGGTGGCTGTCAAGAAGGTGGTGGCTCTGGTCTTCTACCCACACCTCAGCACCAGCAGTAACAAAGTTGATCCAGTCTGCGTATTCGTATTCGCTGTTTAGAGAAGCAGCGGTACGGTACAGGAGGCTTCCGTCATCTTCGCCAATGTCAAAAGTGCCTGCGCTGCTCAAACGGTATTCCTTGGCAATTGTGCCACCAGGAAGGTTGTTGAGGTATTGTTCGGTGTCAAAGTCTACATACTCTGAAGCAATCTTTTCCAAAGTTTCCTTTTCAGCACCAAGCTCAGTAATGATGTTTGCGTAACGCTCGAGATCCGTCGTGTTAACGTTTGGCTGGCTAGCGGCAGTCCTTGTAGTGTCAAGGATGTCCTGCAATCTGTCTAGTCTTGCGAGGATACTCTCTGAGGAACCATTAAACCAGCGTGTATCTGCGGCAGCATTTTTAGCTTTGCTTTCAATATCTTCAATTGGTGATTGACCACCACCGCCTTGACCACCACCAGGAGCTGCTGGAGTAGGAGTAGGAGCTCCTGGAGTAGGACGAGCTGGAGTATTAATAGGAGCTGCTGGAGTAGGAGTAGGAGCTGCTGGAGTAGGACGAGCTGGAGTAAGAATAGGAGATCCTGGAGGAGGCGTTGGATCTTTTGGCATTCTATAAATTGGTGATTGACCACCACCGCCTTGACCACCACCAGGAGCTGCTGGAGTAAGAATAGGAGATCCTGGAG